ATATGAAACTCCAGTAAATGCCTTTACTAATCATAAATTTACCCGCATATCTGGATATTCGTGTCGCTCTTTATTCGATACTACCCTAAAATATTATGTAGATAAGAATCCCAATCTAAGGATTCTAACAACTCCTATTCATCATACGTCATTTAGAAATATAATAGAAAAGTATATCAAACCAGAAAATATATTTATACTCGAAATCAATGATAAATATAACACGATTTCTGGTATTCCAAAAGAAGATGGATTAAATGTATTGGTAGATCTATGTATTATTACACATTTATTTGGACAAGATATGGATTGTCAGATACTCCAATCTTACCACGAAGAAAATCCAGATTGTATTATGATTGAAGACAGAGTTCAAGGTGGTGAATTCGATAAAACATTTAGTAACGATTTTATGGACATGGCACTTTATTCTACAGGTATGGATAAAAAACCATGTGGATTAGGAGGAGGATTTCTATGTATCAATAATCCGAAATGTGAGCGCCCTGAACTATTTTCATATTTACTAATGAAAATATCCAATTATCCAAAAGAATCTATGTATGAAAGATTATGGTTTTTAACTAAGAAAATTCCAACATTCTTATTATATAATTTTAGATCATTCATTGGTTGTATATTATTAATCTTCTGGTATTTAGGTATAGATTTACATAATTTTTCATCTAAATACAGGAAAACTAACCCAGGATTTTCACACGATGGATATAATAAAAATCCCAACTCTGGAACGCTTATATCTATATCTCAATCACTTCAAACTTATTGTGATATTGAGACTCTTTATAAAGAGAAAACGGCAAAATTTTATTCACTTTTAAATGATAGAGCATTATCTGAAATGATACCATGGGTAAATAATGGATATTCATTAACACCATACAATACATTGATGGTCGATAATAGAGATAAATTCATTGATTATCTTAATATCATTAAAGTTCCAGTGATAGAAAATCCTACTTATAAAATATTTAATTTTGAATATGAAGGTAGTGATAAATATAAGAAATTTAGTGATTCTCTTGTATATATTCCTAGTTTAGCAATAATGACAGATAAAGAAATAGACTATTTGGCATCTTTAATTAATAATTACTACTGTAAAAATACTTAAGAAAAATGAGACTGTATAATAAAATGGGTGGTGGATTATTACAACTTCTAGCTAAAGGACCTCAAGATATATTTTTAACTGGGAATCCTCAAATAACTTTTTTTAAAAAAGTGTATAAAAAACATACTAATTTTGCTATAGAGCAAATGGAACAATTATTTTTGGGAGAACGTGATTTTGGTAAAAGACTAAGATGTAAGATAGAGAGAAAAGGTGATTTATTAATGAATATGTATCTGGCATTCAATTTATCTGACAATGCTATCACAAGTGATGAAGAAGGTAAAATTTCTAATATACATAAACTAGGTTTTAAGCTTATTGATTATGTAGAAATTGAAATAGGTGGACAAGTTATCGATAGACATTATGGTGAATGGATGGATATATGGACACAATTGACATATAATAAAACAAGGTATGAAATGCTTATGGGGCTTATGAGAGATAAGATTAGTAAATTTGCTAATAGAAATAACAATCTTATTTATGTTCCACTTATGTTTTGGTTTAATAATGAGCCAGGATTAGCTTTACCGCTGATATCTCTTCAATTTCATGAGGTTGTATTATACTTGTCAATAAATTCTAAGGATAAAATTAAATATATTGAAGAAGAAACACAAAATCCTTTAGATCATTATTCATCACTTCCTAAAAAAGGAACTAATACATGGTGTCTTAATAATTTTTCAGGCGTTTTCAATGATGTGTATTTATATTGCGATTACATATTTTTGGATAGTGACGAGAGATCATTGTTTGCTAAATCAGATCACGAATATTTAATTACACAGGTTCAAAGAACTAATAAATTAGGCCTTGATACATTAACAACTACAGACAATACAAAGAATAAACAATTTGAGCTAGAATTCAATCATCCAGTAAAGGAAATTGTTTGGACAGTAAATACCGAAGAGTTAGAATATACTCATATTTATAAAAATCTTGATTTGACGGATACTTTAGAAAATATTTTATTACAGATGAATGGTGTCGATAGAATAAAAAAAAGAGAGGCGGGATTTTTTAATGTTATACAACCCTTTCAGAATCATACATGTGGAGGACTTATAGAACTAGATAGTACTATGTATTATAATGGTGGTTTTTATATGTATTCATTTGGACTTCAACCCGAAAATTATCAACCTCAAGGAACACTTAATTTTTCTAAATTAAATAATTTTGTAATTAATTTCGATTATAAGAAAACCTCCAGTTCATATACTTCAATTCCTGAATCATATAAATTTACATGTTATGGCATTAACTACAATATATTAAAAATATCACAGGGTATGGCTGGTATAGCATATAAAAATTAATACTGTTTAATTTTTAAGAAAAATACTATTTTCGTTGTTATATTGTGAAAAAAAATGTTGCTATATTGTATATAAAATATGGGAGGCGGATTAATGCAACTAGTCGCTTATGGCGCACAAGATATTTACCTTACAGGTAACCCACAAATTACTTTTTTTAAAGTAGTATACAGAAGACACACCAACTTTGCCGTTGAAGCCATTGAACAAACTTTCAATGGTGCCGTTGGAGGTGGAAAGAAATTCTCATGCACCATCTCTAGAAATGGTGATTTACTCCACAGAGTATACCTCGAATGTGATTCAACAACAAATTTTCTTGGCAAAACATTTGCTGCCGAAATTGATTATGTTGAAGTTGAAATTGGTGGACAATGCATCGATAAACACTATGGTGATTGGATGGACTTATGGACAGACTTAACTCACAATACTGACCAAAGAACTATGAGAGAAAAATTGATGAAAGGTAGTGCTGCTGCTGATAAAAAACAATTTATTCCACTTCAATTTTGGTTCTGCAGAAACCCAGGACTTGCTCTTCCTCTTATTGCTCTTCAATACCACGAAGTTAAACTTAATGTCCAATTCGATAGCGCTGCTAAAACTACATCAGCATGTGTATTCTGTGACTACATCTTCCTTGATACCGATGAAAGAAGAAGATTTGCTCAAGTATCACATGAATACCTTATTGAACAAGTTCAATTCTCTAACTCTCTTTCTATTTCCACTACTGGATCTTCTAACCTTGAACTCAGATTCAACCATCCTGTCAAAGAAATCTTCTGGTTTGAAGGTGGCCTTGATACTGGTGGTTCAAAATTCTCTGAATGCTTACTTCAACTTAACGGACATGATCGCTTCAGAGCCAGACATGGTAGATACTTCTCAGAAGTTCAAAGATACGAACATCACTCTGGTAGCGGTGTTCACACAAACATCCACATGTATTCTTTCGCACTCAAACCTGAAGAACATCAACCATCTGGAACATGCAATTTTTCCAGAATCGACAACGCAGTTCTCAATCTTACAGCATCTACCACAAGCGCACCAGACGCAACTCTTAAAGTATATGCTATGAATTACAATGTTCTTAGAATCATGTCAGGTATGGGTGGTCTTGCTTACTCTAATTAGATTTATTAAATCAATTATCTTTTTTAAATTTATTTAATTTTTAAGAAAAATAGAATTATCTTATTTGAATATAGAATTAAAATCTTGCTATATTATATAAAATATGGGAGGCGGATTAATGCAACTAGTCGCTTATGGCGCACAAGATATTTACCTTACAGGTAACCCACAAATTACTTTTTTTAAAGTAGTTTACAGAAGACACACCAACTTTGCCGTTGAAGCCATTGAACAAACTTTCAATGGTGCTGTTGGACAAGGAAAGAAATTCTCATGCACCATCTCTAGAAATGGTGATTTACTCCACAGAGTATACCTCGAATGCGATGGTCCAACTGCTGTCAGAAAATTTGCTGAAGAAATCGCAACTGCTGAAATTGAAATTGGTGGACAATGTATCGATAAACACTACGGTGAATGGATGGACTTATGGACAGACTTAACTCACGATACTGATCAAAGAGCTATGCTTACATCTATGAGAACAGGAGCAGCAGCAACAGGAAGTAAAATCTTTTTACCTCTTCAATTCTGGTTCTGCAGAAACCCAGGACTTGCTCTTCCACTCATTGCTCTTCAATACCATGAAGTTAAACTTAATGTTGAATTCGCTGCCGGTGCTACTACTACAGCAGCATGTGTATTCTGTGACTACATTTTCCTTGATACTGATGAAAGAAGAAGATTTGCTCAAGTATCACATGAATACCTTATTGAACAAGTTCAATTCTCTAACTCTCTTTCTATTTCTGCTACTGGCGGACAAGCTGAGCTTAGATTCAACCATCCTGTTAAAGAACTATTCTGGATTAATGGAGACAACTCCGTATTCTCTGAATGCTTACTTCAACTTAATGGACATGATCGCTTCAGAACCAGACATGGTAGATATTTCACAGAAGTTCAAAGATATGAACATCATTCTGGCGCCGCAGATACCAGTTTAGGAGGGGTTCACATGTATTCCTTTGCACTCAAACCTGAAGAACACCAACCATCTGGAACATGTAATTTTTCCAGAATCGACAATGCTGTTCTTAATGTAACTGGAACTGGTATTAGTAGCAAAACTCTTAGAGTATATGCTATGAACTACAATGTTCTTAGAATTATGTCTGGTATGGGTGGTCTTGCTTACTCTAACTAGATAGTTTAATTTATATAGTATTTTTTAAAATAATAATTTAAGAAAAACTCTTTTAAGTTCTCGTTTTTAAAATTAAAATATTGTATTATTATATATAAAAAATGGGTGGTGGTTTAATGCAATTAGTCGCTTACGGCGCACAAGATATTTACCTTACAGGTAATCCTCAAATTACTTTCTTCAAAGTAGTATACAGAAGACATACTAACTTTGCTATGGAAGCTATAGAACAGACCTTTAATGGTGCTGCTCAACTTGGACAAAAATTCTCATGCACTATTGCGAGAAACGGTGATCTTTTAGGTCAAGTCTTCTTAGAAATGGATGTTTCATTAAGTGAAGAAGTAAAATCAGTTGAAAAACTAACAATTGCTGGTACAGATGTTACTACTACTACTGATAACAAAGTTACATTAGGTGCAGGTAGTATAACTATAGCAGAAGATGGTGGTACTACTTCAATTACAATTGATAACGGGACCACAGGCACAGGAGTGAGTCATTTAGTTGCTACACTCACATCACAAGCAGGTATTTCAGGTGTTAATGGTTCTCATAGAATAGGACAAAGAGCTATTGACTATGTTGAAGTCGAAATTGGAGGTCAATGCATAGATAAACATTATGGTGATTGGATGGATATCTGGGCAGGACTTACTTACTGTAATGAAAAATGGACCAAATGGAATAGAATGGTTAATGCTACTCTCTCTCCTAATGGAAGTTCTGATGCCAAGCTTTACATACCTCTTCAATTTTGGTTCTGTAGAAACCCAGGACTTGCTCTTCCTCTTATTGCTCTTCAATATCATGAAGTTAAACTTAATGTTCAATTTAACTCAGAAGTTAAATATACTCATACTAAAGATCAAGGAACTGATATTACACAAGGTAATAATGGTGGGGCATCAAATTTAGTGTTGGATACATCGACAACAGGGGCGATCGCAACCACCTCTTATAATGCTGGTGATGCAGTAGAATTTACAGAATATACTACAGAAGTATCAATGGCTATTGATAACTGCTGTGTATTCTGCGACTACATCTTCCTTGATACTGATGAAAGAAGAAGATTCGCTCAAGTATCACACGAATACCTTATTGAACAAGTTCAATTTTCCAATTCTCTTACACATTCAGAAGGTGATGACCAACATGAACTCAGATTTAATCATCCAGTTAAAGAGCTTGTATGGTCTGTTCAAACCGCTGCTAACGCTGGTAATAACTTCAACTACTTTGGTGCTTCTGATGCTGACTTGGTTACAACAGCTCTTCTTCAACTTAATGGTCACGATCGCATGAAAAAGAGAGAAGGCACATACTTTAGATGTGTTCAACCATTCCAACATCATACTGGTGCTGATGGTCAAGAAGCAAATAGAGAATGGGGTGGATACTACTGCTACTCCTTTGGTCTTAAACCAGAAGAACATCAACCATCCGGAACATGCAATTTCTCAAGAATCGATAACGCTGTTCTTCAATTGAATGGTGCTACAGGATCTGCTGGAACTCTTAAGGTTTATGCCATTAACTACAATGTTCTTAGAATCATGAGTGGTATGGGTGGTCTTGCTTACTCTAATTAGATTTCTTAAGGAAATATATTTCTTAAACACTATTTTTAAGAAAAATATCTACATATATATAAATAATATGGGTGGTGGTTTAATGCAATTAGTCGCCTATGGCGCACAAGATATTTACCTTACAGGTAATCCACAAATAACTTTTTTTAAAGTTGTCTATAGAAGACATACTAATTTTGCTATGGAATCTATTGAACAAACCTTCAATGGAGCAGCTAAACTAGGACAAAAATTTTCTTGCACTATTGCCAGAAATGGAGATTTACTCTCACAAATTTATTTAGAAATGGATGTTAAATTAGATGTTACATTGGATAGTATTGACGAAATTGTAGTTGATAATACTGCTAGTGGAGGTTCTATTACAACATATACCAGTGGATTTACAGTTACAAATATATCAAAAGCCGGGTTAACAGACGATATCAAATTAATTGGTAGTGTAGCTACTGGTTCTGGAATTAACTTACTAGCAAATGGTGCTAATGTATCTACAAGTATACTCGATGATTATCCTGATATAAATGATCGTGTAAATAATAGTTCACTAAAATCAACACACGCAGCAGCTATCCCTGGTAGTAATAGAATAGGACAAAGAGCTATTGAATATGTTGAAGTTGAAATAGGTGGTCAATGTATTGATAAACAATACGGTGATTGGATGGATATATGGGCAGGACTTACATATGATAATGAAAAGTGGTCTAAGTGGAATAGGATAGTCAACGGAACATTATCATCTAATTCATCTGGTAATAAAAAATTATACATACCTCTTCAATTTTGGTTTTGTAGAAATCCTGGACTAGCTCTTCCTCTAATTGCTTTACAATATCATGAAGTTAAACTTAACGTTCAGTTTGCTTCCAGCGTTACTTGGACTCATCAGAGAGATTTATTTAGTGGAACATCAAGAATAACAGCTATAAATACTGGTCCTACATTAACAAATAACGGTGATTTTATGATTGCTGGTGATAATGGATCAGATATTGAGTTTGTTACAGGAACTACGAAGACAGTTATGTCAATTGAAAACTGCTGTGTATTCTGTGACTATATCTTCTTAGATACCGATGAAAGAAGAAGATTCGCTCAAGTTTCACATGAATACCTTATCGAACAAGTTCAATATTCAAATGCTCTTACTCTTGCTTCAGGAGAAGATCAACATGAGCTCAGATTTAATCATCCAGTTAAAGAGCTTGTATGGACTGCTCAAACAGGAACTAACGCTGGCAATAATTTTAATTATTTCAATGGAACAGGAGATATGATTAATACCGCTCTTCTTCAACTTAATGGACATGACCGCATGAAAAAAAGAGATGGAACATACTTCAGATGTGTTCAACCTTATCAACATCATACTGGTGCTGATGGACAATCTAATACAGATGAATGGGGTGGTTACTACTGCTATTCATTTGGACTAAAACCAGAAGAACATCAACCTTCAGGAACTTGTAACTTTTCAAGAATTGATAATGCTGTGCTTACTATTAATGGAAGTTCAACTGGAACACTTAAGGTATGGGCTGTAAACTACAATGTATTAAGAATTATGAGTGGTATGGGAGGTCTCGCTTACTCTAATTAGATTTAAAACAAACACATAAATATCTAAAAAAACTAATAGGTCTATCCTTTGATATTATATAGTGTGTCTGTTCTGCCTTACGATTTTCAATATTGGAACAGTCTCTACATGTATTTCTACCATATACCATACAGTCTTGGCAGTAATACTGTTTACAGTTAGGACACATACTTAATGAATATTCGGGATGGTTACATGCCTTACAGAATAATTTTGATGGTTCTCTACTTCGCTGTGTATTTATTATTCCAGATCTTCTTTCAGTAAGTCTAGGATTTAAATGTTCATATTGTGGCTCATCGCTGACTTTTTGCATAAATAACAGTATATCATCGATATTGGTTTTAATATAAAATAATTATTAATTATAATTATTATATATAACTATGGAATGTCCAATATGTTTAGAAGTATTAAAAAATAAGTTTATTTGTAAAACACCATGTGGTCACGATTTTTGTTTAAAATGTATTTTAAATTTAAATGAATTTAAATGTCCGATTTGTAGGCAGTTATTCACGAATTCACTTCCTGACAAACTTCTTCCTGTTTTAGAAAATAATATGAATGGGACTCGCCGGACAAATAGCTCTGTAAATAGATATAATGAAATTGACTTTCCTCCCTTGAGATAATTAATTACTATATTTGTAAAATCATATATAGAAATTTATTTTGTAGATAGAGATAATTCTATCAATATATATTAAAATGAGACTTATAGATTATCCTATACTTTATATTAATCTTGATAAAGATAAGAAAAGACGAATAGTTTTAGAAAAAGATCTAGATAAACTAGATATGAATTATAATCGTATTGAAGCTATTTATGGAAAAAATCTCCATAATGATAAATATCGACTAGAAGTTTCTAAATTATTGGGAGTTCACCCTACAAAGCTTCATCCCAATTATTGGATGGACAGACATAATTTTAAATCAATGTCTATGAATGAAAATAATATATTGGCAAGAGTAGGAGCTTACTTGAGTCATTTAAAATCAATTAAATATGCGTATGATAATAACTATGATAAATTAATGATAATGGAAGATGATGCGTGTCCATTAGTTAATTTTTATGAAGAATTTCCCGTTCCTAAAAATACAGATATACTATATGCTGGAGGATACTTTATTAAACAAGATGGATATAATCCTGATTATCAAAGTTCTTTAATTCCTATCAATATTAATGAATTTAAACTAGTTGGTGCTTACTCATATATATTACCTAATAGAAAATCAATTGAAACACTTTATAAGGTTCTAATGTCTGTGTTTTTACAAGGAAAAGGTCATGATAAAGATGATAATTGGCGAAGTGGAAAAGTGAGATTAAGAGCAACCAATATAGATGTTATGTATGTAAATTATTTTCAGAAATTAGGGAAAACCTATGTAATTAATCCAGTTAGAGTAGCGGCGCGAGAGTTCCAGTCAAATATAACAAATAATAGAAGCGAATACAAACTATCTTCATTTTTAAATCCTGAACAACAGTATGAATTGGTAGGAGTACATAATTCCTATGAAGGAATATATAAGTATAGTGATGAAAAACACCTCTAAATATTACTCCAATCAATATATATATGAGGTTCTAATAATTCTTTAGCATTATTTGCTATAGTATTTAAATCATATTTTTTACTAGTAATCACTTTTTTAAGATCAGATTCATTTTTTACTACAATACAATTATAACCATCAACAAATGGGGTATTATTGATACCATCTATCCATTTATTATTTAATACTAATACACATCCCTGATATATAGCTTCTAGGAATGTATATTGGCTACCACCACCATCGTTTTTAATTGCTGAAAGATCTACCATAATTTTAGAGTTATGTAATATATCATCTAAATCATTAAAAGATTTTGTAAAAGTGCCTTTATATGAGCTATCTAATTCATCTTTGAGACCTAATTTATTAGTAAGATGATGGTATACATATAAATCATTTTTAGCACCATATACCTCTATTTTCTTCGTATTAGGTAATAATTGATTTGCTTTGAGAATGATATCGGTATGTTTATCGAAATCAATTCTGGAAGTAGCTACCACGCGTTTCTTTTTACTGAAAGGTGTATTTGTTGATGGATATTCATAAAATGGATGTTCCATAAACTGACTATTAAGACCAAAGTTTTCTTTTATGTATTTTTGAACGGTTTTTCTAATTGTAAATATCTCAAATCTAGGCAAATTATCAATGACAGCTTGACAACTTTTACCTTTTACTTCAGTTGGGTCATGAATTACTATTTTTGTTCCATCGGGAAACATATCTAGGTATTTATAATATGTTTTATCTATGGCAGTAATAAGTAGGTTGTCTTTTTGTGTTAGATCTTCAATAGACATATTTTGATATTTAACTCCATATCCATAATTTCTTAATCTATCAGTTCCATTTTTTAATTTTTCAGTTCTTTTACCTACCTTAAATAATTCAAGATCGTATTTGAGAGCCATATGAGTAGTAAAGGATACCCATCCTCCATATGTTGGTTTTGCCATATATACAAGATTTAAGTGTGTCATTGTTATAGTCTAATGTTAGAAAAAAAATATAGATTTTTATCTAATATTTAAAATTAGTATTTCCAGATATATATAAAATCTCTACCTTTAGAGCCTGTTGGTCTATAAAATGTCCAATTTGTTCTATCTCCCCAACTTGTCTTACCCCAAGTGTCAAAATGAGAACAATATTTTCTACATCCATATTTACCTTTATAGTGAAGTCCTATTTGTGACCAATCCCCAGTTTTTTTATCAGTTCTGGAAACAGGGTGCCAAAAGTCATATCTGGCTTCACCATTTACAGTAGTGATTTGAACATTTTCTTTGTTAATACCTGAATCTTTGAGTTCTTCTTTAGTAGGAAGTCTTCCATTTTTACTAGTAGCAAATTTATTAGCTTGACTCCATGATAAAACAGTTTTTATTGGAAATTTTACTAAACTACCTCTTGAAGCATCGGTAAAGGTATATCTTTTATATGAACTATTAACTTTTTCACATGTTCCGTCATGCTGTGCTTCACACCAACATCTACCTTTAGAGCTACCTCTTGGATAAACTAAGAATCCTTTCATATCTTTTTCATCTTCACATGCTTTGGCACATCTATCTACTTTATCTTCCCAACTTCCAGGATTTTGTGAGTTATTTGCGTATTTGAGAACCTCTTTACCTCTACATTCACCATTCATAGCAAATTTGTATTCTCGTCTATTAGCTTGAATTGGATCTACTACATATGAAATACCAGCTAATGAGAATCCTCTCCATGAAGTTCGCATATGTCCTTTAAGTATTACATTACCATCAGTATCAATCTTAATAATAGCACATCCATTGTGAGCATTTGCCATAAAGAAATGGGTTTCCATAGGTCTATATTTCATAGGTAATTTAGCAACTAATTCATTTCTAAGATCAACTTGATATACGTCTCCTGCTAAAGAATTCTTTATAATATTAGAATATTCTATGTATTCTCCCATTCTTATTTCGAATGTAACAAGTTTTTCTATAATTTGATTATTTTTGTTATATTGTCTTAGTTCATATTCACCATCTCTTAATTCAGAGACTTTACTAGTGAAATCAATATATCTAGGTTTATCAATACTTCTGGTAGTTTCTTCAAATTTAGTATTACTATCTAATACGATAAAAGGGTTTTTGGTATCATTTTTAGGCGGTGCCAGGTAAGCCATACCTCCTAATGAAGAAGGTAGTTGACTAGTCCATTGATTGATATCAGCAGGGGTAATTGCTATATAGGATTTACTATCATCTTTTTTAGAAAATTCAGTAACCTTAAATTTTCTAGCAGCTTTGTAGAATATTTCCCATTGAAAATTCTTTTTATTATAATCACTAGATTTTACATAAAATGAGCCATTTTTGTTAAAGAAGAATGGGATTAAAGATTTACCAGATCTATTTGTACTATTTGAACTTATATTTTTCATAATGGAATTATCTTTAGTAAATATTAATTTACTACCATTGGGAATCATACCTGGTAATTTAGCCATATCTTTTGAAAACTGTTCCCAAGAAGGCTTAATTGTATTATAAATAGGTGCTAAATGACATGACCCATCGTCGATTTTATAATATTTATTACCTGATTTCTCGGCTAACTGTTCGCATTGTTTTTTATTGGAAGTATTAACTTTGCGCCATTGTGAATCTCCTGCTGGACTAGAGGAATACATATTTTCATCGTCAGCGGATGATGATTTAAGATTTTTAGATAAAAAGTTACCTCTGGCTAATAGACCTTTAAGATATACAATACCATTATTCATAATAACTTGTCCATAAGACCAGTAACCATTGTTTCCTGAATAATTCCTGAATCCACTTTCTAATTTGAGTCTTTCACCATTGAATCTTGAATAACTTATTCCTTCAAGTGAAGTATTACTATTTCCAAAAACATTAAAAGTATAACCATTATTTCTAACATCTACTCTTGTAGGTTTCCAAGCACAAACGCCCATATATAAATCACTTTTAGATGGTCGAAGTGCGTCTGGAATTGAAACACCACCAGATTTAATGCCACCTGTTAAGTATACTACAGAACCTTTAGGTCTATATCCAGGCTGAGATATCCAATAACCAGAGCTAGTTTTAAGAGGACTACCTTTGGAAAATGGAAATCTGGCAGTTAAGTATATATTATTACTATCAGTATATTTAGCAAACTGTCTATTTTTAAACCATCCATTATCATAGAGGATTACATTACCATTAGGATTAAATTCAATTAGATATCTACCATTATCTCCTGCTACTGATATATAAATTTGTCTATCAGGGATTTTACTTTGTGGTAAGAAACCAATAACTGTATTAGGAGAACCACCTTTAATAATACCGTCTATAAAGGCAATGTCACCAACATCTTTTATTGATACTTTTCCAGTTTCATTACCACTTTCATTTACTGAAACCCATCCATTAGTAAGAATGATTTTTTCTGGATCAACTTTAGCGGAGCCTACTACAATATTTTTCTTAAATTTTTCGAGTGGAAAAGTAGATAATGCGATATTCTTAACAAATGCATCGGATAGAGCAAATGGATACCAGCTCATTTTAGATAAAGTGAAGTCTCCAGTAGCGTGCCATGGATCAGATACGTAGAGAGTTTTCTTAACACCAGGCCATTGAGCATATCCTTGAAGATGTTTTTCAGCAACAACTTTACCATCAACAAGTAATTTAGCTGTCTTACCAACAAGAGTAAAAGCTACATGATGCCATTTTTTAGGTTGAAATACGTTATATGCTACCAAACCTTCAGTATTCCCCCAACCTTTTTGTTCGCCTTTACCTTTTGAAGTTAGACTTGCGTGTATTCCTAATGATTTAGGAGTAATAAATAAAGCTGGGAATCTTTCAACATTTTGGTCTCCAACTCTCATAATATTTCTCCAGTTATTATTTACTTTATCAATTTTAATCCAAGTAGCAACTGAATATTCAACAGAGTTAATTTTTGAAAACATAGTATTTGTAGAGTTAGAACTACCTTGTTTTACTTTTGATAAATCAAGTTTTCTATTAAAGAGATAGCATGTTCCTAATTTAGGATCTCCATTATTTGCGCTAATAGCATACTCGCATAAATCACTTTCTTTACATTTATCAACACATTCTGATTGCATTAGATTAAAGTGTCCCAAACTAGCATTTTTAGGAGTTGAAGATAAAATCATATTTGAGTTATCTTTATTCATATCTCCAGTAGTATTAATATTAACATTTATATCTTCAGTTGTAAATTTTCTAATTGAAGCTTGGTTAATTAATAGGGGTTTTTCCACTAATTTTGTGCTTAATTTATCTAATGTAGGTAAATTAGGGTATTCGTCACAAAAAGATTTAATATCATATTTAGATTTTAACTCATAGGGGAGAGTATCTAAATTTTCATCACATTTATATCCTTGAGAATATTTCATATATTCGTCAAAGGATGGTAGATTAAGATTTCTATATCCCTCGACACTTTCAGCTTTAGCTTTATCATTATATTTATAAATAAAGTAAATTGAAAGTAGAACAAGGAGTATTACATATAAATAATGTGGTTTTAATGTCATTTATATATAATACTTTTATTTTTTTTAAAAATTGTAAATAAATTAGAAAGATTTATTTCTAGTATAAGTGATTCCATCAAACGATATAAATCCTTGAGATACATCAGAGAAATGAACATTCATATTACCATTTTGCTCGATTATAATTAGAGCAGAACCATCATTTTGATTTGTCCAGAATTCAAGATTTCTATTAGGACGAAATTCTTCAGGTATATTTCCTAAAAACTTATTATTTTGATCAACAATGGCTGCTACACCAGACATAGTAACAAGTTGATTTTTAACACTCATTGATGGAAATCCATATCTAATAGTTTCTCCTCCAGGTTCTTGAGCAAAGTTTTTAATCTCAGCAGCGGACAAAGGTCTGTTATATAAACGAATATCTTTAAGTTCACCATTTAATTTATTAACATATCCATATCCTAATTTTCTACTTGGCGTTCTTCCAGCTGAAGTAAATCTAGATGTTGCTGTAGCAACTCTTTTACCGTTGAAATACCAATAAAGTTTTTTATTCTGTAAATCTCTTGTAAGAGCTACATGTGTCCATTCGTTCCATTTAATTTTAGATTTTGAATTAAATCCTTGATATGGGGAACTATATCCGCCTTTAGGTCCCCAATAGTAGTTGATAGATCCGTCGGATTCTATAGTGAATGTTCCTTCACCACCATATCCTAAATCAATAGGATTTTGACGACCATTTTGACGAGCTTTTACCCACATCATGATAGTTTGATTACCATTAAGTGTTGCGTTATATCTAAGTGATAATGGATTTTTCGAACTGGTATAATTGCCATGAGATTTTACTAATCCATAGTTACCTGTTTGACCGCCAGTCTTACTAAAGGCTTTATATCCAGGACTTAATGGAATTTCAATACTATCATTTATATTGAACTGTATTCCATCGAGACATATCCATCTCCAATTACGAGTCTTGACACCTGCTTGTTCGCTACAAGACATAAACATTACAAGTCCTGATGGTAATACATCTACTCTTGCTGAATATTCATTTGCGTTAACTAAGAATACTTTTCTCTGGGATGGTCTTGCGTTAGGGGGGAGTATTGCTATTGGAAGTTCGTTTATTAATTTTTCTCGTTTCCAAGAAATTAAACCATTTATAGTTACGAGATTTCCATTTACGGTATATGTTCCATTAGAATATTCATTTGAATAATTAGCCCATCCTGTAGGAACAGAATCTCTCATATTAAATACGAATTCTTTTGATAATGGATATATTTTATCCTTAGTTGTTTTTGCCATAACACCATTTACACCACATAGTTCCCATCTTTTTCGAGGGTCAGTAGTGTAACACCATAATCCAGCTTCACCATCAGGATTTCTGCAGTAATTATGATTACCAATACCTTGTTTTTCATATGTTCTTGCTAATCCTCTATAATCTTTCCATTTACTGGTTCCTCTGCCTCTTCTTGAACTATAATATCTACCATCATTACATTTAACAGGTCCAATACCACCTAGATTTGAGAATCTTCCACCCCACCCTCCAGGGTTATAACCATAATAAGCGATACCAGAGTTTCCACAGTCAAACTGAAATGAACCACCTCCATTACTTCTTCCAGAACTAGTCATGTGTTTTCCATTTTGATAAATGATATATCTATCAATAATAGCTCCAGATCTTCCCCATATTCCTTTTGGGATATTGTATTTACCATGTCTATGAGGATATTGGTTTGTCCAGTTTTGACATGTTCTTCCTGACATAGTTTTACTTAAAGTATCGGTTTTAGCAAAATCATTAGGATCCCATATTTGATAGGCAATTTCTTTTTCAAATCTATCGAGTAGAGCAATTTTAGTACCTGAAATTCTATCAGTGCAGCAGTCTTTTCTATTGTAAACAACTACTCTTTTGACTCTTTTACCACCACCTAATTTTATTTTAAGCCAATTTTTGGATGAGTTTTTAGTATGAGTTACTGAGTTTCCACTCCATTTTCCATTAGTGTTACCATCTACTGCTCTATCAGCAGTTCCTTTAGAAGAACTATAATCAGAAGATTGCGAGGCAGGTTTTTCTTTAGATATAAGTTTATTATTTTCGTCATAAACTTCAACTTCAGCAACACTAAGAATACCACTATTACTTAACATTACATAATGAGCTAATTGTGGGATAGAATATGTTAAATCATTTTGACCATTAAGAGGATAACTCCAACCATCAATAGAATATTCATTTGAATCGGATTCAATTAAAACTCTAATCTGTCCTGTAGGTAATATATCAATTCTTGCTGATTTATCATTGTCTCTATTACCTATTGTAAAAATATGTCTTTTAGCAGGACGTGCCTCTTTAGGAATAAGTAAAATATCACCTGTTCCTTCTACTTTAGTAACAAGTCCAGATAAATGAACAATACCATTTACAATAGAATAGGATGCGTGTCTGTTGGATTTAAGCATATTAGAACCAGGATTATATTTATCTTTAGCATATTGTAATTTTCTTACAATTCCTTCACCTAAGTCATTATTAGTGCTTAATATTTTTTTAGAACAAATATTAGAATAATATCGTAGTCCATCTTGAGTATTAACATTATGTTCTTCAACATAGGAATTTAAACATTTTTTAAATGAATCATTTCCATCAGGTTTTTCCTTAAGAAGAACATTTTCAACAAAGTCGGAAGGGACTGCGACGGGAAATTGTCTAAATTTAAATATGTCAAAACTACCTAATTGGCTATTATTAGCAGCATCTTTATGTAATATGAGATCGTCATTATCGTCAGGGATGATAAAACTTCCAGATAATTTTTTATCTGCTGATAGTTTACCATTCACATAAACTTTTAGATCTTTATTACTAAGTGAAATAGTAACATGACAGAATTTCTTATATGGCACATTTCCACTTGGAACATCAACGCCATCATTCCAAAAATCTGATGTGCTGGTTCTAATATGAAGAGATGTGCTATTTGGTTTAATCCATACACCTGGTAATCTTTTTTGAGGAGAACCTCCGCCACCTCTGATGAAAATATTATTCCAATTTTTTTCCATTCTATTTATTTTTAGCCAAAAACTATAAGTAAATTGTTGTGCACCCCCACGTGTATATAAAACTCTATCTTTACTCTTAGTTTTTGCTCCAGTTTTACTTTTAATCCAACATTGTGTTCCGGCATTATTAGTAACATATCCGGCAGCTTCTGGATTATCCATTGCCATTTTACCACAACTGATAGGATTAAGGTTATAATATCCTAAATCATTACCAGGGGCATCGGTATTTTTTGTTTTAGTAAATGTAGTAGATTCAGCTTCACCATAATGTAATTTTTTAGCTGGAATAGTATTAGTTTTTATAAACTCGGAAGGTTCATCTATTAATAAATTTGAAAATTTTTCATAATCTTCAGTTTGAACCATTCTTTTACAAAATGTTACAAATGTACTTAATTTTCTATCTTCTGTTTCATCGGCTTTTTTGGAACATAAATAAGAAGCGGCATTTTTATTCCATTCATTAAGTGTTTTAATTTCACTAATATCAGGCATAGGTTTAAAATGTTCTTTATTAGACTTCTTATTGAAGTAATAAAAAGCTAAAATAACCAATACAGTTACTATAAGAATAGGAATTGTATAATTGTTCATAGTATATATAATAAAAGGATATATTTTTATTGTAAATTCTATAAATAAGATATAAAAATAGTGCGTTTTTTCCTGAATTTTATTCAGCACCATTGTAATCTTTAAATATCAAGACATTTATTAAAAACATAAAATATAAGTAATATGATAACAATATTTTTTACTTAAAGTTATTTCAACATTTATTATCATAAAATGGTAAAGAAAGCAAGCACAACAAAAAAAGGCAAATCATCAAAATCCTCTTCTACTAAAACTGTAGAAGTATCTTCCAAAGCACAAAAAAACGCCACTAAGGGTAAAAAAGTCTCAGTTAAGAAATCTAAAGCAACTAAAACATCTAAAGCAACTAAAACCGCCAAAGTAGTTGCCGCCGCTGCCCCTGTAGTAGCCAAAGAAACAGTAGTAAATGAATCTACTTCTGTTGTCAGTAGCCAACAACAATCTGGTGGCGTAACTGATCTTCTTTCTCAATTAGCAGCTAACTGCGCTGAAGCCGCCACAAGACAAAAAGAGATTGCCCAAGCACTTAAAGCTTTTGGTAGAAGTTACAAAAGAGAAATGAAAGAACTTGAAAAGACAAGAAATAGAAGCCGAAGAAGCAACAAAAAGGATCCTAACAGACCTAAAAGAGCTCCAAGTGGTTTTGCTGTCCCAAGTAAAATCTCTAGTGATATGTGCTCATTCCTTGGTGTTGGTAAAGGCACCGAATTATCCAGAACCGATGTAACTAGAAAACTAACTGCTTACATCAGAGATAAAAATCTTCAAGTTCCTACTAACAGACGATCATTCGTCCCCGATAAAGCCTTAGGTAGTATCCTTGGACCACTCAAAGAAGTTGATAAAGATAAAGGTTATACTTACTTCAATCTTCAAAGATATATTACCCCTCATATCGTATCTAACTCTTCCTCCTCCGCTTCCGCTTCTGCCAAATAATTAATATAATAATTATATAAAACAATAACACTATTATTTTATATAATGAAGTTCTTCTTTCATAATAATCTCAAATCAAATGATATACTAGTAAATACTTTTAAAGGTAAATGTATGATAGAAACTATACAATTAGATAGTGCTAATATAAATAATCGAAAAATAAGAGGTAAAACTATTATATTTAATAGTTCATTTGATAGTATACTTAATGCTATCAGATTGAATTCATCTAATCTAAATAAAAATAGTATAGATAAATACTTTATTAATATAGTGGATACACAAAAAAATAATGGTGTTTATATAATTTTGCCATATAAAATTAATAACTAGCAGATTGATATAGCCATGGGAGAGTATCTCTTGCATCTTGATTTACCAGTGTTAAGCCTGATAAAATCCACTGACATGCGGTTGCTCTATCAGATTCAGTTTTTCCATCACAAATAAGCTTTTCAAATTCATCCAATATTAAATTTGAGAGTTTATATTTATCACTTATCTTAACTACCTTATGCATTTCCATAGTAAAGATTTTTCCATCTTTAGTGTATTTTAGTTTATCTTCTTTAGATAGTTGAAGTCTATAATTCCATATATCTTCCATTTCTTTATAGAGTTTTTTGAGAAGACCTAAATTAAGATCTAAAAACCAAGCACATTTAGTATAATTTTTTAAAGAATCCATTTGTTGAAATAAATGACAACATCTTTGTTGGACTTGTATTGTAATATTTTTAAATACAGGAATTTCTAATTTAATCTCTTTATTCATCTTATTCTCAATAGTTTCTATTTGCTTACTTACAAAGGGGGGTATATCTAAAGTATTGTATGGATTTGCCATTTTAGCATTTAGGCATTCTTTAATAGTAATTATATCAAATCCCCAATAAATACCTTTAGCATCCTTATATGAATAGAAATCTTTATTAGCTATATCTATAACATTACTAAGCGATAGACAATCAGTGTGATTATTACATAAATGTCTACAATAAATAGCTAAACCACGAGTTTTAATGTTATGATTTACTTGAAATCTTCTATAATATGATTGAATAGTGATTATAAACTGTTCATATGGCAGATAATTTTCTCTAATTAACTGATTTTTAGATAGCTTTTTATTTATCTTTAGACGTTTTCGAACTTTTTTAGGTTTAGTTGGAACAATAGTATCGAATATGGTAGATACAGTGCCCTTTTCGAAACCCTTAACATGCACTCCACAGAAATTACAACCTTTAGGATTATTTTTACATTGCTTTGTCTGGTCAGAACTCAATCTCGCCCAACATTTATTAGTATCAAATTCAGAATTTACAATAATATTATTAACATTGTTATCATTAGCGTTATCATTAATAGCAATTTCAGCCATCTTTTATTAATATAATAAGTTATTTTTAAATATTTTATTCAAATTTTTTTAAATATAATTAGTTTTATCATAAAATGCTGGTTAATTATGGTAAGGCTTTATGGTAGATTTAAATATGTCTTAGATATATACTTTAACAAATTAAAAAAAAATTTGATGATAATTATTTAAAGATTATTCATATCATATAGTATATAAACAAGCAAAACATGAGTTCTCAAATCCACAGACCACACACCGTTGACTTTTCAAAATTTCAATTTGGCGACCCCACCGTTAATAAATACGGAGGAAAATCATGCCGTGTAAAATATGACAATGCAGACTTCTACATGCAACTACCTCGAATGCGTCTCCCATATGGATTGGGAGTATATCAAGAGAAAGACAGCAACGGAAATGTGACTAAACAAAAGTTTTCAATGGACTTTTCTCTCTCTGGTTATGAAACTGGAGAAGATGGTCAACCAAAAAATACTCGAGTCAAAGAATGCTTTGATTGGTTGGAAGGAATGGAACAGCTACTAGTTGAAAAGGCTGTTGAGAATTCCTCGACCTGGCTAGATATGGGAGACTGCACTGAAGGTGTAGCAAAAGCCCTTAGTCGTGATCTAATCAAGTATGCTAGAGATAAGACTACTAAGAAAATTACTAACAAGTATCCACCGACAATGAAGGCGAAGGTTGGATATTGGGATGGTAGATTCACTCTCAATGCCTTTGATGAGAAGAAACAACCGATTCAAGATCTACAACAAGCTTGTCCTAAGGGATCTGAAGCTGTAGCAATTATTAAACTTACTGGAGTAACATTCGCAGGAGGTAAATGTGGTTATTCCTTTAACGTTCATCAAGTTAAAGTGTATGCTCCTACTAGAATGCCTTCTTATGCTTTCCTAGATGATGAGGAAGATAGCAAGCCTGCTCACCATGAAGTTGAAGATGATGACCAGAGCACTTCTACAAGTGGCGGCGGAGGCGGCGCTGAGATGGTTGAAGATAGCGATGAAGAGGAAGAGGAGGATGACGACGAAGAAGATGAGCTAGATGTCGAGAGTGAAGAAGAGGATGAGAAACCTCCTACTCCTCCACCGGCAAAGAAGAAAGTAGTTCGTCGTCGCAAGAAGGATTCTAAATAAATAATTGACTATAAATTCTAAATAAATAAAATACTAATTTTATTTTTTTAGATATCTTCCATTGAGAAGATCATCATTTCATTTACTATATCACTTATATCATTAGGTTCTAATTTTATAGAATCTATAAGTGAATCTATCTCTTGGGTATAATAATTATGAGCAATGAAGTTATTTTTTATTAAAAAGTTTTTAAGTTCAAATATAAAATTATAATATCTACGATTGAGGACAAAACACTTAGCTGTTCCACTCATTATTATAGGTATTTTCTTATTTACACTACTATCATATCTATTACATAAATCTATTACTAATTCAATAACATGTTTTTTACAATGCAAATCTACCAAACACCACGACTTTTCAATCGATAATTGTGGCATCATATAGGTTTCAGGTTTCATACCTTTTTTAATCTGCTCAGTTGAAATCCCTAATTTATACTTCTTTGGTTTAAGAATATCTAGGATAAATCTTTCGTACGCCTCTACATGAACTTTTTTACCATCATATTTTTTACATTCGTTAGTAAATTTAACAGATTTTGAATTTAGTTCTCTTATGGGCATATATAATAATAACAGAATTAAATATTATTATATATCTCCTTCTTCTTCTAGGTCCTTATGTGATGTATTATTCATAATTAAACTATCATCATAGTCGTTTTCATCCAAAGTAATTAAAGGTTTAAATTTCTTTTCAAACTTGATTTCTTCTTGATCATTATATACTAATGTTGCTACTATAAGTAATAAGAAACTAAACAAATCATTCGCATTTATAGGTTTATAATTAGGTCCCGCTAACTGACGATATGATGCTAACCAAGCCTGTATAGGAATTTTTAATGAATTAATAATTACAAAATAAGTAGAACTCCCCTTTCGAATTATATAAAGCATCAATACATTAATTAGTGTAGAAATAAGTTGATAGCAAATCATTAGTAATAAACTATTATCACAATGATCATGTTCTCCATAATTAGAACTGGTAAATTGACATACAGTAGCACCTTTTAGATATTCCCATATATTATTAGCCGGTATATGGTTTTTACCGGCTTCTCCAAAAGGTATCAACATTATAGGAAACATTGCTAATCCAAATGCGAATTGCCATATACATACCCATAAATTCATCCACCAAATATCTATAGGTCTATTATCTAAATATTTCTCTTTTAAAATATAGGAGCCTACCGCAGGTATTAGTGATACTATAAACAATAATGTTGCCCACCATTCATTAAATGTTCCATCACTAAAATTAGGCAAATATGAAACCATAATCGCATATATAGTTAGAAATACACCTAGATAATGATTTTTTAGATAGCCTCTTTTAAGAAAAAGAATAGACGATGCTACAATCAGAGGTAAAGAAAACTTATCTAATATAGTCATTACAATTATAGATAAATATGGTGTTGCTATAGAACCTAATGTAGAGTTTAATCCATCCATTATACCCATATATTGTAATGGTCTTTGTTCCATCTTGTTCTCCTCTTTTATAAATCCTCTATTCTCTAAATATTTAGTTCCTACATAAAAAGAAAAAATACCAAATAATGGAAATATAAATGATGATGCATACCAATTATAATATTCCATTGAATCAATCCATTTTATATATAGAATATAATCCAAAGGTGTTATAAAAATAAGCATTAGCGACATTAATACAAGTATTCCATCATTTTTTAAATATTGGGTGGTCCAACCCACGTTCTCTTTTATTCTCTCCCAATTAAACATAATGGTATTGGTAGATTATACCTTTAAATAATTAACAAATATCGCTTATTTCAATTTATTTAAATTTAATTTTACCGATTTTATTTCAACATAATTTATTTACAGTATATATAAATACCTAATGTTGAATGGGTACATAATAGAAAAGAGAATCGGCTCCGGAAGTTATGGGAGTGTATATCTTGTTCGAAATAAAAAAACTAAAGCTGTTTATGCAATGAAAAAGATTTGCGTAGCTAATATAAAAACTAAAGAACGAGAATACCTTATTTCCGAAATACTTATCCAAAAAGCTAATAAATGTGAATATATCATCAAACTTATCGACGTATTTTTTGAAAACAATAATATTTACATTGTCTCCGAGTATGCTGAAAATGGTGATTTAGATAAATTTATTATAAACTTTAAGAAAAATAGAAAACATATAAGTAATCGAACTATCGCCAAACTAACATTACAAATGGCATCAGCCCTTAAATATTTACATAGAAATAATATTATTCATAGAGACATCAAAACTTCTAATGTATTTTTAGATAAAGACTATAATATTAAACTTGGAGATCTTGGTATAGCTAAGATTATGGGGAATAGACACTTAGCTAACACATATATTGGAACTCCATATTATATGGCACCTGAATTATATAAAGGTGACCAATATGATACTAAATGCGATGTATGGTCATTAGGATGTATATTATATGAATTGATTACACTTAATAAACCATTTGAAGGTAGGAATATTATGGATTTAGCAAATAAAATCAAATATAGTAATATTGACTGTAGATATATTTATAAACACAAGAGTGAGTATTCATATATGCTTAATCAAATGTTACAAAAAAATCCAACCAAAAGATGTGATATATCATTTGTATATGATAATAAATTTTTAGGAAGTTTAACTGTAGATAGTGATTATCTTATAGAAAATTGTTTAGCAAAAACTAATAAAAATTTTGGTATTCTACCTAAGATAAACATGTTTAGTAATTGGAAATATGTAATCAAAGAAATAAATGAACGTGTAGCAGATACAATAAAATTATTATCACCAAGAAATAATAAAAACTTGGAATTTGATAATATACCAAATGTAGAAATAAGGTCACAGTCTTCTCCAGTTTATTCTAAAAATAGAAAAAAACTAGCACCTATAGTTAAGCCATCTAATATTGATGCTAAAGTAAATAATGAAGTTCCAATACAATCAGAATATAATTATAAAAAATACCAGAACTTAATAGATAAAGTAGATATAAAACTAAATAAACAAAAATATAGTAATAACCCATATGCTAGGAATTATTTGCCTAAAATTCAATCAGATGATAACCTAATGAAATTTAATAGAAATAAAGATTATAAACAAAATGAGAGATACAAAGATTATTTAAATAGAATAAAATCTGAAGATAATCTGGGAGTGCAACCTCGCAAAAACTCTAATCCAAATTTACCTAAAATAGTAAGACATTCTAATAGAAATAATAGAGCTAATAGACTTCCTCAACAATTACCCAGATTAGAAAGAGTTTCAAGTAGAAATATAAGAGGCAGAAATGAATATTATAAAAAAATAGAGGTTTTTAAAGAAAACTATATTAGTCCTTATAGATACAATAAACAAAGAAAGAACCACTATATTTACAATAGTGATGCTATTAAAGCTGTATTTAATTATGGTTATTAAAACTAGTTAAGGATTTATCAATATAATTTTATATATTTATGTCTTTAGAAAGATCTACATTAATTAATCAAAACTCAGATATAGAAGATGGAATGAATATTGATGAAAGAAATACGTTCATGAATAGACTAAGAATACTAGGATTTTCAAAAAGTGTCAAATTATGGGCAGCAATTGAATTTGTATACGATGTATATCTAACTATTGCACTATTTTGGTGGTATCTATTTTTTTCATTGTTTTCATTAGGTGGTTGGTATGGTGCCAAAAATTTAGAAAAAAAATATGTATTAACTTATTTTATAAGTGATTTAGTTAAACTAGTATCAAAAATTGCTATAGTAACCATTATAGATGATACTGCTGCTAAAATATTCACATCTATTGTTATCATTTTAAATCTAATTTATTTATTTACAATATACAGATTTTATAAAAGTTTAGATGAAATAGAAGAAGAGGACTTAACTGCTCTAAAAAATGGTTGGACGCCTAGAATTGTATATTTTGTCATTTAGACAGTAATATTAACAAATTTAGTTTTCGTGCCTCCATCATATGGATATCCATGACCTTTTTGAATCATAAGTTCATTAATATTTATACGTGTTTTTGAGAATAAGCAACATTTTGGTGAATGTTCAGTATATAAAGTGGCAAGTGGTCTGCCATATTTATCAAATTTTTCAAATTCAATCCAAAGAAGTTTATCTTTCGTTGAATTATCTAGAAAATCTTTAGCCCTATGAGCGGCGGCTATTTCCTCATCTCGTTTTTCAACATTTTTACGTGGTTTCATTTCAGGTGAATCATAACCTAACATTCTTACTTTTGTTTTAAACAATTCGCCTTTCCATTTAAATCCTACAGTACAAGTATCGCCATCATATATACTTAGTATACAGCAATAGGTATTCAATCCTTCTAATGAATAATTCTTAAATAAATCGTCATTGATACCACTAAAACTTTTTTTTATAAAGAGATTTCCCATTTTCTATGTAATATTTTTTCATTGAATATTAATTTACGGTCAATTTTTTTTACAATTTATGCGTTTAATATTTAAACATTAAAAAAAATATTTTCTTCGTGTATATTATAAAATGAGTGCCCCAAAAAAATACACAAAAGGAATGAACGTCGCTGTTGGTGAAAAAGTAGAATTCGCCAACGGTGCTCACGCCGTAAAAAGAGCTGACGGAAGATTCAAATTCGTCAAAGGAGGAAACGTCAACATGGCCAACCTCAGAGCCAGAAGATCTGGTTCAAGAAAAAGAAACACCAACTCTGCCAAAGGTAACAGAAATATCATGGGTAGATACTACAACAAAAAATCATACAAATCTCCTTCCAGAAGAGCCGCTGCTATCAAAAGAGATATGTGCCACAAAGGTAAAAGTGTTGTAAACGACTCCAGATGGGCCCAAAACCCAAGAAGACACGATCTTGAAGGATTCGATGATGGTTCCCAATGCGATAGCCCAACCGAATACAAATACAGAGCCCCTTCTGCCAAACAAGCCGCTGCCCTTGCTAGAGGTAGAGCTAAAAGAGCTTCCATGAGAGGTGGAGCTGACGGTTGCTCCTGGTCCGGAAAAGCTTGCTCCAAAAACGGAACAAGCAATAAAGAATGGTGCCAAATGGGTAAAAAAAACAGATGCGTAAAATCACCTGCCGGAAGAAAATCCGCCCCTAGAAGAACTGCCAGTGCCGCACAACTTGCCGGTCTTGCTAAAGGTAGAAATACCAGAGCCGCCAACATTGCTGCCAAAAAAGCTTCAGCTTCCAGAAGAACCCCTTCTCCTATGGCCATGATGGGATGCCACGACCTTCCTATGGATGACTGTGTTGCCCACCCTCACTGTAACTACATGTCTGCCAAAGCCAACAAAAAAGGTAAAATGGTCAAAGCTCACTGCAAAAGATCAACCAAAGGCGAAAAAAGAGGAAAAAGATCCCCTAAAAGAAACTAATTTAATTATTAAGAAATAATATCTTAAATAACATTTATTTAGAATATTAACTATTTAAAAATGAACTGGATTATTATTACATAATGGAACTAGTAATAGATAACCGTGAAAATATTAAGAATGATTTTGATAATAGCGAATCTGTGAAATTTGATAATCTAGTAGTAGGTGATTATCTTATCAAATATAAAGATAAAGATGTATTAGTTATAGAGAGAAAAACTATAAATGACTATTGTGCGTCTATAAAAGATGGTAGACATAGAGAGCAGAAAAAAAGACTATTAACAAAATATACTAAGAATCAAATTATCTACCTTGTTGAAGGTAATCTGGAATTTATACAATCAAAATATAATAAAGTTAATTCCGATACACTCACATCTTCAATACTAAATACTATGATGAGAGATGGAATACATGTATTTCATACTAAAGATTCCAAAGAAACAATCTTTTTTATAGAGTCTATATGTAAGAAAATATCAAAACAAGGAGTATCATTTTTAGAATCTAAAACTACACATCAAGATGATTTATTCAATAATTTAACTAAAACCACTAAAAATTCTAATATTGACAAAGAGTTATGTAGTAAATTAATGATTTCTAATATACCTACTATTTCAATTAAAACGGCGGAGCGTATCCTAATGAACTTTGGAACAATACAAAATTTAATAAACACTTTATCTCAAATGAATGAAGAAGAACGTATATTGTATATTCAGATGCTACCATCAACAGATAAAACTTTTAGAAAAATATCAAAAACATCTGCTAAAAATTTACTTAATTTTCTGATTGATTAATTTCATCTGATGATTCATCGGTATTTGAATTATTAGGAGATTCTAATGAACTTGAACTGTCAGATAATGACATTGTTGCATCAAAAGGCTGATTACTTATTAACCTTAATTGGCGCATATGTATATCATCTGAATTTATAGGATTAGTTAGTGTATTTGTTAAATTTTCTACTTGTGGAACATTTAAAGGAGAGTTAAGTTCATTCCTTCCAAAACTTTGAAAAGTAATAGGTTCGCTTAATTCATTAGTTACAGTAGAATCATTATCAAAACTAAAGTTAAAAGCTACATTATTTTGATTAAATATAGGATTATTAGGTGATGAAAAATCAAATAAATTTTCATGATTTAACATAGTATTATTTATATTACTATCTGATATTACATGTGTAAACGGAAATAAATCACTAGTATTAGGTAATAAATTACCAGTTCCGCGAATGAAATCTGTAGTTGAGAGTATATTTTCTGAAATTGATTCTGAATTTGAAATCGTAAAATTAAAAGGGGTAGGATAAGAGTCAGAACTGACTCTACTTCTGCGATTGTTTCTTGGCTTAATACGTTTTCGGTGCCTAAGCGAATGTCCAGATTCGAAGTTAAGTGCATGAGTTTCAGCTATTAATTTAAATACATTTTCATAATAGCCATATAGATATATTTCATTTGAATTTAGTATATACATTTTCACAGCATCTGAAAAAAGCATTCTAATATTATGTCTTTTATAACATTTTGGACAATATAATGCCCTCATTGATCTAGAAGCATTCCTAATCATATCATTAAACTCTTCTTCAAATCGATCATCATTACAGTTTTTTAAATATTGAGCTATACTTGTATTCATTATATTGTTATAAAATCTGGTATAATAAGTATCTGTTTCAAAATAACATTCCTTATATCCTACAATATAATTTGGAACATAGCCTTTCTTCTGTTTATAATATTCTAATAATTGTTGATAAATCGATAAATGCTGGCTAAATGTGAATTCTATATTTGTGTAGGGATTTTTTGGTGTTTCTAATTCACCATCAATGTATGCCTTCTCATCTATATGTTTGAGGGCATGGTTATATATTTGTATTATATCGGCTACAGAATATCTATAAATTTTATCTCTTATTTTTAAATTAATTATAAACTCTACGGATTCAATTGGTTGTAATAATAGAGTACAATCATTTACATATTCTAAATCATTTTTACTAACCTTATAATTTGTTCTTACGTAATTACGAATAATATTATATGATTTTATTAAATTTAGAAAATCTGTATAATTATCTTCAGAATAAAAAACCATTGATTTTTTAGCTATAGAATCTAACAGTATGTTTAATTTAAATTTATTGATTTTAGAATTATGAGGATTATCAGTAATTTTACAAAGACTTACGTATTTAATAAAATCTAAATTAACATTCTTAGTATCATTATAGTGTAAATGTCTATTCAAGTTAACATCGTTACTATATCCAAAAATAAAGGTCGTGTCATTATTTAATGTAGATGAGCTATTACTTGAATTAGTAGAAGGTGATTCCATATATTAAATATAATTCTAAATAAGACTTTATATATTTATAAAATTTGATATGAAATTAAAAGTAATTTACATTATTATTAATAAAATGAGTTCTGATACAATCCTTATAGATCCGTGGAATGAAAAAAATACACTTCTAACAAAAGATGATGTATTTAAAATACTTGAAACTGGTGGTTTTACTAACGCACGAGAAGTAATGACTATTAATAATTTAGGTTTTTATCAAACAGCATTTGTTCATCCTTCATATGTTAAAAAATTTATATTTGATGAAAGTAGTGATAAAAAAATTAAACTTACTAATCAACCAAGTGACGCACTAGATTTATTTGAAGAAAATGAACATTATGAAAATAATGAGTTTTTAGGTGACAGAGTTCTAGATTTTAGTGCGGCATTTTATATAGTTAGGAAGTATCCCAATCAAGACCCAGGATTTAAGACTGTCTTAAAAACCAAACTTGTTAGAAAAAACTCTCTGGCTAAATTTGCTAAATACCTCAATTTTCCAGAACATCTAATTATTTCCAAACAAGTAGAAGAAAAAACTGCCCAAGGAAGACAAAATAATCGTATATTGGAAGATGTCATGGAAGCATTTATTTGTGGTCTATTTCTGGATCAAAATCAAACGAAATATTATTCAGAAGTAGTCAATAACTTATCAAATCAGCGTTTAATTGGTCCAGGTTGGCAAGTAGCAAACGCATTTATAGAAAATTTATTCGAAAAAGTCATAGATTTCGAAGAGTTGTTAGAGAAAGAAGAAAATTATAAAGAACAACTTTTACAATATTATCAAAAAGAATTTAAAATTACACCACAATATGTATCAATTAATGTGGAAGGTCCTCCTCATATGCGAATTTTTACTGAAGGAGTTCTCAATAAAGAAGGCAATATTATTGGTAAAGGTATTGGTAAAAAGAAGCAAGACGCACAACAACAAGCTTCTCTAAATGCTTTAAAATATTTTGGGGTTTTAGAAACTAAAGAATAAATAAAACATAACGATTATATTTATTTTTTAAATAAAATTTGAACAATTTTTCACTTATTTTTTTATGAGTAAAATGGGTATTGAAACTAAATACGAATACATATATTATACTATTTTGGATGTAGATGGGATTTTAGAATTACTACGTGAGGCTGGTGCTATAGATGAAATGATGGATACATTAACGATACAAGAAAGACATAGTATTTGGAAAGATAGTCTTAATAAACTGTTTAAGGATAACAAAGATTATACTGTTAATAATTTTAGAGTAGATGAAATTAGGTATTGTGATGATATAGAGCAATGGTCTCATCGAAACAGGCAACATAAAGAATGTCCTGTATTTGTTAAATATAATGATAAACAACCTGTAAAAGTTGAAGGAGAGGGATACATGTTTTGCTTATATGAAAAAAAGGAAGATAATGGTTATGAAAGTGAATTATTATCCCAACGTTATAGCGGTAATGAAGCAATGTATAATTACGAGGTTCATGGAATAGAACCACCAGATTGGTTTGTAGGTAATTCTGATGGTCTAGCAGGAGCTGGCGGTCGCCTATAATAATACATATAAATCTATAAATTATCTTTTTTTGAACATAAACTAGCTCTTATATAATCTAATTCATTATCTCTAGAAACTGATATAGTATAATTCATTAATACTTCTTTATCAATAGTATCTTTAGATATATCCAAATAATTATATAGTTGTTATTCAATAATGAAATACTTAAATATTATTATATATTATTAAATTACAATGACAATTTTAATTTCTTTAGTTGCTGGAATGTCTTCTCGTTTTGGTGGTAAATCTCCAAAACAACTGGAAAAAGTAGGACCAAATAATGAGACTTTGATACAATATTCGATTGATCAATCATTAGTAAATCCTATTAAAAAAATAATTTTTATTACTAATAATTCATCTGAGCAAAAATTCAAGAATATATTTAGTAACAAATACAGGGGTGTTCCAGCTTACTATATTCAGCAAAAATATAATAAAAAATATAGGAATAAACCATGGGGAACTATGGATGCAATATGTTGCGCTGTTAATATGATAGATGATAATTTTATAGTAATAAATGGTGACGACATTTATGGAGAAGAAACATTCAAACGAGGATTTAATTTATTAAACAAATCAAGATACAATTTATTGGGTCTTGTTAAAACTATTAAAACCTTACCTAAATCAGGCAAAGTTAATAGAGGAATTGTATCTACTCATGGCGACTATGTTAAATCTTTAGATGAAAAACTAGGTATATCTATTAAAAATTTAGAACTCCACAATACATTGGCAAATGTCAATTTTTTATGCTTCCAACCTGAAATTATTTATATTTTAAAAAAATATCTATTAGAATTCAAAGAAAAGAATGATGATAATCCCGATATCGAGGTATTATTACCTAATATTTTGAACAAAATGATTGAAAATAATGAAATCATCCTTAAATATTTTGAAATAGAGTCTAATATTTTAGGTATCACTAATCCTGAAGATTCAGGTATTATCAAAAAAAAACTCAAATCTGCTGAATAAATAAACTATAGTAAAATATTATAGTTAATTTTAACAAAATTTTAATTAGTATATGTCATACCTTCATTCTATTGAAAGCTATTCGTGTGTGAGTTTTTTCAATACTTTGTTTTTTTTTATTTAATATCTCTCTATTACCTATTAACTGCATTCTCTGAGCACTGGTGAAATGAGCATGATTATATGTATTTAATTTATGAACTTCTATTTCACTTTTATCATTTGAAAAAGCTATTTTGCCAAATCCAAACTCCCTTAATCTCTTAAGACATACAATACATGGACCTGAATGAACATTGAGATGTTCTCTACTAGGATCACTAGGAACTCTAACACACCAAACTGTAAAGTCCTTTAGATTATATTTAGGTTGTCCCTTTGGCGGTCCGGTGTTTGGGAAAACAATACTTCGCCCCCTTCCGTCGCACATATGAATTTATAAAGCTTGTCGCCGCTGCCATCTCAGCGTGCTGGCAATAGTCAGTCTTACCTAAAAAGCTACTTCTTGGATTATTAAATCCTGTAGCATAAATATGATTTCCTCTTGTAATTAATGAACCATGCCTATAAACGGCATTTGACTTTAAAGCTTCCTGGGTAGCCTTCATCTGAAATTTCTGCTGTCGCCTTGACATATTATTAGTAGTCTAATGTATGAGGTATGATGATATAAAAAAAATATATTTAATTTTAATCAAATTTTTAAGGTTATAATTTAGTTGACCATGTAGCTACACAAATATCATCTATATTTGAACTGGGTAGTGAAACTCCTTCTTCGATTTTACCGTGACTATTATCCCAGTTCCAAGTAGCTTCCCATCGTTTTCTTGCCTCAAGAGCTAACTCATTACTTGTATTAGATATATCAGATATAAATTCATTATCTTCATCACATGTCATTTGCCAAAATCCATCTGAACCAGTCACAACTTTATAGCTTTTACTAGAATCTCTTGATATAATTTGATAATCAAATGGTGAGAACCACTCCACACGGGTAAGCGATTCAAGTCCTTTCAGAAATGATCCTCTATGACCTAAAACTCGGGACATATTTGTTTTATCTGCCCCAAACCCTATAATTTTAGAGCGAATACTAAGTAATGTTTTTTTATCTTTCATTTGTATATCCCACGCCGGTTTTGAAGTTCCACCTTCGGAGATTATCCTTTGAATTTCTTCTTCATTTTTATAATCGTGATCCTTGGTTTTAAAAATTATTTCATTTTCACTATATAGTTTTGCTGAAGAATCACCTATCCAAAAACATTCAAATCTATCTGTATATATTTTCCAAATAGTTAAGGTAGTTCCTAATCTATATGTATCTACGATTCCATAATTACCAGATGTTGTTAATGTTTTAATATGTCTTTGCCAATTTATACCTACAGCAGTTCCATCTCTTCCCGCCAGTAATTTACCCCAGTTTATTAGTTTAAACATATCGGTATAAAATGATTTATTGCCAGAACTGTTACCTCCATGACTGTCTGCTACTACAATGAAATCAAAAGATTCTTCTTCTGTATATCCGGATGGATTATATGTTCCTGTTGTAGCAAAGTCTTGTGAGGAACTGGCTTGTATAGTATGTGAAGACAATTCCCTTTTTTCTATAGATTTTGATTCCGATGTTAAAGTATTATCTAATGTATCTGGAATAGTGTCAATTTTAAGTGGATTTAATGATGTAAAACTTGCCATAATAAACAAAGTAAAGATTAACATAGTAAATAAAAAGTAATGAAATTATCAAATTTTTATATTGATTTTATAATAAGGCTAATTCTTATTTGGGTATCATAATTACGTATATTTTCAGCACTACAAAGCGATTTTACATATCTGGGTAAGTTTGTATATAGCTCAGAAGAGTGTTTAAGTTCTTTGTCTTCCAATTTATTAGACATTTTAACTTCTATATAGGTTTCATATAAGTTTTGCTGGTTAAATTCGTTTGCTTTATTGGCTTCAGTAGAGAATAAATCTACTCTTTGTTGATTAAATTTATTTTCTGTAAAAGTGATTGTATGTGGAATACTCATGTATCTATAAAAATTACTATATCCCACAAATCCAAGAAAACCAGGAGCAAGCGTCCTAAACGTAATGTTTATTCTTGGTTCATTAGTATGTTTTTTATGAACTCCTTTACATCTATGTTCATGATTACTGAAAAAGAGTATTGAATTATTTCTTAAATCCATATCTTCCCATTTTTTCGAGTCTTCATTGTAGATTCCAAAATTTCTTAGGTTTTCAGGATTATCGCCATATTCATAGTCTGGATAAAGGGTCAAACTCGCAATAATAGAAGCAACGGGATTACCATCTTTATCCAATTGATTTCTCTCTAACCAACGTTCATCATCCTTATGCGCATTAATTTTATGTTCTTTTTCTGTGTAAAAATTACAAATAGCAATATTAAACATTTTATCTACGTTGATAACTCTATCTCCATAATTTTGCTTAACAAGTTCTCTCATATGTAGTATAAGTTTACAAATGAAAGGACTTAATTTTCTGGTTTTATAGTGAGCACTACAATCTTTAGCGCACTGAAATAGTGGATAAATCACATCGTTCCCAAATTTACGGTTCATCACTAATTTTGTATCCGTCGATGAGGAATTATCGTAATAAACATCACTACCATCGCCCAAAACGGCAACATTACGAGGTGTCCTGTTTCCGGGAATCCCTGATGGAGGTCGGCACCAAGGAAGTCCAATTGCCTCTTGTCTAAGTCCTGAAAAAAGTTCTCTTGGTACTGCATTGTCGTGATAGAATGTAGGATTCATCGCAATTTTACTAAAAGCTTTAAAAAAATCTTTTCATCAAAATTTTTCGGATCATGGACAAGGGATAACACTACCATCCAAATTAAAACATCCCATCGTACAATCTCTCCCCTTGCAGTGAGTTAGTAAGTCTTGGTTTTCATTAAATAATTTAAGTGCTAAATTAAAATAACCATTTTCACCCAATCCAAATTGTTGTTCTACACAAGAACCATGTTTTGTCCATTCATGTTGCCACAACGCATCATTATTATTACATGTAGACCAATTAGCATTCATATTATCCAGTAAATTTCCACTAGGAGAAACATAAGATACCTTTTCACAATTACTTGGCCAATCATTATGATTAAATTGTGGCCATAGTCCATGGATTTGGTATTTATTAGAACACCATTTCTGAACAGCTAACAGATAGTATGAATAATCTTCATTTGAATTATATCTATTATTTGCTAATAGTGTAGTATCTTGAATAGTTGAAGATATTAGTAAATAAGTAAATAAACCCCCTACTAATCCAAAAATTGTCAATTGTATAAGTAAAAATCTGTAGTATGTTGCTAACATTATATCCTTATTATGGTAAGGAATCTTTAAGTATTATACATCTTTAAAATGGTATAATAGAATTTTATTAAATATAATAAATTTCTATATTTATACGCAATCAGGAATCCATTCTGGTTGTCTGCATCCAAATTGTCTATTAGACATATTAGCATCAAAATTAGATGGTAAATTAGCAGCGCCGCCATTCTGAACATTTAAGTATTTACTTAATACTTCTCTACCTTTTTTACCACTGACCTTAACTTTTCTACCAGTTTTAGGATTTACGATATAATCATAGCCACCACCTTTTTGTCCATTACAAAATTTGGGTTTAGGATATTCCTTAAGGGCATTAGATTTAGGGTGATATTTAGGTGGTTTAGGATCAAATACCGCTTGAACTTCTGGCAATCCACCAACTCTTTGCTGAGAGACATCTAAAAAATACCCTTTACCATATTGATTAGATGTATTTTTAGGCGATGAAAAATATCTGGCCGAAAATGCTTGTTCGGATTGAGATAAATTAGGGGCATATTTTGAAACATCTACATTTACTTGTTGATTACATGGAACTTTAACACCCTTATCACTTCCATAGTAACCTCCTCTTTGATTTTTTTTAGTTTTTCTAGGCATATTTATATATATATAGGATAATTTAATTTGATATTATAATAATTTAAAGAATATTTATTTATAATTAATATAACAATGGCATCAAAAGAATCATTATCTGTACTAGTTCAACTTGTAAATATTGCTCAAAAGCGAGGAGCTTTTACTATTGAAGAATCATATTTAGCTTTTATGGCTATGAAAGAATTTGTAGATGATCCTAAATTAGTCAAAGCTGAGGAGCTTGTAAATCAATTATTCAATAAATCTGAATCAGAAAAACAGGAATTAAATACTATAGCAAATCAAGTAAATAAATTGAATGAAGAATAACTTCAGTAAAGAGTAATAATTAAATTTGATATAAAATTATAATTTTATATATAAGTTAATAAATTAATGCCTAAAAAATCTCTGAAAATAAAGAAATCAGCAAGAACTATCTTAACAAAAAGAGGTTATGCTATAATAAAAGACAGATTCAGTTTTAATACTCTTCAAGAATGTAAAACTGATTTATTGGTGAAACCTTATATTAATGAAGATTTTGGAGGAACTGCTGTGGAGTTTCCTATTTACCTTGAAAGTAATAAAAAATTTTATCTTCCTAAGCATTATGGATTTGAAAAATTTGGCGAACCAGACCAAGTAAAAATAAAGAAAGGACATGAAATAAATATTGAATTTAAAGGACAATTACGACCTAAACAATTACCAGTTGTTCAATCTTTTATCGATAGCTGTGATGATAGTTGTTTTGCCACAAAATCAAATGGAGGTATCATTAGTGTCCCTTGTGGATGGGGTAAAACTATCATGGGATTATGGTTAATTGCTAAACTAAAAAGAAAGACACTTATCGTGGTTCATAAAGAATTTTTAATGAATCAGTGGAAGCAACGTATTAAAGAATTCTTACCTGATGCTAAAGTAGGAACATTACAAGCATCTACAATAGATATTGAAGATAAAGATATTGTTATTGGTATGTTACAAAGTCTATCAATTAAGGATTATGATAGTTCGGTATTTGAAGATTTTGGATTTACTATTGTAGATGAATGTCATCATATAGCAGCAGAGGTATTTTCGAGAGCATTGCCTAAGATTAATACATTTTATTCTCTTGGATTATCTGCCACCCCAAATAGAAGCGATGGATTAACTAAAGTTTTTACAATGTATTTAGGTCCTGTTATTTATCGTGTTATTTCGAATGATGATAAAAAAGTTCGTGTAAATATTATAAAATATTTTGATAATAATGACGAATACTGTAAAGAAGAAGTAACAGCTTATGGGAAGATGTGTGTACCAAGGATGATAAATAATATTGTAGAAAATGAAAATAGAAATAAGCTTATTGTATTTATTACAAAACGCTTAGTAGATAAAGGTAAACAAATTCTATTACTAAGTGATAGGAGGAATCATCTGTCATTTTTATACGGACAGATTAATAAATTTACTACAGTTGGTTATTATATAGGAGGTATGAAACAAAAAGATCTTGATAAATCGGAGAAAGCCAATGTGATTTTAGGAACATATCCAATGAGTTCTGAAGGTTTGGATATACCCACATTAGATGCCGCAATATTTGCTACACCTAAATCAAGTATTGAACAATCTATTGGAAGAATTACTCGAAAAGTTCATGAAGAAATACCTATTGCCTATGATATAGTTGATAATTTTAGTATATTTCCCAATCAGTTAAAAAAACGTATGAGAGTATATAAACGACTTAAATATGATGTATATTCTGGGACACTAAATATTAATAATAACATGTCTGAAGGTAAATTAGAATACTTTATGGATAATGAGATTGAGTTTATTGATATGTGTTCCAAAAAAAAGAAAAAAGCAGTGTGTTTGATAGAAGATGACTAATTTATTATCTATATATAATGGATAAATTACCAACCGATTTACTCATCGATATCACATCATTTTTATCATATGACGATATGTGTAATTTTTTTATAATATCAAAGGATTTAATTGAGTTACTTAATCGAAATAAGATTCATATAGTAAATAATACGTTAAAAAAGTATAATTTATGGATTATTGATAATAATAATTCATATACAATACGAAATAAAACAAGTGGATACACTATGCATAATAGTATATGCGATGATAAATTTACCTGTCTTAAAAATTGTAAAGGTAGATTGTTTAATTGATTACTATAGGTTTTTCACCTTTTTTTATATGTAAAATCTGAACATTACTAAATTCATCATTACCAAATGATCTTGACAAACCAACATCCGCAAAATATAATTTACTTCTACATACATCTGTTATATTGTTATGAGGTGTATGACCAACTACCATACCACCATTTTTAGAAGAAACAATATCAAGTGTTTTATTTAGAACTTCGCATTTATCGGCATTATTAGAATAAAATCTAGTCCAGAAGAAACTATCATTACCATATAGGAGATTTTGTTCTTCATTTGTTAAATTTTCTAAATTTTTAGTTCCATTTAATACATTTCTTACCAATTTATTAATAGACGATATGCTTCTATTAGTAACATGTTGAGGTAACAAACCTCCATGACAAAATATCCAATCGTTGATTTTTAAAACACCGTATGAATGGCATGCTAAAAGATTTGCCATATATCCACCAGGTTTAAATAATTGACGTCTTATAGATTGTCCAGTTCCACTTAAATGTTTATCTAAAACATAATCGAATCTTCCTATTAAATTCATTAATTCATGATTTCCTACCAGATAATGAACTCTTCCACCTTTTGATCTTGCCTGTATATCCAGATCATTTAAAAATTCAAATATAGTAAATTCCTCCATGGCTGAAATTTCACCATAATTAGGTGTATAATTAGCTCTTATTTTACCATCAAGTAAATCGCCTAATTGAACTAGATGAGCATCATTTCCAATCCATTTAAGTTTGCGATCAATTAGATGTGCTTTATATAAAGCCTGTTTGAGAACTTTAAAATCACCATGAATATCTCCTAAAACATATACATTATTTATATTAGTATAAGTATCTTTGAATGGAAGATTACAAGATGGTTTATTATTTAAATAGTAACTAATTGGTTTTACAAAAGCTGACATATATATATAATATTTGAAAATAAATGATATAAATTATTTAAATTTATATTATTTTAAGTTTAATGCATTTTAGCACCTAATGAAACAAGAGCAGACTCATGTTTTTTAGAGAAGACCCATCCTGATAATGATTGATTCCAATATCCACCATGAAAATATTTTTCACCATCCGATTTTACTTTAGAATACTTCAGAAGAATACCATTCTTATAGTAAGAAAATTTATAACCACTAAGTTCTCCAATTGATTTAGTTTTAGATCTTCTTGTAGAAGTTCGTTTTTTATTACTAACTGCCTTGACTTTAGATAATCTGGTCGAAGTTCTTCTGGATACCTTTTTTACTGAAGTAGTTTTAGCACATTTTTTACTTCTAGTTCTTCTTGAAGACTTTTTAGGTGTAGTAAGACAACTAGAAAGCACGGATTCATTTTTTGCGGATGTAATCCAACCACCAAGAGATTGATTATAATATAATGGAGATTCTAATTCAGAACTTTTAATAACCTCATAACCTGGAAATGTGCTCAGACTTTTGGATGATTTTAAAAGAAAAGAGCGTTCTGAATATTTTTCAACACTAGGAGAAAAATGCTTCATAAACTCACTTAATTGTGTGGATGAACCGTCCCATCCACTAGACATAGTAACTCCTACATCAGAAACTGTTTCCTCGAATTCAGAAGCATAATTGCTCATTTGGTTAATACTCAAAAGATTATTACCAAAAAAAGTTTCAATATCATTTTTAGACACGCTGTCATTAACCATAACTAAAGTAAAATTTTGCATCATTTGTCTTATATCTTAATAATGAGAGATATTTTTAAGTATATATTCCTTAAGTAAATTTACATGATAAAACTTAAGAATTATATAAATTATGCAAATAAAAAATCTCAATTCTATTATATATGGAAGAAGTACAAAATATTATCAATCCCGTAGTAGATGCCAGTGAAAAAGTTCTTAACAGAGCTTTAGATAATGTATACATTAGCACTGCTATTAAAGTATTCATTGGATTATATGCCGCTTTCGCTGCTCCTAAATTACCACCATCCTTAGTTAATCTCATGGATAACACATTTGTAAGAATTATATTCGCATTTGTTATCGTTCTTACCGCAACAAGAGATCCTTCAATTGCTATTTTAATTGCGATTGCTTTTATTATTACTTTACAAACTGCTAATAAACACAGACTTATTAATACATCACTTTCTGTTTCACAACCAGGTGAATCATCATGGCTTCCATCCGCCAAAGATGAAATGCCATCCGGAGAACAAGATGAACAAGATGAACAAGATAACCAAGATATGATGGAAATGAGAATGATGGAAAACTCTATGCCTAGTAATAATCTGAATGAACCTATCATTGAGCCTATGGCTTCTGAACCAGCAACTGAACAGCCTACAAACTCATTTACCTCCGAATATCAATTCCTCAATGCACAAGATAATGGTGTTCCAGGTGCCAACCAAGAATCAAGTGTTTCAACATTCGAAAATCAAATGAGTGTTCAAGGTCTTCACGATAATATCCCTGATGGATTATCTGGACCAGCATACCATTCACTTTAAATAACTTTTTTTTAAACTATGATTTAATATATCAATTATATTATATTATAGGATGGATGACTCTGATACTATTTCTGTAAACGCATATAATACAAAGGAATTTCCTACTCTTCCATATAATGGGTGGTTAAAACCTTGTACAAACAGAAAATGTAGAACAATAACAGGTCAGTATATCATTTATAATTTTTATGGTCATAAGTTTAAGTATTATTTTTGCTCCCCATGTAAAAAAAATTTTGGTTGTGTTGATTATATAGAAAAACATTACACAGAATTTATGAATAGAAAAACAATTGTAGACCATGTTAATATCTAACTTATATCATAACAATATACTGGTTCAAATGTTATTACTTTATTATCTACTAAACAATATGATATCTTATATATTCCGATATCAAGTATAACCTTACCATTAACTATAGGCATTATTTTATTATCATTTGAAATAGTAATATTTTCTTTATTATCAATATTACCTAATTTATATTCAGATCTTCTAAATATTTTAAAAAATTGCTTACATAAAATCCTATCCTCCTCTTCATTAACAATTACATCTTCATTACTATATAAGTATGACTCTAATTCAAAATTCAACAGTTTCAATCTATTATCTTTTGGAATATATATTCTATTTTCAAGATTAGAGAATTTGTTTTTGAAGTATATATTATTCCTATAATCAATATTATCCTCATCATAATTTATCTGTTGTCCTAAAACTATATCAATGTAATAGGGAGTACATACTTTCCGTATTCTATATTTATATTCCCAATCACTAAAATATTCAAAAGTATCAAAATATCCAATATCTTTAACAATTTCATTACTTATTATCATATTCATGTAGTCATAACTACTTTTTTTTGAAATTTTATATTCAATCATACTTGGATTATTACCCATTTCATTTATATTATGTTCAATTGTCTTAAATATGTCATTATTTACAATATAATTCGAATTAGTAAACATTATATATTTTCCAGTTGCTTTTTCAATACCTGTATTTAAACAATTAAACACACCTCTATGGTACTTAGAAGATATAGTTTTAATATTATTCCTCAATGTCAACTTATTTTGAATCAAGTCTAATGAATTATCATGCGAATTATCATCAATTATTATTATTTCGTAATTATCAAAATCAATGTTAATTAGACTTGCTAAGTGTTTTATTATATTCGCACTATTATTGTGATTATATGTTATAATCGTATATCGAAACATATAATTTCATATATTTACATCATCTTTAAATGATTATTTATTTATTATTACCAATCTTTGAAATCAAATCCGCTGATAATGGTTTCATTATAGTATTTATACCAGAACTTCTCCAGTATCTGTTGTATATACGACTTTCAGATGATATATTATTATTAGCAAAATCCTTATTATCTTTTTCTAATTTTTCTAATATTTCAATAACTTCTGTCTCATTAGAATCTAATTTTTCTAATGCCTCAACATATGCCTTTCTGTTACTATTTAATATCTCCATATTCTTTTGTGATAATTTTTGATTTTGTTTCATAAGACTTATATATATTTTTTTATTTTCTTGTAGAATTGATTCAATATTGGTATCCTTTTCTAAGATTTTATCTAGTTTATCCTCTAATCTATTAAGTTTTTCTTCCATATTATTTACTTTTTCATTCATAGAATCTATCTTATTAGATAATAATGGACTCATTAAAACTTGATAATCATTATCTTCAGAATTATCCATTCTTTATATCTATTATAAATATATTTATTTAAAGTTTTTTCCCTGTTAAACATAAAGTAAATGACAAAACGAATCAAGATATTTATAATAAATCTTAAACATAAAACGGGACTAAAAAATGAGATGATAGCTAAATTATCTTATTTCCCATTTGAATATGAATTCATTGAAGCTATATATGGTAAGGATTTAGATAATAACTATTTTATAGAAAATAATATTAGAATTGACCCTAAATTTCGCAATCCTTACACCTTTTCAGCAATAACTATGGGAGAAATCGGTTGTTCTCTTAGTCATTATAATGCCTGGAAAATTGCGGTAGAACAAGATATTGAATATCCTATAATTTTAGAAGATGATGCTGTTATTAATAGTGATTTTTATGAATTAGTAAATAATATCATTAAATTAGATAATCAATTTGACTTGATTTATTTTGGCAGAAAATCATTTGTGTCTGATAAAAAAGATATATGTAAAATCGATTATAAATATAAATTAGTAGAACCTGCCTTCTCATATTGGACGGTAGGATATATGCTTAATAAAAAGAGTGCCAGAAAGTTGGTTAATTCTAAGTTTACACAAAACCTCATAGCGGTTGATGAATTTTTACCATTATTATATAATAAACATACCTCTCCATACTACAGTATTTCTAATTATAATATAGATAATTTCATCGCTTTAGCAGTAGATCCTAAACCAGTCAAACCTAAACCAGATGCGTTTGCTTTCTCTGAAACTGAATCACAACCTTTTTATCCTCTAAAATATGAAAATAATTTTTACAATAATGAAATTCAAGTAGTAACTGTTGGAACAGATCCAGTAGATGGATATAAGAGATTTTGTGATAGTGCATTAGTATATAGTTTTCCATTTATATGCTTGGGATTTGGACAACCATGGGGTGGTAATGACATGATAAAAGGTCCTGGTGGTGGTCATAAAGTTGTATTGTTTAAAGAATATTTGGATGGATTTGAGGACGACGACGAACGTATAATTGTATTTAGTGATTGCTATGACGCGGTTATATCATGTTCCCCTCATGAAATAATTTCCAAATTTAAAGAAATTCAAGCATTGACAGGATGTGATGTATTATTTTCATCAGAAGCTTTAATTTGGCCCGATTCAACTTTAGATAACCGCTTCCCTGAACAAAAAACACCATATAAATACCTAAATTCAGGAGGATTCATGGGTAGTATTAAATCTTTAAAAAAACTAACAAAAACAAATATTAAATCATCAGACGATGACCAATTGTATTATCAATTAGAATACTTAAAATCAGTTGAAGGCGATCATGAATTGAATATTAAATTAGATGCCGAAGCTCATGTATTTCAAACACTAAGTTCACATTTTTATCACATAAATATTGATTATAATAAATCAAAAGTTACAAATGATTTAACTAAATCTAGACCATTAATAATACATGGTAACGGTGGTCCAGATTCTAAAATGTTTTTAAATAAACTATGTAATTATATTAATTTAAAGTTCAGACCAATATATGGATATAAAGACCACCATACTGAAAAAAATAAACTAATGAATCTTAATTATCATAAATATCCCAAAATATATGTTATGATCACAATAACAAGTATGAGAAATATACATAATCTTGATAATCTATTAGAACAAAGATATCCATTTTCTCAGGTGCATTTTAATATTCTTAACTTAACTGGTAATAATATTAATAAGTATATAGATATGTTGACTATTAAACATAGTGTTGAAATAAGCGAAAATATTGTTGATAATAATTCTAAAGATATCAAAGAACACTATGATTATTTAATAGACTCCGTATTATCTAATTATGATTATTGGTTTATAGGAAATACTAATCATAAAATAACAGATATTAATATTTTTAATAAATTGATTTGCTCTAACTTACCTATAGTATCTCCTATGTTGGTTGGTAAAAATAATATACATTTTTCTAACTTTTGGGGAGAAGTTAATTCAGATGGGTTTTATAATAGATCATTTGATTATTTCGATTTATTAAATAGAAATTATAAAGGTTATTGGAATATTCCTTATATTAATAGTAGTATAATGATACATTCTGATAAATTTAAAAATTTAAAAGAATCCATGAATAGAGAACCTATTAGAAATAATGAACTCAAAGAATTCGATATGTATTTTTGTAGAAGCATAAGAACAAGATACAATTTTATGTACATTGTTAATTATGATAATTATGGTATTATATTAGATTAAGTTATTATCAGTATTTTCTAAATTAATATATTTGTTGTAAAATTCATTTAAATTGTCTTCACTGTATTTTTTCTTAAGTGAGTATGCAATATTTTTTTGTAAATACATTTTTTTACTTGCACTATTACCTTTTTTACTACTTCTTCTATTAGATTTATGAACATTCTTTGGGTCTTTAACAAATTTGTTTTGACCCATAATATTTACCATTTTTTCAATGATGTTGCTAGTAGACATCAGACTTAATTAGATACAACAAAAAATTTCTGTAAAACAGATTTTTAAATTACGTAATTAAATAAAATACTTTAATTAAAAATTTGATTTTTAATAATTATCTTAACAATTATTAAAAATCAGTATGAAATATCTTGTAATAGCTGAATCACCTGCTAAAAAACAAAAAATTTCAGGGTATCTTAATACTATACCTGGTCATACTTTTATTGTTGATGCATCGTTTGGTCATATACGATACTTTAAAAATGGATTAAAATCAATCGATATAGATGATAATTTTAAAGCAACTTATGATATTATATCATCAAAAAGAAAAGTAGTTAAAAATTTAAAAGATATTGCTAAAAATGTGGATGAAGTTGTTATAGCAACAGATCAGGATAGAGAAGGAGAAGCAATTGGATATCACTTGATAAAAGTTCTTAATTTGGATATTTCTAAAACAAAACGTATTTGTTTCAATGAAATTACTAAAAATGCTATTATTAGCGCATTTAATAATCCAGGTCTTATTGATATGGATATGTTTAATGCTCAACAGGCTCGAAGCGTGTTGGATTTACTGATTGGATACAATATCTCCCCCTTATTATGGAAAGCGATTCAACCTAAACTTTCAGCAGGCCGATGCCAATCTCCGGCGTTGAGATTAGTATGTGAAAGAGAAACAGATATTAATGATTTTCAGAGTAATTCGTCATATGAAATACAAGCTAAATTTAATATTATTCTTAAAGATAAGTCATATAAAGAGCTATCTACTACTTATTACAAGGATATCAAAAGTAAAAGTACTACTAAAAAAGAATTATCACGTCTATATCCTTTAAAATATGAATTTTCAAATAATAATTTCAGAACTTCTACTAGTAATCCTCCTCCACCATATATCACATCAACTATTCAGCAAGATGCCAGTTCAAGATTTAATCTCTCTCCTTCTACAACTATGTCTGTATTACAAAAATTATATGAAGGTGGTAAAATTACTTATATGAGAACTGATAGTATTGTTATTAGTAATGATTTCACTAAATTATGTAATGATTATATAGATGAACATTATCCTGGAGAGTTTACATCTAGGACATATAAATCGAAAGTGGCGAATGCTCAAGAGGCTCATGAATGTATTCGTCCTGTATCACTTTTAGTAACTGGGGATGATATTGGGGATGATCTTGGAAGAAAAGTATATGATATGATATGGAAAAGAACCCTATCAGTATTTATGCCATCGTTTAAAGAAGATATACATAGTTTCTCGTTTGTTAATAATGATGATAAATTTGAGTTTTCTCTTAAGAAGAACAATACATTTGGTTATAAGAAATTATACCATGATGATTTTCCAGATGATAGTGTTCTTATAAGTAATCTTAAATTTGGAGATAAATATAAGCCTCTAAATATCATTGCTACCGAAAAACATACTAAACCTAAATCACGATTCACTGAGGCTTCGTTAGTTAAAGAGCTTGAAAAAATGGGGATAGGAAGACCTTCCACTTTTTCTTCAATAGTAAATACTGTATTAAAAAGAGAATATGTAACCAAACAGACAAGAGATAAAGTTGAAAAAATTTCTCTTAATAAACTAACAATATTAGGAGATTCAGATAGTATTATTGAAGAAATATTTGATAGTAAAGCACCAAGTCAAAATGGTAAATTATTTCCTAGTAATTTAGGTAAGATAGTTAATGAATTTTTAATTAAGCATTTTGATAAAATTAATTCATATTCATTTACAAGTGATATTAATGATAAGCTAGACGAGATATCAAATGGTAATAAGGTATGGTATGATGTTGTAAGCGAGGTATATAATTCATTTATTGAAAAAGTTAAAACACTAGGAAGTGATGGAAATATTGAGATAACCAAAAAAACAGTATATAAGGAAGAGCTATTATTTGAAAAAGATGACAATAAGTTCTTTGGATATCGTGATAAATATGGTGTATGTGTAGTTCGTGTTGATACAGAAGGGAATCGGAAAAAGGTTAGAGTATCTAATGAATTAACTCTAAATGATATTGATGAAACAAATGTAGATGAATATTTTAAATATCCAATAGATAAAGGTGTTTATAATAATGAACCCGTTACGATTAACAAAGGTCCATATGGTTTATACTCAAAAATAGATGGTAAAAATATCTCAATTGAAGATTCGGATATAAGTCTAGATGATATAATTAAACTACTAAAAAAGAAAGATAGTAAAATAATTAAAGAATGGAAATCAATTAAAATATTAAATGGTCCATATGGTCCTTATATTCAGAAGGGTAAAAAACGCGTATCAGTGCCAGATGGTAAGGAACCTGAAAAACTTACTGCCAAAGAATGCGAAACTATAATAAAAGAATTTAAACCTAAGGCATATAAAAAATTTGGCAAGTTCAAAAAGAAAAATACTTAAGGAATAAATGATAAAAAAATATAAATGAGTTACTCTTCGTCTAACGCATCGAGAAGCGATCTCCTTATGTCTTCGCTTCAGGTATTTTTTAAAAAACAAGATAATATCAATAAGATATTACCTATTATTAATGGCACCTCCAAAATTTCACTAAGAGTAATTGATTGGTTTGTAACAAACTATTCAAAAAAAAATAATACATCTTATTTTATTAATAGTCTTAATGGAAGAATCCTTAAAAATATCGATAACTATAACCCAGACTACTGTAAGCAATTTTTAGTATATATCGATTATAAACTGCAACTTAAAGGTTACCAAAAGAAACAATTTGATCCTTTTTGTAGAAGATCTCGTATAAACTTTTATTATGAGGAAAATAAATGCTTTGTAACCACAGTTGGTCAATTAAATTTTTTCAGATGGATTATTACTAATAGAATATTAGACTATATAACTGAAAATCTAAAGGATATTGAAACTGATATGAATGTTTGCTATAAAAGTCAATACACTCAAAATAAAGGTAAGAAAAATAGTAAATCTAAAAATTCCACTGATTCTAATAGCTCAGGTTCTAAATCAGGAGGTTCAAAATCTAGAAGAAAAAGACAGGAGCTCTCTATTTCTGCTAGTAAATCATTAAGTAAAACTAATGTAAAAGTAGTTGTATCATTTGACTGATTTATTTTTTATATAATCAGCTAATATATCTATTTTATCATATAATTTTTTTATTTCAATCTGTTGTGTTTCATTAGTTTGAATTAATTTTTCTAATATATCTTGATTGACAGTGATTTCTTTGTCCGATAGTTCTATTTTTCCATCAATTTGATTTTTATCAGGCGTATTTCCATATATTATGTAATACACACCTGTTTTGGTCTTGACTAATGTCCACCATGCAACTCCGAATAGAGCTTCTAATGTAAAATAAGCAAGGTAAAAAAATACCATAATATTAAATAACTAAGATATTTTTAATATAAAATAATAATTTTAAATTAACAGGGTTTACAAGAAGGTTTTCTAATTAACTCTTGTCCATCAGGTTTTCCAAATTGTTTATCATAGAAGTACCATCCATGGGTATGGGTTCGTTTAACTCTTCTTCTAAATTTACCCCAACCTTTCCATGGATACGAATATGTATACCATTTCCAATTTTGAGGTGTGGTGCTCATTTTACATTTATTATAAGTAATACAATGTTCTCCTACCCCTATAGCATCACATCCTTGAAGGGAGTCGCATTTTTTCTTACAATTACCAACACTTCTCATTTCTTTACCTTTGTGTCTAATATAACTTTCATAGCTTTTACAGTATAACTTACCTTTGTATTTATATACATTAATCTTTTCAAAGTCTCTACATTTACATTCTTTTTCATGTAATCCAATTAAATCTCGTGATACATCTATTAATTTCTTAATAGATTCATCCAATTTACCTCTTAAAAATTTATTGGATGTTTTACCATTTTTCATCGCATGGTCATCTGATATTTCCTTTGCCGTGTCAATCATTTCATTTAAATATCCCATATCCCAATTCCATGCCTTTGCCTTACAGGCTTTCTCGTCAAAGTAAGGGTCTTTATTCGCATGAATAGCGCAACAAAAATTTATAACTTGAATAAATTGATCTTTAAGATTTTTATATCTTCCATTCCAACCATGTTGAATAGATATTTTTAATCCTTTTGAAACAATTTTGAAAAAATCTTGATTATCATAATTATTGGCTTTAACATTAAAAGTATTATGACATGCTTTCATTGTAGCTTTATAATTAGGATTCACACTTCTGGAACATGTGTAAGATGTAGTAGGATCCCGACATCCACCCGAATTAAATTCTGTGTATCTTTTATCTGGACAAAAATCTACAATTGCTGGTTCAGCAGGGAAACTAAATGAATATAACTGCCATCTCCATAAACTATGTTGATTATTTCCACCAGCATACTTAGGTTTAATACCAGGACAATAACCAATTAATCTTGTCCAACCTCCTCCTTGGGCATTTCTAAACCATCTCCATGAAAAATTATTCCAATGTTGAATATCGAAAACTTGTTTGGTGTCGTAGATAGCATTTGTCCATGGTCCTCCTAATCCATAACGCTGAGTCCATTTAACATAATTACCAGCACGTGAATATTTATTTCTACAATATCCATCAGAAACTTTACCAGCATTAGTGGCTCTGTTCAAGTCATTGCCTGTCCAACATTCGCCCCCATACTGTGTTCCAAAATATCTATGATTTCTTCTTAAAGCTAGTTCCTGACAACCTTCAAAAGAAGTAGCACTATATCCATAATATGGTAATCTTCTATTACCTCTATCTCTATAACATCCTAAATATTTTCCTGTTTTTTCGTAATAATCGGATCTACGACCATATGTCTGGTATGATTCAGGATTAACAGTTCCAGCATTAAGGGGATGATATTTGCCATTTATAAATAAATGTCCCGCAAAATATCCTGGACCACCACCATTATAATTGAAAAACATCAATTTATGACCACCTTTGAAATCCTTTACTTGAAATTTATAAACTCTAGAACAGCATCTGGCTCTTCCAACCCACTTAAAATTTTTCCATGGTGATTGTCCAGATGTTTCGGCATTATCTGGATTGTGGTATATATCTAAATAATCATCCGCAATTACAGATATGTATAATACATCTCTTTTCCATTTACGTGGGACACCATACCAATTATATCCACTGGAAAAACCTTCTATATTATCCTCAATTACTAGTGATTTTCTATATTGGTAGATAGCTATTATAATAATAACTAATGAAACAATACCTATAAAAGTAAACATTTATATATATTGACATTATATTTTTAGCAGGGTTTACAAGTTGGACTTCCGGACGAAAAATCTTTACATTTACATTCGTCAGAATTATGACCTATTAATTCCCTGGCTTCATTCAATAAATCAATAACAGCATTATCTAATTCTTTTCTTAAGAATTTATTTGCCGTTTTTCCATTATTCATTGAGTGTTTATCGGATTCTTTTCTAGCAGTTGATATTATTTCATTTAAATATGTTACATCATAATTACCACTTTTTGATTTACATTGATTTTTATCATATCCTATACCACTACTTATGTTTTTATGACCTAAAATTGAACACGCAATATTAGAGGCATGTAAAAAAGTCGTTTTTAATGAATTATACTTATTACTCCATTTATTTTCTTTTGCCATAGTTACAGCTGTTCCTACAATTTTATAAAAATCCTCATTATCATAATTATTACCATCTACTTTAAATGTATTATGACATGCGGACATAGTAGCTTTGTAGTTAGGATATACTGAGCTTTTACATGTATAAGTTGAATCGGGATTACTACATCCCGCAGAATTAAACTCAGTATATTTTTTATCTGGGCAAAATTCTAATTTAACAGGAGGTTTAGGATTTTTATATTGAAATTGGACCCATCTCCATAGACTATGTTGTCTGCTATGTCCAGCATTTCTAGGTTTTAAACCATATATACCCTTATATAACATTAATGTCCAACCTCTTCTATTAGCATTTCTTAACCATCTTCTTGACCAATTACCATAGTAATCAATTTCAGCTGGTCTTTTACTATCATAAATCGCATTAGCCCATGGTCCTCCTAACCCATATCTTTGAGTCCATCTAATAGTTCCATTTCTATTTCTAATTCGAGTATCTTGATTCGCACAATATCTATCAGGTAATTTACCATAGCTCTGTGCTCTATTCCAATCAGTACCGGTAGCACACCATCCACCATGCTGAGTAGCAAAATATCTATGATTTCTTCTATGAGCAGAGTCTTGACAATTTTCAAACGTTCCTCTCCAATTAGAATAATATGGAACTCTTCTATTACCACCATCTCTATAACATCCTAGATATTTACCACTTTTTTTATAAATATCACTATATAACTGATACGCAGAAATTTTAACAGAACTTCTATTAAATGATGTCCATTTTCCATTTAAAAACATAAAGCCACCCCAATATCCTGGACCACCACCATTATAACTATAAAACATTAATGAATCTCCACCTTTAAAATTAGGGACTTCAAATAAATAACATCTTCCACAACATCTTGCTTGTCCAACCCATTTAGTATTTCTCCAGGGACTCTTACCTGTAATACCTGATTCTTGACTTCCTACATTATGATAAATGTGTAAATAATCATCTGCGAATACTCTTATATATGCTGTATCTCTTTTCCAATTATTTGGAATACCTCTATATCTTAACCAATAGTTAGAAAAACCTTCTATATTATCTTCTGGAATTACTAAATGTCTATACTGATAAATAGCAATTATCAAAATAATAAGTGAAATAATACCTATAAAATTTAACATTTGATATATATTGATATTATATTTTTACTATATGAGATAAAAATTTGATTTAATATATCTTTACTTAAACATTAAATGTTTGTACTTACTATGAATAATCTGTCACTTAGAAACCAAGAGTTGGTTAAAAATTTAACTTCTGAAAACTATCAATATATGTCTCAGCCTGATTCATTTAATGATATCTTAGAGAATAAAGTTTTAAGTAAGATGCTATTTCATTCAAATACTGATATTATGGCTCCCAAAAGCTCAACAATTGAGAATAATTTAGAATTATTTAATTTGTACTATACTAATAGAATAGATACATGTGATCCTGTTTGTTCCACTGTATGTAAAAATATTTGCTATAGTATTCTAAATGAATTCAGTAAAGATAAAGTAAATTCGAATTATCCTAAAAATATGTTTGAAGGAGATTTTATGACATATTTACTTGAAGAAGATCTGTTCTTCCGAAATATTAAACTCAAAGGAAATATAACATTTAATATATTTCATTCGATATTGAATAATATTGATACTATAAATTACTTTAATTATAATCTAGACAAAGATCACTATGATGATTATTCAGGCGTTGCTGATTATTTACTAAGAACTCTTAATACTCAAATATATACTTATCTTAATCCTTCACCTCAGATTATAAATAGAATTATCAATTTCTTAAAATTAACCGAGGTATTAATTCTAGAAGAACTTGAGAATGATGATATGGAAGAATTAAAAAATACTACAGCTAAATTGTATATGCTCCTATATAGTTCTGTATCAGAAGTAATATCAATAGATAATCATACATTAAGTATATATAAAGATTCAATTGGAAGTAATGCTCTAAACACTAGTCCATTTTTCTCGACAATAATCAAACAAGTTGACCAGTTTAAAGCATATGTAAAAGATCTTATTGATTTAAATTTCTATAAAGACTCAATAATTCAAGATATTCTAGAAATGTCGATAGAAGATGATAATTCTAACTTAGAAATAATAGAAAATCAAATTAGGACACTTACATATTGTCTTAATAGAGAGTCTTTTATCGGTAATGATTTTGATAAATTTGTAATGAAGACAAAACATCTCATACCTATTATACTTAATAGCGATAACATAAATATTCACAACAAAACTAAATTAATACTTGAGTTAGATGATTCATTATTATTTGATTCCGAAAAACATCTTATAAACCTATTTATTGATATTGAAAAATATAACTCCGAAACTGGTTATAATGAAAAACACAAACTAAGAACAAAAGTAATTCGAGTTTTAGAAAATTCTAACAGTAATTCTATATCGCAAATAGAATCGAGTAGATTAAATGAATTCATAACCATATACACGTCGCATTGTATATTTTTGGTTAATCAGATAAAAGAAATCAAAGCTAAAATTGAATCCAGTCAAAATATAAATTCAACCAGTTCGCTTCAACTAGTAATATATCTTAAATATTTGAATGATACTACTAAGTTTCTTAAAAAGTTACAAGTATTAGATAATGGCAATGAACACTATCTCTACAAACAAATTGAACTATATTTCTCTATATTTAAGTATAGTTTATCTTCACGTTTGTATTCAGAAGTTCCACTTTTTCAACAAAGTAATGTTAGTAAAAAACTATTATCACCTAATTGTTCAATTAAACTTCAAGAAATATATTGTAGGCTTTTTCAAAACTTAGAACAGTTATCTAAAAATGATAAATTTATCAAAGAATGTGCGAATAATACCGCATTGTTTGATATTAATGACTATCTTAAAACAGTTAAATATTTTGGTGAATTTGTTTACTTTGAAGACGTTAAAGTATCCGATTTAATTAATAAACTTGTCAAAAATGTAGAAACATCCATTGAAAATCGTGAATCTGTTATTGAATATGACAGTGATATTCCATCTAAATTTTTGGACCCAATTATGTTTACTGAGATAAATGACCCATATGAAATACCAGATGTCAAACAAATAGTAGATAAATACACAATATTCAATCATCTAACATTTAGCCATACAAATCCTTTCACTAATAGTGATCTAATTAAGGATGAGCTACTTGAATATAATAAAACAGATGAGGTAAAGAAAAGAGTTGAAGATTTTAAATTAGAATTTACAAAATGGAAAGACCAACATAAAATGTAATATTATAATAATGAATATCTTTTTTATTATAGCATTAGTTGTTATACTATCATGTATATATAGTCAAAATACTGAGCAATTCTCATGTGGTAAATCGTGTAACTGTGGTAAATCATGCTCCTGTGATAAATGTAGTCCACAATATAAATGTACAATAAATAAACATTTAAGACGAAAATGTACTTGGACTTCTCCGTGTTATAATTAATATAAAACACTAATTATTTACAACAGTATTTGAAGAATTATTCAACTCTTGAATATTCATTATTAGTGAATAATCCTTACTGGTATCACTATCTTGTAAGATATTGCCATTATTGTCTCTTATTTTTATAGTAAGTCTATCCATTCTTCTAATAGGCGGATTAAACTCTTTTGTAGAATACCCAATATTAGTAGATTCATAATAGATAAGAGAACTATTATTATTGGGAATTTCTAAAAAAGCATGTTTTTGAATATTATTATTATTAGAATATTTATTATTCAGTTCTTCTATATCTAATATAAGATAATCAGTTGGATATAAACAATTAGGTAAATCAGCTATAAAAAAATTAGTAGATAATACCATGTTGTCATATTCAGTTTTTGTATACCATAAATCGTTTGTAAATGGATAAGTCGCCTTAATTTGAGGAGTATTCTTATATTTATAATTTACTGTATCTCCTAATAAATCCTCTAACTTCTTATCTCTATAGTTAATAATATCTACTGGTGAAGGATATGTATAAAATCCTCCACCAACATTTTTGATATTTCTATAATAAGCATAGTAATTAAACAATAATCCATTAGGAGGTGGTGGTGGTGGTGCACCTGAAGGTGTTTTTGTAAGTATACTTGGATCATTTGAAATAGAATAAATTGGTAATATTGTTGGCCAAGGAGAAGTAACAGGATTTTCAAGATGAAATAAAAATGGATTACCCGCTGTCAGTGTTCCTGAACCAGGATCTTGACTTCTAATATCGTTGTAAGAATTAAATGGAGAACATTCTCCTAATAAATTCTTTACTGATATATAAGTATTATAGGTATTAATATCATATGGAGTAACCGCATTATTACATAATTCTTCCATTTTATAATAAGAAATATCAATATGTTTATTTTGAAGTAAAGACTGATAGGTTGTTATATAATTATTAGTCAAATAACTGTAATCAGGTGTTACTGGATTAAGAGGATCACCATAATTTATACCTATTTCATTAACCAATTCAACTGTTGGACTATCTTCTATAGAACCAAAATACTCATCTTCTCTATCTAATATCTCATTCAAATAATAGGAAAAACATATGGTAATCTTATTTTCTTCTATTTTAAAGTTATTTAAACCAGGATTCTTAGATACTGGATATGAAAAATTTATGTCGCAATTAATATTTCCACCAATTTCTCCTTGATTAGGGTCATTTGGATTAACAAATGGACTACCTAAATTTATATAATTAGAACTAGTGCTATCACTCAGATCATAAATTCCAGTTAAATTAGTAGAGATATTTTTTGATACTAGGTTATTCATATTATTCAATTTAAGTGTATAATCATTTATAGTATTAGTAGTAGTATTAGTATATTTTAAATTAATAGCTAAATCATTATTATTAGATACTAATGCACTTTTAATCTGATTATATAAAAATTCCTGAGATGATCTATTAATAGTAATACTTGAGGTTTGAAAATATTCAGGATGTTTTGTCTTTATTAAATTTACTATAGAAGACTCTTCATTATTGGCTCCTCCAGATAATATATTATTACCCTTTGATAGTTGATGTGTAGTGTATACTTCCAACACACTATTTGTGAGACTATTTCCTAGTGTCAATTCTTTACCATTAAGCTTAAATATTGTTTGATAATCATGAGTTGGTGATAATGATGGTAGTGATATTGTTCCTGGATTTAATGGTAAAAAATCTATTATAGGTCCTCCGGGGAATAAAGGACGAGGCATACTGGCAAACAAACCATTATATTCTTTATAACAACTACCTGGATAATCTATATCGTCAAATCCCAGATTAATAAAAATCTTTTTAACATGAGGATATATAGTCGCAAATTTGTAATTATCATAAGGATTTAATGTCATTAATTTCATAATACCTTTCGACTCAAAAGCTATAGGATAATTATTAGTCCAGGTTGGCACATAGTTATTATTTAGATTGATTAATTCATTTAGATTACTAGTTGTAGGAGGATGGACTGAACTTAATGTTATTTCAATAGGTAATTGCCTGTTAAAATATTCATAATTTAATATACTTCTTTCAGGAAATATAGTTTGTATAGGTGGAACAGGTGCCTGTGTTCTCATATCTCCAATTATTTTATTTAAAACATCTATATAAGTTAATACAGAATTGTAAAATACTTTATCAGCAATTGTATTGGTATCAAATATAGGAGAAAAAGATGATGGAGTAGGATTAGATGAAGATGGAGTTCTTGAATTATCAGTAGAACCAGATGAATTATCCTGAAAAAATCCTTTTGTTGCTACACCATTATATGTAATTGATACATTATTATTCCACCATGCTGGAGGAGCTAGTAATTCACCTTTATTATCAAGATTACTTGCTGGACTTTTAATCAAGAATAATCTTGGATTTCCATCATCATATTTAAGAATAAATTCATCTCCAGCCCTTGTTATCAACTTAAATCCTTCGTATTCAACAGATGTACCTAAATACTCACTATGAACAACTTCTGTATCAAATTCGTCGAATATGAATTTATTACAATCAAATGGATATTTTGTGCTAAACCCTAGCATTTTTAAAAACATGTTCTTTGGATTCGATTCATATATTGTAGTAGGTTTTCCTTCTTCCCATCTATTTTCCCAAGTTATATCAGGATTATTACTGTAACCGACAAGACTATTGACTGTTTTCTCTACCCTTGAATCAAGGCCAAATAAACCAAATGATTTTTCATCTAATATATAATTAATTACGGTATTATCATATTGATTATAGCAGTTCATATGATCGCAATTAATATTGTAATTTCCATTTAATTTGTAAATTATAAATCTATCTATTTTATCATCATAATTTAACTTTAAAGTTGGAATTGACACACTTACAATACCAGAATTACTGATATTTGTATATGTTATCTTTGTTAATAATTCCTTTAATTTAGGAGTCAAATAATTATTAATACAATCATCGAATAGTTCAATTATCTTATCCTTATCATATGTATCCATCATACCTACTTTAAAACTATCTAATTCTATGAAAGCATCATCTTTGAGTATTTCAGTCTCATCTTCTAAATTAATATATAATGAAAGAGTGTTATTTGAATTATTTATAACTGGTAAATTATAATTAAAATAGGCTTTAATTATTTCTAACTTCATTACATCTGAAAATGTATCATCTAAAAATAATGTAAAATCATATTTATTAGGATATTTAACTTTATCTCTATAAGCTGAGTTTACTATTATAGTTTTAATTAAATTATTATGAGGAACAATGCTTCTTCCTCGAGGAATAAAATGTTGATAATAATCTACAACTTTATTGTTTTCCATTATAATAGATATACATAAGTTTTTAGAAAAAATATCGTATTAAAGCTAAAAAAAATAAATATTAATATTAATATAGTCAATGGAAAGGATTTATTTTTCTAAACAAAATTTTAGTATAATTTATAACATTTTAAGAAAAAAGATTATGAATAGTAGTAATTACGATATAACTACTACTGAATCTTTTCACAAAGAACTTGTAAATGTTATGAAAACAATATACGCCAATAAAAATTCACAACAATTTAACATTCCTAGTAATTTATCAGATATTGATACAAGTAGATATCTTTCTCAAAAATGTATTAATATTGCCTTGCCATATTTTGAAGATAATATCAAAAAAACTCAGTCTCAGTCTGGACCTTCAAGAGAGCCTGACAATAAAACACTCCAAATGAATAGACTCGAAAGAGATATGAGCACAGGACTTAATAGTCAAATAAATAGATTATCAGATAGACCCTCCGCAAACACAAGAATGAATAATGATAATTCTCCTGATGTTAATAGTCAATATGACCAGATAATGAAAGCCAGACAACCAGTCCAACAAAATCTACCTAACCCTGTTAATTTTCAAGCTGTCAAACAACAAGAGAGTAACAACGATGTTCAATCTAGATACTCACAATTGACAGCAATGAGAGAAAATGAATATACTCAGCAACCTCCATCACAACCAGCACAAACTAATACCAATTCATTTCAACATCCATCAACTAATATTAACCAACAATTTCAATCTGGAAATGCAAGTGAAATGAGCAACAATATTAACATGACAATTCGAGACAAAAATAGAGATGGTTATCCTAATCCTACTAATCAATTTAATTCATTTCCACAAAATAATCCTAATGAAATAGGTGCTAATTTAAATAATAATCCATTTGGTTCTAATGTTCAAGCTCCTACAAATTCTCTGGAAAGTCAATTTGGAAATATTACAAATACTGACCAACCAATAAATACAAATATTCAACCCGATGTATCGGAATCAATTAATATGGTTCCTGATAATGTTGATTATGACCAACTTATGAAACAATTTGAAATGCCTAACCCTGTTAGTTCGGATACGCCAACAGAATATGACGGGGTTAATTCAATGAACGACCAATTTCAAACTAGTATTGTTAATTCTCAAAAAATTAGAGAAGAAAATGTCGTTCCTGAAACTCAAGTAGTTGATAGTGAATTGAGAGCACTTGAGAAAGTTCCTAAAGTAAATAATGTAGATAATACGGAATATACTCTTCTTAAGGAAATTCTTCAAAATCAACAAGTTAATCTTGATGATACTAATAGAAGAATTAATGACCTGGTTACTATAATGGAAAAACAGGATCTGGGAACATTCTATGAAACAATGGTTAATATGCCATCACTTATTGCTAAACAGCAAGATGAACAATTTCAATTTAGAAAACATAATTTAGTCATTAGTTCAAGGGATAGAGATTTAACAAATACATCATTTGATAAATATAACTTTAGAGTTGAGTTTGGTGTGGAAGGTGACAGTGTTGTTGTTGATAGACGTAGAGACCAAACAAATCCGAATCCAAATGCTATAACTGATGCACCTGTTACTTTTGACTCGCCAGGAGCTGCTAATCCTAATCTAGTTGATGTGCTAAAGAATGTAGTCGAAATAAAACTCTTAAGAGTTATTATTCCTAGACCTCGTGATGCTGTTTATTATCCTGATCCATACTACTTTGTATGTATTGAAGAATTTGGTTCTAATGTATTAACTACTAAAAGATTGTCAGATAAGGTATTTTGTAAGATACATTTCGATAAAGAAGTTGTATTTGGAGGTGTTGGTAACTCTGCGATTTCAAATAATAGTGAGGGAGTTGGTAACTTAAATTCAGATCATGAAGATGATAATGGCAGAAAATACCTTTATTACAAGAATGATGATGGAGATAAAAAGGTATTTTATAATGCACCACTGGCTTCGTTAGACAGACTAACTATTAAAATACTAGATTCTAGGGGTAGAGAACTAAGTCATAAGGATAGTTGGGGCGATAAGGACAAATGTGAAGTACTTTCTGGAAAATTAGATCCTAATGCTTGGAATAATACATTTGTTAAAGATGAACTTATAGAAATATATGCTACTGCAACTCCTATAACAATAGGAGAAGAAAAAAGAATTACTAAAACAATAGTTAGCACTAAGACAATTCAACATGGACCTCCTGCACCTAGTACTTTTTCTGATGGAACTTATATTAATCTAACAAATCAAATAGAATATATATTCGAAGTTACGACAAAAGAAAAAGATTTAGATGGTATTTTTAAAGCCGAAAATCTATAATTAAACTATTTAAATATTAATTAATATCTTATTTAAATGGTTTTACTATTAATCGATGATAGTATATTAGATAATGATATCATCAATGATAAATTTTTTACTAATAATAATATTATACCTCTTAATACAGATATTGGTATCATAAAGGTTCCATATTACTATAACAGTAAACATTATTATAGAGATTTAAGTATAAATAATCAAATCAAATATGAAGACATGATGGAAATAAAATTGAAACCGGTAAATTATGCTAAATATGCAAGCATATCCTTCTATAATCCAAATGTTTCAAATGGAGACATAATATCACATGAGTATATACCTACAAAAATGCGAAAATACAATATAGCTCCTGAAAGTATTATTATTAAACGAATAGTAGTATGGACAAATACCACCTATTTATCTGCTACACCATTTATGAATATTTTATACAATGATTTTCCATTAAATTCTCTGAAAATAAATTTTATAACTTTTTCAGCATATAATAGACAATATTTCAAAGAATATATACTCTTACCCAAAAAAGATATAAAAATTCCTATAAAGGATAATACATTCCTAGATGTTGCTAATATAATTCCATTAAAAATAAAAGATATTAAATTTGTAATAGAATGTTTAATAATTTAGTCTTCTCTATCGAAGCCACAGTTCGAACACATATCAATAGCATTAGGATTTACAGTATCGCATATATCACATGTCCAATTGTTATCATCTACGATATCTTCATCTAATTCATCAACTTCAATACCTATTTTTTTATTATAGCAAGATGTTATACTAGAAATATACTTGTTATATTCAGACGCATTATCTACAGCAGAAGGTATTTCACCCAATTCTTTAATACATGATTCAATCGTATTATATACATCTGGTGTGTATTTTTTGTGATCTAAATCAAAGCTTTTCTTGGAACCTTTGACTACAATATTACCAATTACATATTTACTACGATGTGATAATTTAGTAGAAGGATTTATACCTTTGAATGAATAGTAATCATATATAGGGGTGTTTTCTTCTACATCTCTATAACTTTCAAGATTTCCTGGGATTATAACCAATATTTTTACTGAAGAGTCTTTATACTTGATAGGTATCGTAAAATATTTCATAACTACTTCACGAGTTTCATCTAATCTATCTGTTTGAGTTGATTCAAGCACATCTTGATTATCAATACTGTATACGTAATTACCACTATCAGAAATAGGAGTATCATAGCAACTCATTGATTCTAATTCAGGGTCCGATCTTATATTTTCCATTCTATTAAATTGACAATCTACAGCCACTTCTTTGAATAAATGAAGGAATTTTTTAAGAATACGCTCCTTTTTCTGTGAGATATTTACTAATACTTCATCACTAGTTATTTTATCATCCGCGTGAATAATTCCTTGTCTATACGATAATAGCTCACTATTATATGTTAATTTAGCAATTCTCATTTTTTCCTCCTCGTCAATATCGTCACCTTCTTGTTCAACAACCTGTTGAATAATACTTTCTTTTCTATTTCTAAGATAATCATATACGAGTTCTTCACTGTTTTCAATAAATCTATCTGGTTCTTCAAGCTGTTCTTTAGAATATTTGATAACATATTTATATACCTTTACATTTCTCATAGCAACTGGAAGTTCATTATGAGAATTAGTTCTTCTGGCTCTTCCTATAACCTGGTCAGCTCTAACATTATTCCAATATGGTTCCATAATATGGACCTGTCTTACTGCTGTTAATGAAATACCTTCAGCTCCTGATTGAGTTGTCATTAACATTTGACATTTATTTCCAAATAAATTGTTTGTAGCATTATAAATATCTAATATTGTTTGTCTGGCTTCAACAGATTCAGAACCTGTCCATAATGCAAATTTACATAAATCAACGTCGTCTGTTTTAATTTCATTACCGTTCCAGTCAGATAAAGTTAGAATATCACCATCAATATCTTCAATCATATATGATTTAGATAAACCTGTATCATCTTTATGGCCGTCTTCACCTCTTTTAACTCTAACCCTTTTACCAATTTCTAATGTGCTGTTCTCCATGGTTACTTTTTCGCTAAGATTATCATCTGATAATTCAATTCTAGTATAACCATTGGCTTGTAATACTCTTGAAAAGATCTCAACTCCTTCAACTGCTCTAAATTGTGAATATGCAAATGATTTTCCATTTGAATTCAAAGTATTATGTAACATTTTAAAATATTTAGGAGAAAGTGCTTCTAAGTTATAAGGACTATCATTAATAGTCAGATTTTCTTCTGTGAGTGAATTTACAGCGTCCAATAGTTTATCGTTATAAGTTCTCTCATCTACATCAAATACATCAGATAAACCTTCTAAAGATTCAATTGTTGTCTGGTCCCCCCAGTCATAAGTATCAAGTTCTTCAAATAATTCACTAATGTCTCCAAACTCTTTTCTGAATAATGAACCTAATACAACTTCGGCAGATTCTTGTTCATCTCCTGGCAGACTTTCTACATATGCTTGAATTTTTGCTGAAACTCTATCGCCTTTTGTAATTATTTCAGTAATAGCATTTGTTATCTCTTCCCTTTTACTAGCGGATGAAAATGATAGTTTATCTTTTTTAGGTGGCATAGGTCTTTCAATTCCAGGTGGAAATACAAAGATACCACGCTGTCGTGTATAAACCTTGAAGAGTTTAGATATATTATCTAGTGCTTCACCTCCACTAGAAGATCTTCTCATTTTTGTAGCCATTTCCTCCTTTTCTCTTTCAATTTGTCTATATTCAATATACTCTAAGAATTGATAATTAGACATAATTACTTCGACATCTTCAGGATCCGCGTCAATTCTTTCGGGAAAGATAGGTTCTTCACCATAGTCACTACTTACTTCATTATAAAATGACACTAATCCAAGTATTCTATTTTTTAGACTAATCTGATTTTTAATATCTCCCGCATCATCTGTAATATAGGTTTCATTAAATAATTTTTCGGATGATTCCTTAAATTTACTATTTGCTACCATAATTTTACTAGTATCTGTTTTATCAAGAATATCTGGAAAAATTGTCATCATTGATAGTTTGGCATGAGAATCTATTCTATAATTATTTTCCAATAAGTATCCTCTTAAATTTAGGATAAGTTCATCATTAGAGAAAGTAGAAATCATATCATCACTTTCCAATTCTTTAGTTACACCTATTTTAGTTCCACTTTCGTCATAATTATTTACAAATCCATTTGGTGTTCTTGTTATATGGACGGTGCCACTTTTAACAGTATATCTATCAACATATGGATATTTTTCTAAAAGATTTTCAAGTTCAATGATATTTGTAATACCATCCCTTTTACTAACGTTAAACTCAATAACACGTATAAATCCACGTAGCATATTAAGCATCAGTCCAAGTTCATATGGAAAGTTAATAACAGGAGTTCCTGATAGAAATACCAATTTACTATTTTTGGATCTCATTATTAGTTCATATATTCTAGGACTATTGTATCCTCCTCCTATCATACCAGATGTTAAATTATGAATTTCATCCACAATTACTACCTTATCATCAAATGGATTAGGGACATTATTATCAGCATTATATATATGATTTAATATAAGATCAACGTGTTTTTGTTTGACATCTCTAGGAGATACACTACCAACTAATCGTTGAAATATAACACTATAATTAGGAACCAATTGTTCCAATATTTTTGTAATAGTGTATTTACCAGCATTGTAATTACAAAATTTATATTTGTATCCAAACATTAAGTTAATTTGTTTGTCTAATGATTTGTGTTCAGCGTCGGACAATATTGAATAGTTAGGTTCTTTATTATAATCAACCAACCATAAACCTTGTTTTTTTGATGAACCTGAACCAATACTCACCTCATTTCTAAGTTGTAGATATAGATCATCTTGAACACCTTTAGTTCTGAAAAAATCCTGAAATCTAGACTCGTTAATAGATGCTGTTTCTCCTAGTTCTACAAACTTCCAGTGAAAGTTTTTCTTATAGGCTACTTCGCCAAATGTTCTAATCTCTTCGACGTAATTTCTTCTTAGTGAAGCTGGAAGTAATACGACTACTTTTCTATCACTAAAACCTTCACCTATGAGGATGGACGCTCCAGATTTTCCTGAACCAAGTCCATGATATAGAAGTAATCCTCTGTATGGCGTTTCTTCACTAAGATAGTCGGATACGAATTTTTGATGATTAAATGGTTGTATGTTATCAAACTTATTATGTTCCGAATCCCATAATTTTATTGGAAGTCTTTTATTTGAATCTGAACGAGTTCCCAATGTAAATTCGGTATTAATAAATCCTTGAAAATTAGTTTTATTTGGTAGTGTAAAATTAGTTAAACTCAACCTATTATTAGTGTATTTATATAAACTTGCTTCTTCGAATTCGTTTATGTGTGTGTTAAAATTTCTTATTGGTGTCTCTCTTTCAAGATATGAAGTTAACTTAAGTTTTAAAGATTTTAATTGATTATTATCATTTTTACTCAACTTATTGAATTTAATTTTTTTAATCAATATATTCATACCCATAAGATTCCCCCTTAGCGATAATGCATTTTCAACATCAGGAGATATATCGTGTAATTTAGATTTTACAACTATTCTTTGGATTAAATTTTCTATACTGTTTTCACTTTCTTCTAAAACTCCTAGTTTTAAATGAAGTTCTTGTATGATAGAATCAATATTAACTAACTTATCTTCATCATAATATTGAATAGTTTCATCGGAATATAAACTGTTTAAAAGCTCCAATGCTATATTTTTAGATGCGGCATATGCCTCTAAAGTAGGTTGATCCTTAAAAAAAACTATTGGAAAATTAATAGTTTTTTCGTCATGATCTATTACAATTTTAATATAAGCTTTTACAAGTTTGCCAGACATTTATAATATAGACAGAAATTACTTATAAATAAAAAATATAGTTTTTTATCAAATTTTTTATCTAAGTGAGATTTAAAGCGATAAATTTATTAGATAATATACTTTTTTTACTGTAAAATTTATGTATATGGTTAATTGCTGATAATTTATCATTGAAATAAGGGGTACATATATCAAAATCTACCATAGAAAATAGTTCATCTAGGGTATTAGCCTCAATCACCTGATTTATAGTTTTAATAGCATAATCATGTCCATTATATAATTTAATTAACTGATTATTCTCTAAATTATTAAATATCCCTTTCTTCTGACGTATTTCGTATTTTTTAGAACCATTTTTAATATGAGCTAACGCACGTCTATTTATACTTATCTTAAGCATCATTTAATTTGGCAAAAATAAAAATATTTTTATCAAATTTATTCAGCATAATTAGGTATAGAGAATTTAGAAGTAAGTTGTATTTCATCCATTACATCAGTATACAATGATATAAGACCCTTATTAATGTGCATAATGTTAAATTTCTTAAATATATAGTCATATTTACACATTACTATAAACACTTTTCGAGTATCCTGAATAATTTGAGAAGACATCTCCATCATCTGGACTCTTGCTTTTCCTACCTTTTTTAATGAATATTTATCATCTGTTCTAGCATATAGTTCGTTTATTCCATATGTATCCGTTTTTCTCATTTCAAGATAGAATATTTTAGGTTCATAATTACCCATATCATATACTTGATTCTCGACATAATTCATTTCATCGTGCATATGTTTTACTAAGTCTTTCTTATCCTGTTCTATATCTAAGTTTCGAAGTTGTGGTAATTTTTTAAACTCATAATCATTTTTATTATAGTGATTTGTATTAAAGTAGAAATTCATAGCTACCTTTAAACCATAGAATTTGATACCTTTTATTGGAATTTTAGATACCTTTAGTTTATCAACACTTTCTTCGATTTCATTCAAGTTGAAATATGCTTTTTGTTGAATGATAAATGGACAAATTGGAGTAAAAGAGTAGCCATTATCAAATATTTTGTTCATTAATTCAATATTTTTAATTGTATTTGACGGCGACTTATTACCATATGATAATACAACCTTTTCACATAAGAAGTACCATTTTTTACTATAAGATCTATAAATTTCCCCATATAATAGTGTTCCATTATATAGATCGTCGTTAAAACTACACGGAACAGATATAATTTTAGGATAACTATTTTTACTATTGGAATCCATTTCAATCATAAGAGCAACATTTTCATTATAAATTCGTGTCAAATACATATAGACATATTTACCTAAAGATATATAAGTAGCAACTATATCTTTATCCTTAAGAGTGTCTTTTAATCTATCTGAATAGCTTTTTTCAAATAGATTAAGTGGATTATATCCTACTTGTTCTTCAAGAGAATGTATAATATCATGTTTTGCTCTATCATTTTTAATTATAAATCCAGAAGAATTACAATATCTAATCTTATGAGTATCCATTTTATTTGTTAATTAATAATACAATAATCTTAAATCAAAATTATTTTATTATTTATAAATAATTGTAAGCATTTTCATATACCGAAAAAGCAATTGAATTAACTATTACTGCTCTTAATAGACAGTATCCTAAACCTCTATATAAATTTCCCAATTTAAATGCTTCCTTCACGTTTATTTTCAGAGCGAGTTGTCTATTTCTTATCACATCAAATGGATAAGTTAATGACCAATTAGTAACACCTGCTATCGCACCCGATATAGGTATTGAAATATTAAGTTCTCTACAATTATCATATGACATAAAATAAACGCCAAAAGCAATACTTTCTCTTGCTAAAGTCATAGTTATACCCCTCATATTATTATACATTTCTATGTTTATGTTATTTCCAACCTGTCTGCTAATTTTGGCTTTATCATAAAAATATACAAATGGTGTAACACATACTCCAGACATAAAACCATTTATAAAACTATGATGTCCCTTTTCTTTGAGTCTTTTATTCATAGAGAAGACAATTGAATTACTTAATACGGAAGATTGCATAGGATACATTACTCCTCTATATAGTTTTCTTAAAGATAAGGATTTCATGTTCATATTATTTTGAGTCAGAACCTTAAGGGTATCTAGTGGATAACCTACTATAGTTTGAGCAATTCCACTTATTCCACCGGCAATAATATCCTTCATTAATGATTATAAGTATTATATTAACTCTAATACAGTTTTATATAATTATTTAAATTTGATTATTATTAATAAATATTTAAGATTAATATTAATTTATTTAGATAAGATGACGATTGTAAATGAAAATGTTGACAGTGACTTTAAACTTTTGAAAACAATGCGATACGGTCCTATGACAACAGATCATTATCTCGAGTATAGAAGCGAAGTTTCTCCTAGCAAGAAAGAAGAACTTGAATTTTTGATCTCAAAAGTCAGACGAGAAAATCCATGGTTATATATGATTATTGAAGTTGCTAAATATTATCTGATTAATAAAAACGAAATTAGAATTGATACTCAATTTTTAGCATTAAATAGAGTTCCCAAACGAGTAGCATCCCGTCAAAATATTCCTAAATTTGGGGATGCGGTTAAAGATACTCATACAACCACAATATGTAGTCCAGTATATTTGACTCCTCCAGGAGTTGATAGTGATGAATACGCAAAAAGGATGAATAAGGAATATAAAGAATTAGAATCAACATATAGTTTTTTCAAAACGGATAAATATGGTGTTGATACTGAGAATATGCCTGTTGAAAATAATAAAGTTAGCTATAACAAGGGTGCTTTAGATGATGTTCATGATAGAATCGCTAATAAAAATGCTAAAAGTAAATTTAAGATATTTAAGCCCTCTGGCGTAGCTATGAATATCATGAAGAAAATAGAAAATGACGATAGCTTATCTGAAAGCACAAATGGAATGAAGAAAACTGGCGGTTATCTCCCTCCTGGTATGAAAAGGCTTCCATCAGGACCCAAAAATCCGGATAATGTATATTCGGTTGTTGTCAAAAATATTCCTCAACATGTAGATTCTCGAGATGCTGAATATCTAATAAGAGGAATGTTTGAAAGCTATGGTGAAATTAGTAGAATCAAAGTATTGCGTGATAATAGTGAAAATGAAGATATCCGTAATAGGGGAATTGCGTTTGTTGACTTCTTTTATAAAGAAGCAGTTGAAAATGCTATTAACGACAGAGATACACATCGTAGAACCATAGAACATATGGTGCTAGGTGTGGAAGAAAAGAAAGAACGTAAAAATTAAAGAGTTGAAAATGTCGGATTAAATTCGTCAAATGCGTAAACATTTCCAAATCTTTGGTCATTTAATTCTTTAACATCACTCATAAGTCCCTTTTTAGTATATTCTTGACTAAGTGTTGGAACTTGCTCAAATGTATATTTTTTATTGTTTTCTTTAAAATATTTATCTAATTGGCTTTGTCCTTCGAGATTAATGTCTATACTATCTGATAATTTTCTATAAACTTCATTATTATTTGATTCCTCTACATCTAAATATTTCATAAAATCACCATTGAAGTTTGTTTTTATATTATCTAATTCACTTGATTTAATAATTAAATCGGAGTCAGTATCAGCATTTAATCCTGAATCTATTTTTTCTATCTCAATAGGTGCTTGATTAATATCTATAGTAGGTTCCTCAGAATGAATTGTTTCTTCTTCAGGAGTTGGAGCTAAAATATCATATTCACCCATTTTAAGATTATAATGTATAAAAAGTATTATTCCTAAATACCCAATAATAAGAATTAAAAAATCTAAGTCCATTTTATTATATTATAATTATATTTAAATTTTTTAAAAATTCCTTGTTTTATTCTTAAATTTATTTTATATCATTACAGTATAGAAATGAGTGAAGTCAAAGCCGATGAAGTTGTAGTGAATATCTCTACTGGACCTGATGCGGAAGGTATTGTTTTGCTTGCTAGAAAAATTAAAGAACTACTTGTAAAAATGCATATCAATAAAGACGTCAAAAAGCTATCCATGGATAAATTAATCAAAATTAATAGTGAAATTCAAAAATTAACTGGGGAAGTGAAGATACTCGCAAATGAGATTAAAAATATTTCACCTACCCAAAAAGCAAAAAGATTAATGGCTATTACTATTAAAGTATTAGAACATTCAGACGTTCAGGAATTATTATCAGACGAAGTTAAAGCAGATTTAAAAGATTTTACTGATAGTGAAGAAATGGTAAATATTATTATGGAAATTTTAGACTGGACATCAGACCAAGTATTAGACGGCTATGATAATGATGATAATGGAGCAGTCACAGTTGAAGAAGTGGAGGCGGATACAGTTAAATGTTGTGCGTGCAAAGGATGTTGTCCTTGTTGGAGTGGATTTGCTAAAGGATTTGCCAAACTTTGGTCCAAATTTTTCGTAAAAGTATTATGTTGTCAAGGTGGAGGTAATCAAGTAATTTATGATCAAGCCAAATATGACGAAAAAACAAAATAAATAATAATTATAATTAATACTAAATTATAATTATTCTTCAATTTGAGAAATCATAGACATTATTTTATCAACTCTATTAGGCTTACTAATAATTATCTCAATCGATGATTTGTTAGTTGATTTACATTTTTTCACTCTTACGGTAAAACATGATATCAACATTATCTCTAATACTTCTTCTTCTTCGATATTATCATATTGTTTATAATTAGGAACAATATATTCATCTCTATCATGTCTTTCTTTAGTGATTAATTTATCACCTAATGATAAATAATCATCATAATTTTTGATTAAATATGTCATTTCATTATTTCTTAGTATAAATTCTTCATTTCCTTTATGATATGTATGTTCAGTATAGTTATATGTTCTAATTTTATTTTTAATACCCTTAGTATTCTTAATAATGCGTTTGACCGTTGATTCGTTTAGCGATGAGTTAAATACATCCATATTGTCAGATTTACCAAGAGTTATCCGGATAATATTATTTTTATTTGCTAATGATAGATGTTTATTCAGAAATGTCTCCATAATTAGATATTAATACTGAATAATAAGTAAATAACTTTAAATCAAATTTATTTAATTATCAAAAATTTGATGTAATTTTTTATTTAAAAATAAAACGTTAAAACATTAATATGGCAAATAAAAAATCAGCTGTTCTATTAGAATGCGATGGAGAATCCGTCTCAGAAATTAAAATTAGTAACAATTTTAACATGAATAAATTTGACTTTTCTAAAATTGATTCAGGTGATGTAGAAGATGTTAGAGGAAAGGGAAAGATTGAACGCGAATGCGATTTCGAATGGCAAGAAAATACATTGTCTGTATTTGCGTTTAATGATGGTAAAGCGGGTAAAGAAAATAAAACTGAATTACCACCACCACTAGATACACAATTATATTTTGGAAATATAATTATCATAGCTCACACTGGAGGTGAAGTTAAAAATTTATCATTAGAAGAATATAAAGAATTTTATAATAGTGCTTTTGGAGGATTTGAAGATCTTGGTGAGGAAGATAGTTGGTCTAGTGAAGAAGACCCTAATTCGGAAGATGAAAGATTTATTGTAAATGATGACGATGATGACGATGATGAAGAATTTGTAGTCAATGACGCCGATGAAGAAGAAGATAGTGAATTTTCATCAGAAGAGGATACGGAAGAAAGTGGAGAGTATTCACTTCATTCTGAAAACTCAAACGATGATCCAGAAGACTCCGTAAACGAGGAGCTTAATCTTGAAGAGTGGAGTATTATCGATAAATACTGTTCCAATATTGATAAAAAACTCTTGAAGGCTCCTATTAGTTTTAGAAAAAAGTTTCATGCTTTCTGGGAAACCAATCCTGAGTTTATGAAAAAATGGACTAAATATCAAGAAACATCTAATAAAGATATGAAGAAATGGTCTAAATGGATGAAAGATAAATAATAATATTAATTATTAAAATTTGATATTATTTTTTTATACTTAAATATAAATTAAACTTTAATCATAATGTCCGAGGAAACAATTGACCCACGACAATACGCTATTTCTAGATTTGTTGAACTACTTTTAAAAGAAAATACTAAACTACAAAAAAAAGATAGAAGTACCAGTAAAAAAATAGGGGAATTAGCAACTGATATTGAAAAAGGCATTTTTAACAAGACTATTGAAAAGGCAACTAAAAAAAATATTCCCAGAAGGTGGGAAGATAAGGTTTTCTTAGATTTATACAAGGTCTCATTGGTAAGTGTTTATTCCAATATTAATTCGGATTCTTATGTTAATAATGATAGATTATATAAACGTTTAATTGATGGTGAATTTGCGGGATATGAACTTGCTACTATGAATCATCAACAATCTTTTCCAGAACGCTGGAAAGTGCTTTTGGATGAAAAAAGTAAGAGAGATAGATATCTATTTGAAATTAATAAAGAGATGGCAACTGATCAATATAAGTGTGGTAGATGTCATAAGAGAGAATGCACATACTTTCAACTTCAAACTCGTTCTGCGGATGAACCTATGACTACATTTGTTACTTGCCTAAATTGTGGAAAACGGTGGAAGTTTTAAATAATAATCTTTTAGATGCGTTAGTTTTTATTTTTTATTAATTATTATTAATAATAATGGATATTATTAAAAATAAACATAGTCTTAATGTTAATATCATTGATTTTAATGATGAGAAAAATATTGGCTTATATCCTATAGTTGTATTTCAAAGTACTGTTAATAAACCATCTGGAACAGAGATTTATCTTAATATCGAATCTATATCTTTATCAAATAAACTAGAATATAATATATATCCAGTCGATTCAGATAAAGGTGAATTGTATAGTGGTAAGCTAAGTATAACAAGAAACAAAAATAATGTTATATCTATACCATGCAATAGTTATAGATTATTTTTTATATCTATAATAATTGAGAAATACTTTATAGATTGCAGAGAAATAACATCCGAAATGAAAAATATTCCAGAAGAAGATTATTATGATACTAATGATTACTTATATTATGGAATGTATCATGTCAATTAAATGTAGTAATAAAAAATTTATTAGTATATTTATGTATTTTTAATAATTAGTTCTTCTACTCTCCAATCTTCAATTTTACCATTAGGAAGAGTTCTTCTAATAATTAATGGAATTTTTTTCTGTTTAAGTTCCATTAGCGCTATCTCATATGCATTGTTCACTTTACCTACTATTTCAACCATAGGTTTATCTCCAGAGGCAATCATTTCAGCTCTAACACCTAGTAGTTTTGCTTTTTCAAATTTAGTCATATAAGGCATTGTCATCTTATCATTATTATAATAATTACTATAAGTTTTTTCAACTGAGATTACATAATCATTTTGACCTGTTTTAAGTCTATCTGCTAACATAGAACTATCTTCTTCGTCATTTTCATCAATTTCATCATTATCTCCTGATTGAGACATACTTAAATCATCTCCTATATAACTTTCGGCAAAACTGCCACTATCCAAATCATCAACATTAGATGCGTCATCAAATTGTTCGCTCATACTGTATTATATAATAATAAAACTTTTAATATTATATAATTCATCAAATTTTATAATATTAAATCATTTATAAATCTTTTAATTATTACCTAACCAACTTGTTCCACAATTAACACACATATATAAATACTTCATGTTCTCTGGGTCATATTTAATATATAATACTTCTCGTTCTGGTTTTTCAAATTCATTATCGATCTCAACTCCCTTCAATGGATTTTCTTCAGCTACAGACGTTAATTTTGCCAGCAACTTATCACTAAAGTCTACAATATCGATTCCCTCTTTAAGAATAATTCCTGCTAAAGTTAATTGAATTCTTTTAGTATCAATTATATCAGATTGAAAATCATTTAATAGTATATTAAAGCTCATTGTTACATCTTCATCTTCCATCTCTTCTGGTATATTTTTTAAATATACTGTGTTATTCAAATCTGACTCGCTATGATTAGTAATACATTTTTCATTAACACATTCTAGATTAAGTCTTGGTAGGGCTGAATCATAAATTGTATATTTATTACTTAATATTTTATCGGCAATAAAATCATTTTCATAATTTCTCTTGTAAACTGACTTATTATCACTAATTACTCCTGATTGATGTCCACAGTTTTTGCAGTAATTAAACAATTTTAAAGGGGAGCTTTCATCTCCATCTATTTCATGGGACAATTTTGTATATAACATAAAATTACATTCGGGGCAAAATTCCATCTTGTTCTCTTTTATATAAATTAAGATTTCTTTAATTCATTATCAAATTTATATTTAATTATCTTCAATTAAAATAGCTAATTCTTCATTTAGAATATGATATCTTTTACCACTACTATCAATTCCAATTTTAACATCACATAATTCTAGTTTACATTTAAATTGCCAATTTTGATTTTTAATATATTTTTTAATAGGTCTTTTTTTCAATTTAAATTTTTTCGATATCATATCTACATATTTATTAATAGGATATTCGAGTAAATCTATTTCCATGTGATTATTATTAATAAAATCTCTTTATGTAAATGATGAAAAATAAAAGTAATATGCGTTAAATTAAACCTTATACCATCGTTTTTGACCTGTTTTTGTTTCTTTTACTTTCCACATTTTACCATCAACGCCTTTTAGTTCGTGATTTAATTCAAATTTACAAGCTTTTTCTTTAGGGGCTTTTCTTGTATATTTTTTCTTAATCTTTAGTTTTTTCTTACTCCCAGAGGAAGAAACTGAACTTATATCCGATCCTTTACTGATATCATCTGAAATTTCATCATTGCTATTAATTTGAACATCTTCTTCATTGTTAGATATAGAAGAATCGACGGTAGATTTTAAATCTGGATTTTCTTTAAGAATAGTAGTATATAACTTTTTTAAGGAGGTTTCTACATATTTAATATCAAATTCTACACTAAATCCATAAACAGGACTTTGTAATTTTTTACCACTATAGCTTTTAATTATAGATAGTTTGTCTTTATAAAATCCCTTATCATAGTTATATACAAAGTGTCTATATATTTTATCTGTAAGAGGTTTAAATTGATATCCATTGCCTTTTTCACTTCTAAGTTCTTTTAGAAATTCTACAACAGCATATCTAAGATTAAAATATACTATCATATCTTCATATAATTTAGTCTTCGCATCATTTCTTTTTTCCCAACCTGGTTCATTGATAATAGGATTATTAGTTAATACTGACCGCATAGATACACCTACTGTATCTGGGTTTTGACATGCTGTCCAAGGAGGACCTTGCCAAGTTCCCAGAAATGAGAAACAACATTTACCACCTGTGTATAGATTAGGATGTTTTCTTATTCCTCCTCCCTGAGTTAATGTTTTCATTGTCATTGGATAATATGGATAGTTATCAGGAAACTTTCCATCAAACCCATAAAACCCACCAACATAAGGCGAATCTTCAGGTCCAACTATTAACATTTTATATTTAGTTTCAAATGACTCATCTATTTGAAAATTGAAATATAGACCTTTTTGGAACTTTATTTCATCTGTTTCAGTTTTAAGACTATTGATATCAAACATGATACGTCGTTTTGCTCTTGCACTTGGATTATTATTATATGTTGCTCCAGTTGCCATTATTACAATTTGTTATAAAAAATAATTAAGTAAATTTTATATCAAATTTTTCAATTAAAAAGCTGCGCATATTCCTAATATATCATCTCCTCTCTTTAGTAGTATGTTTTTATTATCTTTATCTGGATTCATAGCAATATCTTTAAAATATATCTTTTCACTATTAGCCACAAAATAACTATTTTCAAGTGTTTCTTTTTGGTCAGGACACTTATTACAGTTAAATGTCACATTATCTTTCAATTTAACCAAGGAAGTATCAACAACGGATGGACTATCGTGAATATAACTTGGCAATTTAATCTTACATATCATACATTGTTCATTGTCATTAATCATAAATGAATAATTAAAAGGCACTCTATCTAGGTATAGTAGGGAAAATATGTTAGGAGGAAGTGTCCACAGTTTTGTAAAAATACTAGCAGCCTTATTATAATGTAGTAAATATATATATTTTTGTGAATTATCAACACCTATAATACATTCTTTAATATGGCAATATCTATTACCTAATTTTAATAGATTTCCTTCACTATCGAAGGACAAATCTCCACCAGCAAAATTTATAACTTCTATATCACTAACCTCTGTATTAGCATCTATATCCGATTGTTTTGGTGGTGTAATGATTAATCCATTATACTCTTCAGATTGGTTTACACTCACACCTATAAATAACCCATAGGGATCTGTATCATTATTAGCTGATTCGGGTTTTTGGACTCCAAGAATATATGGCATTCCTGGAAACTTAAATTCATTAGATATGGGAATATCATTTTGCGTATCTGTTGATTGTGTATTCATTTAATCATAAATATATAGTTTATCTTAAAGTATTTATTATATTTTCTTTTGAGAATTAAATATCATTATGGCGGTATCTTTTTGGAGTCTTTTTGTAAGATTAACATCATTATTGTCATATTGGTTTTTAAATTTATTCATATATTCATTACCTCCTATATAATGAGTATTCAATAAATTATATGCGTTGTCAGTCATAACTTCGATAGTTTGCTTTCTGTCAGTAATATCCCAAGTAGAACCATTAAATATTTCAGCATATGGTTGTTTTTTATTAGGTATCTTAACATTATGATTTTCAGTATGATCTGGATTAAAATGTATATGTTCTAGTAATTTAGGAATACTATTCATTGGACCTGAACTAATTAAACCTTTTATATATTCTCCTGTTATATAGCTAGTATTTTCACTCCCAAACGCATTCAATACTATACTTGTATTGTAGGTAATATTATTGTGAACATTATTACTACCTTGGTTCTTTAATAATAGATCTATTTGATTTTTAAGTTCCTCTATTATTTTATCTTTGCTGGCAATGATTATATCTTTTTCTGTTTCAGTGTATTCTTTTTTAGGAGGTTTATCATAATCAACTCGGTGTCTATCCCTACAATTTTTTTCATGCCTTATTAGATTATATCTTCTATCAAACTCTTTATCACAATATCTACACATACATTCTTCAGTTATACTAGGAGATTTAGATCTTGCTCTGGAAACAGATACTGTTTTCACAACTGGATAATATTCTCCAAGAACTCTTTCATATACTATCCTAATAGGTATATCCTTTATTTTAGGAGCACAAGGATTCTTGCGTAATAAATGATTCTTCATTTTAGTTTTAATTTTATTACTGAATCCACATCTGGGACAAGTATATAATACCATTTATATCTATATTAATATAAATCTTTAAATAAATATCCGAAATATATCGGATTTTTGAGTAAAAACAGATATATTTCGGATATATTTCGGATATTAAGGACATATAGGTATTATAAATTAACTCACTTGTGCTCTAATAAATAAGTGTTACCTATAAGCTCCTTAAACTAATATTTATATACATTTATTAAATATTCGTTATAAATAAATTATGGAACTTATCATAATAATTATTTAATTATTTCTCAACATAATTAACTTTTTAAATCTAACAGTGCTTAATAATAAATATCCGTTTTTCTGCTCATTTTTAACTATGCATATAGTGATAATACATATTTTAAATAAAAGTCAAATTTCTAAATTTCTAAAACCTATATATCATGTATAACTAGAAATATCCGAAAAATGAGTAAAAATGAGTAAAAATGAGTAAATTTGAGTAATTTTGAGTAAAAATGAGTAAATTTGAGTAAAAACGGATATTTTATGGTGTGGAAAATGAGTAAATGAGTAATTACCGGATATTACCATTAAGTTCCTAAAACTACGTATTTTATTTTATAACCTCCTTAAATATCCGTTTTTTATCCCAAATATATCTTTTTTTAAGCGGATATTTTTCGGATATTTCGGATATTTGTAAATTTATATTAATATTATAACCATAAACTCCTGTAATAATGTTAGTATAAAAAACGGATATTTACCTACTTTTTTGGGATATTTTTGGGATATTTTGGATGAGGGGGGGGGGAAAAATTTAATTCTGTAAAACTATTTGAGATTTTAAAAACTGAAATAGTTTTTATAAGTAAATGATGAATTTATATAAATAGAGTTATCTGCATAAACATCGGATTATAAGATAGAATAACTTTAAATTACATGATATAATGCTAAATTAAGCTAAATTTAAAAAACAAGCACTTAAAATTAACCTTTATTTATATTAATATGGATATTGTATATAAGGGTTATTGTATATCCAGGATGCTCTTTGATAAAGGATCTACATATGTTCTAGGTAATGAACTAAAAGATTTCAAGAAAACTGAGAGAGTGTATGGTGATAATAAAGGTGTAGTAGGTTCCATTTATGATCTTACTTACGAAGCAAGTGAAATAAATGATTTCATATTAATAGGTAATGCATGTAATGCCAGAGACTATTATAAATTGAAAGAACAGAATGTGGGTTTAATAGTTAATTGTACTAAAGATATACCTGATTATTTTGAAGACGAGTTCGATTACCAGCGTGTAGATGTTAAAGATGTCAATGAAGCCGATATTTTACCACATTTACATAGACTTTCAGATTATATTGAAGAGTTTAGAAAAAAAAATCCTGAGCAAAAAGTATTAGTACATTGTTTTATGGGTTCAAGTAGGTCAGCCACCATTGTAATCGCTTATTTAATGAAATATGAAAAACTAAGAAGAAGGGATGCGTTAAATTTTTGTAAGCAAAAAAGAGCTTTAGTAAATATAAATACTGATTTTTTCGCTCAATTATTAGAATTTGAGAAGACTTTAACTTACTAAATAATATATGTATAATTATATGTTATTTTCATCTAATTATAAGGGTATTACCTACAAATAATCATTTATATAATTAAACTGGTAATTTAATATATTATTATTATATATGATATAGTATATTATGGTAATAAATATTGGATATTTAAGTCATAATTATTAAATTTGATAATGAATTTGTTTTAAATTTTATATTAAAAACTTTGTATTAATTATAGATATAATCAATGCCTAAGTCAACAACGTCCAATCATGTATTATATAATAATGATCTACAGTTATATTTGAAGCAGAATAAAGCTGTAGATTACTATAGTCATACAAGTATAGGGAAACCTCAAGGTAGTTATTTTGTAAAACCTTCGGAAACAAATAAATTTATGGAGATTTATCATAAGACTGTGTTTGAGGAGGAGGTTCCTATCTACTTGACAGAAGGTATTAAGGATATGGAAAATACACCGTTAAAAATTGATTTAGATTTTAGATATTATGGAGATGATGCGAATAGATTATATAAATTTGACGATATTGGCAAAATCTGCCAAAAATATATGGAAATTATAGAAGAATATTTAGATGAACCAGACGATGAGGAACGATTGTTCTATATACTTGAAAAACCCTCACCTACATTTGATAAAGATAAGTCTGGAAATAAGAAAACAAATGATAAAGGTAAGTTTAGAATAAAAGATGGAGTTCATATTATGGCTCCAGGAATTGTAACTATAGATTATTTACAATTAAAATTTAGAGAGCATGTATATAAGTCTGCTGGAGATGTATTTGACCAATATAATTTCGATAATAGCTATGCTGATGTATTTGACAGAGCCGTTATTGATAGAAATAACTGGCAAATGTATGGTTCTACCAAACCAGGACAACCTCCATATCTAGTGTCTAAAATCATAAGAGTTTATAAAGATAGTTATGAAGAGGTCATGAATATTCCAGATACAAAAGAACTTGTATATCTATTGTCTGTTCGTAATAAATACGATTCATCACTATTGAAACCTGAAAAGGAAGAAGAGGTATATAATTCACAAACAAATAAGACTAAACAACGTCATATTTCTAGGAAAAAGAAAAAGAATGCGGTTACATATCTTAGTAAAAGGAATATTGAGTTAGTTAAAAGATATGTAGATTGTTTGGATAAAAGCAGAGCAAGTTCATATCCAAAATGGATGGAATTAGGTTGGTGTTTAAATAATCTACACAATAAAGATAGTCAATTATTGGATTTATGGATTGAATTTAGTGCTAAAGATGTTGGTTATGCTGAAACCTGTAAATCCGAATGTACTGAATTATGGGAGGATATGTGTAAAGAAGGTCTGGGAATGGGTAGTCTTAAATTATGGGCAAGAGAGGATAACGAAGAAAAGTATAATGATGCGGTTAAAGATGATGTATTTGGACCAGTGATGTGTGCGGTAAAAGGAGGAAAAGGTAGTTCTTATGATGTAGCTAAGATTATGAAAATATTGTATCATGATTTCTTCATATGTGTATCTATTAAAGATCATAAGTGGTTTTACTACGATGAAAAATTAAACAGGTGGAATCTGGATGATAAAGGTATTAGATTGAAAGAGAAAATTTCAACAGAAATTTGGAGACTATTCAATGATTTTCAAAGAAAAGAGAGTATTGCTGCTGGAGATGACCCAGATCTAGGAGAAAGTGCTCATGCTCAAAATGCTCTAAATATATCAAAAGTCATGAATAGACTTAAAGATACACCATTTAAATCGAATATTATGACAGAATGTGAAGAATTATTCTACGATAAAGAGAAGCAATTCTTAGATAAATTGGATAGTTTTAACTACTTATTAGGCTTTAATAATGGTGTATATGATATGAAGCTCGAAGAATTTAGAACAGGTCGTCCAGAAGATTATATTTCAAAAAGTACGGGGATTAATTATATAGCATATAACCCACAATCGCCAGAAATTATGCAAATTAATGATTTCTATAAAAAGATTGCGATTATCGATAGTGTAAGAAAATATCTATTAATTAGAAGTGCTTCTTTCCTTTCTGGTTCTACAAGAGATGAAAGTTTTGATATTTACTCTGGTAAAGGTGGTAATGGAAAGTCTAAACATATGGAATTGATGGAGGCTGTATTTGGAGATTATGCGGTTAAACTACCTATTCAATTATTGACAGCTAAGAGAGCAGCTTCAAATGCTGCTACTCCAGAGTTAGCCAGAACTAAAGGTGCTCGTTTATGCTCTATGCAGGAGCCCGATGATACTTGTCGTATTAATGTAGGTTTAATGAAAGAACTTACAGGTGGAGATAAAATTCAGGCGAGGGCATTATATGGAGAACCTATTGAGTTTAAACCTCAATTTAAGATGGTATTATGTTGTAATGATAAACCAGAATTACCTCAAAATGATGAAGGAACCTGGAGAAGAGTTAGAAATACTGAGTTTACTAGTAAATTTACATATGCGGAGGATTTAAATGCTGATAGTGTACTTGACTTTAAACGAGATAACGACTTGTCTGAAAATTTCGAAAATTGGGCAGAACCATTTATGGCATTACTATTACACTATCATAAAATATATAGACAAGAAGGCTTACGTGTTCCAGATGAGATAATTGAATATACTTCTGAATATAGGGAGAAGAATAATGATTTTAGAGACTTTATTAACGATAAACTTGAATATGATGCTAATAGTTCAGAAGGTCTTTCTGTTCATAGAATATATGATGTATACAAGCAATGGTATAGTGCAAATAATGCTGGTAATCAATGTAAGAGTCGTAAAGACTTAAGTATCTATTTAGATGATAGATATGGTAAATATTATTCGCCTGGTGTTAGTTCGAAAGAAAAAGGATATAGGGGTCTTAAGATAGTATTTGGAGGAGATGCGAATTCGAATGGAAGTTTTATACCTAGTGATGATGAAAATTCATATGACGAATTAGGTAACTAATAAAAAATAAAATAATAATTTATTTTTTATTCTTTTGATAGCATAAATACAACTGTTATTCCTAACATTAATAAAACAAGTTTCATCATAGTAAATATTGTAGTATATAGTTTATTATCACGTTGATCATATATTAATATTCTTCTATTGGTATGTATATTATGTTTTTTATCAGCAATAGTTTCTCTATTATCTCTGATTGAATGATTTTTTTCTGTTTCGAGACTATTAAGTTTGTTTAAAAAATTTTTCTGAGTAGTCATATAATCTATTTTACTTAAATACTGTTTTTCTAAACTTCTAAACATTCCAGCAGCAATTTTTCTATTACCAGAAAATTGACGTAAAAAATTAATATTATTTCTTAGTCTTTCAGTTTCCATTTATAATATATAAATATTTTTTACATATAATAGATGATATATAAATTAAAATAACCTAAGCTTATTTGGCTTATTCCGAATCTCCTGAACCTACATCGGCATCGGCTCCAACAGATAATTTAAACGCAAATCTACTTTTAGCTTCAGTTGTGCTGTCGCTAGTTTCATCTAGATTAGGTTTTAACCAATCTTGTTTATCATAGATATTAGTATTTCTATTTCTATTAATGTATAGATTAAATAAGATAAGAATTACTATTATTCCAGTAAGAATACCAATAGCAATATAGCCATATTTAGGTTTTATATTCTCATTTTTGATTAAAAGACCTACTAATAAAACTAAAAGAAGATATAAGAAAATATTCTTAAGAAAGAAAATTGTAAATGATTTTTTCTTATAGTCATTTTCACTTATTTCTAACTGTCTTCTGAGAGTGAGTATATCATTTTTAATACTTGTTAATTTTTGTTCATTTCTATTAATTTCTCTAGATTGATTTATAAGTAATGTATCTTTTACATCAGTATTGCTATATTTTGAATTAAGAACTTCAGTATTTCTACCGTAATCTCTTTCTAATTCAGTCATAATTTTCTTTTTTTCATCAATAAGTCTAAGTATTTTACCATCAATTAGTTCTTTACTAATTTCATTATCAACTTGTTCATTATTGAGACCTCTATCTAATCTAGCATTTTTTTTGTCGAGTTCCAACATAATTTTTGCTTTTTCAAACATATCAGCATTAGCTCTTAAAACATCACTGTAAGACATAGTATTTAATATATAAAAAGAATAAAAATATTGATAATAGAAATAAAATTTATTATCTTTATTTTTTCATTACAAGATAGTAAAATAAGCCAAGAAGACCTACATTAATAATTAAGAGAACGAATAACATTATTCTTCTGTATCTATTTCTTTCTACTGAGAATTCGACTTGTCTTTCTTTTGAGTTTAATTCATTATTTTTATCTTCAACAAGGTTATCTTGTTGATTGATAACCTTATTTTTTTGATAAATATTGTTAGTTTTATTACCTAAAATTCTTTTTTGTCTTCCAATTAACTCATCTGTATGTTTAATATTTTTCTTTAACTCTCTAAGCATGTTATTTAAATTAGCATTAATTTGCTGAACCTTTGGTTTTAATTTGGTTTCAGCGTAATTTCTTTTCCATCCTGAATCTCTTGAATTATCGTACTTATATTTAAGGTATTGATTGTAAGAATTATAGTAGTTATTAAGTTCTTTTTCATATAAATCTCTTAGCCTTGAAATATTCTTCTTTCTTTGGCAAGTATAATCACATCCAACTAAATTGCTCATTTGTATAATATTATATAAGATTTTAAGATTTCAAAAATAAAATTATTTTTTTAAAATTTAACGAACACATCTATAATTTACATAGGTAGTATTTAATGATCCAGTCGAGGTAGGAATTTTTAGAACATCTCCAGATTTGAAATTATAATACCTAACTATAGGGTCTTCTTTAAGAATCAAAGGTAATTGAGTTTTCGAATGGATTGAATATCTTTCCATAAGAGCCTTAACTTCTTGTTCTAATAGTTTAGTATGTTGTGGAACTAATGTATGTTTTGTAATATTAAATTGTAATTCCTTACAAGCTCTAATTTGAATATCGCCAAGATCCTTACTTTTTTCTAGTTTTCTTAAAGTGCTATTAACTTTATTCTTAAGAACAAAGATAATCTCATAAGTATGATCATTTGGAATTTTATCTTTTATTTCGGCAACTAATTCTTTAACATATGCAGATTTAACCTTTTCAGTTAAAATAAATTTAACACACGCATATTTTTTGGTTTCATCATTTTTAGCTACAATATCTAGTGTATTTTTTTGTGCTAAAAAGTCTAAATCTTTATCACTTAGTTTATAATACGCTTCGTCGGGCGTATAACCTCTATCTGATAAAATTTCAAGACATGTCTTCCAAGCGTTAGATATGAAATTTGATTCTTCCATGATTAATTATAATAATAATTTTAATATTAAGTTAATATCAAATTTATTTTAATTTGTCTCTTTAGTTAAAGAATATGATTATAAATTCATTACTAATTCAATATTTTCTAAACAAATTATTCATCAGATTCGAGTATAGTTGTTTTAATAATTATTCCATCATTCTCTAAATTATATTTACTCTCATTCTTTTTTAGTAATTGATTATCTGTTATTTCGTATTGCCAATAAAGTTTATCCATTAATAATAATTTATTCAATTTACTATATAATGGGTCAAGTTCATCGATATTCATTGGTCTTTCTTCTTTAGCATGTAAATATTCTAATTTATTGAGTGATGAGTTATAAATTATCGCAATATTTCCTACGAGTGTTTGATGTGATTCTGAATAATTTCGCAATGAATCAAACCAATTATAATAATTATCTAAATCAATATCATCTAGTGGATAAGTATTATCTAATTGCTTAATTATTGCTTTGTTATCAAGATTTTCTGGTTTATTAATATAATATGGGTTATACACAAATTCATTATTTAATAACTTATGTTTATTATGAATGATGTCTTTATATTCTTCAATATCAGATTTAGCATTATCTAACTCTTTAAATACTATATTTTTATCGGCTTCGGTTATAAAATCAACAGGAGTAAGTGAAATAAATTTAGATTCACTATCAAATACTAATATAATATTACTACTGTCATTTGTATTAATTTGACCATTTAATCCAATACATAAATCAACTATATCGTTATATACCAAGTCAGTGATTTCATTATTTATATTTACTACTAATCTACCAGCGTCTGTTATGCTGGATTTATAATTAATTGATAATATTTTATTGAATGTATCTAATAAATATGTATATTTCTCTTCATTTTCTAATGAATTAATTTTTTTAGTGAATTTAGCTTTGTCTAACACTACTTTTTGATAAGTATTCGCGAATCTATAATTAGTTAGATTTTTATTAATGTCTTCAATATCAATGGTAGTTAAATACTTATTATTAATATTATCACTGTTTTTATCAAAATCAAGTTCATTATTAGGAGGTAATAATTCAACGGTGTTATTATCAGACATAAATTTAGAATATTCAATTCCTTTATAGCTAGTTATAACAAGAGTTTTAGACAAATCTAATTTAAGTCCTATAGAAGACTGTATATATTGACTTGATATAAAGTGATTATAACCTGACGATGTGTTTATTTTCTTAATATCGTTAATTCCTGTAGTATTAATACCAAACATAAGTAGTGGTGAAGAATCTGCTGAATCTTCTGGTAATATTATAAGATCTGCTGCTCTTTTAGTATCTAAATTCAACTCTTTAAATTTACCCACATCAAATTTAGTAAATGGTTCTAAATAGTATATATTATTGTAATAATGATTAGGTGAAATATATTCAAGCATGTTAAGGTTGCTCAATGTGTTTTGTTTCAAGAAAAAATTATTATTAGTATATTCTAAAGTAGATGTATCAATAACATCCGCAAGTTCATCTGATACTGTCAAGAATTGTTCATCTAAAGTTATAATCTTATAAACACTTTCGGCAAAATACTGTTTTATATCTGAATCTAATTCACCAATATACTTATCAAAAGCTGTTAAGAATTCAGGTGTATTTTTATCAGCAATTCCTCCTCCACGATGAGAGGTTGAGTTATCTCTTTTTGGAACAACAATAATAAAGTCTAATTTTTCTGATGAAGAAGGGCTTGTAGGACTATATTTAGGACTTTCTGGTTGAAAATTTTGAGGGTCAGTTGGACTATATTTAGGACTTTCTAGTTGAAAATTTTGAGGGTCAGTTGGACTATATTTAGGACTTTCTGGTTGAAAATTTTGAGGGTCGGTTGGACTATATGCTGGACTAGGCGGTCTATATTCAGGAGAATTAGGTTTAATTTGTCCATCAGTTTTAGATGGGTCATATACTGGAGATTGAGGAGTGTCTCTATCATATTGAACCATGCCAGAATTGTCTACACTAAAATCGTATGTGCCAAATAAATCATCACCATACGACATTCCTTCAGATTCTATGCCAAATGGATTACTATATTCAATTGCTCCAGGTTCCATACCAAATGGATCCGCTTGAAGTTGGTCAGAGCCAAAATTTACATTAGCCATCCAGTCAGTAACTTGTGTGGACGGTTTAGATTCTCCAATCAATACGTTAATATCAGATATTGCGTTATCTATATCTTCTCCATTAAACGACATAATCTTTACAACTGTATAGTTGTTAGATTTATATAATTCTTTACTAATACTTAGGGTTTCAAAAACCTCATCTGTTAGTTCCTCAGGTCTTATATTTCTAGTATAAATTTTGACATCATGGTCTTTTTGTATTTTCTTAATATTGACTCCTTTTGGACCTATAAGTTGACCCATTTTATTATTTTTGATACTCATATATCTAGACTGAATATTCATATATTTTTTTAACATTTTTTCAGCAACTTTAATATCAGAATTTGAACCTGTAATATCAATAGGTATATATGTAATACCTTCAGTTACTGTAGAACTTTCAATATTACCTATGCTAATATTAGCATTAGATATACGTTTTATATATTTAATTCTACTACCACCTTTTCCGATTATAAATGGAATAGATTGTTGATTAACTCGTAATTTTTTATAATTAGTAGATTGCTGATTAAAAATACCACGTTTAATATTAGTATCAATATATTCATTATCTAATTTAATACCTAAGGTATTAACTAATGTTACATAATAATCTAATATATTTTCAGTATTAAATATTTTATCGGCTAATAGAGATATATTAATTGAGATATTTTCTAGAACATCACTAGTGATAATAGATTTACAATTTGTCCATTTTTCTCTTATATTATGCGAATCACAATCAATTATGATAATATTAGCTTTTTTATTATATGAATTCGTAGGAGCTTTAGTAATATCATATGGGATAAACATATTTTCATACCAATAGGTAAATTTATTGGATAAATCTCTAAAATAAATAATAGGTTTTTTAGCATATAGCATATTTGTTAATATTTCATCACTTCCATAACCACTAATATATAACATAGCTTCATATTGTGTCATATTTGGATACATGTAGCCCATATTTCCTGTTAATTTTTCATCATATGAAATAGCTTTTCTATCATTAATAAGTGATATTTGTTTCTGAGACAAAGTTTGGTAGTATATCTTGTCATTGTATATTGTATTTGGTAAATATTCCATACTAATAGAATTAATGAAGTAATAATCTACATCTGGTTCTTCATTTTGAACAAAATCATCTAAGATCGTTTTTCTTAAATTATCTCTATTATCTTCCATATTACATCCATTATAATTAAACAATAATCCGAATTTTTTAGCATCTTGGACTACATCACTAATATTGGGTGTATCAATACAATAATCAGAATCAACGGGTAATACCAGATTATTTGCTAGGGCAAATGAGTAATAATCGATATTAAGGATATCATCATAATCAGAATGTTCTTTTGAAGATAAGATTGGAAAAATATTAGAAGGAACATCTGTAATATTCCTGCTGTTTTTAAGAGGATTGGTTAAAAAAGGTCCATCTGTTTTCTTAACGATAGGATGTTCTAATATATTAATAATCAATTCACAATCCGATAAAGAATGCATTCTCTCATTAGTAAGTTTATTAAATAGAGCAAGATATCCAAAATATTGAGGTATTAAACGCATTATACTTGTTTTACCGAGTGAAATATAACAGTAGTCACTTTCAGAGTTTTGTTCATCTGTCTCAGTAAAAATAGGTTTTTCAAATCCTGAAGCTAAATTTTGAGGCGATGAATGTTTGGCATCTATATATGCTTTTATCTTATCAGTATCTCTATCTGATGTATTAAAAATTAATGTATGAAATAATTCATCTTCCTCATTAGGTATTTCCCCATCTTCCAGTTCTTCTTGGTGTTTTATTCTATAAGCATTAGACATTTCAATACTCATCATAGGCACAAATGATACTAATGAACCATTTACAATTCTTAGATATATCGCAGATTTGGTATATTCACTAATATACTTCATTGTATTATCAAACGAATCAGTATTAATATTGTATATTTTAGATTTGAGATTATCTAGTTTAAAATCTAATTCGGTAAATGATACATCGCTATGGTTAAGTAGTTTTGTATTACCTAACAATTTTCTAGGAATATTAATTTGATTATTTAATTGAAATTTATCTAATGATAATGCAAAAGGAAGTTTAATATCATCGTATCTCATGTTATTACTAACTCTAAGTTGCTGTCTGCATGAAGTAGTATTAAAAAATAAATCTTTATCGGTTTGTTTGATTTTTTTGAATATGAAATATCTATGAAGATCTGTATATTCTTTTAAACCAGAATTTTTGTCAGTTCCTAAACTTGTAGTTGTATCATCAGATGGATTAAGCTTTACATAGGAGTTATATACATTTGAGAATGAGTCTGTTGGATATTTAAATTCTGTGTTAAAATTATTTAACATATCGTCATATGGTGCTAATTCAAATCCCATTTCTTTAGCAATACTTACTAGTAATGCGGGATGAACAAGTGATTCAATATTTTCTGAACCAATGGAATCGACGTAAACAGATATATTATTATTAAAGCCATATTGATAATTCGAAGGAAGAGTATCATATTCTTTAGATTTAAGAGCATCAGTCATTTTAATTGACCACATCTTAATTTCTGGTCTGGATTTATTATTAAAATCAGTCATATATGAAGATAATTCACCTGATTCTGAGTCTTTTAATTTATTATAAACAAGATCTCCATCTAATGTGGTTATTAAGAAATATCCACCATCTTGAACAGTAGCTGATACATTTCTAAATAAGTTTTTCACCTGTGTTTCACTACTAAACAAGTAATGAACAGCGAAAAACATAATCCCCATTCCATATGAATTTAATTCATTAGATGTGACATTTTCAAGTTCTTGTGAATATTTACCTAATACCATTGTTGGATCTGTAACCATATTTTTAGATGAATCACCTACCATGAATTTAATATTAGTTTTATTAGCCCATTCAGCAATTTGAGGCGTATCATGTTGTTTCAATTCTGCTAATCTCATATTAGCACTATTAACATCTTTACTGAGACTTTCTATATTTGATTCTTCAATATCAATACCTAATATCTTATTAAGTCCTAAATAATACCATTTATATATATCACCTGCTCTTCCTACTGAAAAATCTACAAGAGATTTATTTTTTCTATTTAAGGAATTATTCATAAGATTCGATTTAATTTTATTGTGAAAATGACGAAGTGGTTTAGATAAGTATGAACCTTCAGATACATAATAGCCTTCTACTTTTGATTCGAAAAGTTCTCTAAATTTGGCAGTATCTAGAATGATAGGTTGAATTAACTCTTGGTTATCATCATATTTGGCCCATTTATTGATTATACTTTCACTTACAAGTCTTAGTGCAATACTAGTTGCTTCAACTTCTTGTAAGAATAATTTAAAAGAATAAGGGGCGTGGATACACACAAATTCACTAGTAGAAGTATTTGTGTATTTTTTTTCTACTATACCATTTTCGTTTACATATTGAGTAGATGCGTCATTTGCTAGATCGATGTATAGATTCTTATCAGGATTGACTGCTGATATAAGACCAGTTCTTGTACTAATCCAAAATTGATAACCATCTGACCTTTCCATAAAACTTTCTTTTAAAAACGTTGAAACACCATGAGATAACAATGCATCACGTTCCATCTCTCCAATTCTTCCTCCTCCACCAAGTGCTCTACCACCTACAGGTTGATGTGTCAAAGAGGTTTTCAAGCCTTCATCTCTTGATTGATACTTATCAGAAACTTGATGGGTAAGTCGTTGATAATATGTCGGACCTACATAATAACTCATATGTAATTGTTCTCCAGTAATTCCTGAATAGAATATTTCATTACCATTTGATTCTAATCCCACTTTCATTAATAAATTTTTAACTACATCTACATCAATTTCAGAAAATGGAGATATTTGAGAATTAATACCATAATTGACACAGAATTTAGATAATAATAATTCAAAGAATTGAGCTATTGTCATACGACTAGGAAAAGCATGAGTATTAACAATCATATCAGGAACTAATCCATCCTTGGTTCTTGGTAAATCTCTGGAAGGTAATAACATACCAACAGTTCCTTTTTGACCATGACGACTGGCAAATTTATCACCTAATTCAGGTATTTTGTCTTTTCTTACTCTAACTTTACAATATCTTTGGTCGTCATTTCCTAAGTTTGAGTATACTTTATCAACATATCCCTCTTCCGCTCTTCTGATAAATTCACTGTTATCGAGTTTGATAGGTTGCATATTTTCATCCTTTTCTCCTGTGTATACAACTTTACCAATAATAACATCGTTTTCAGTAACTTTTTCATTTTCTTTTACAATACCGTTCGCATCTAATTTAGAATAATTACCAGATTTCAGATTTTGAACATTTCCCGACCTAATAGGATCTTCTATTACTTCTTTGATATTATCTTTCTCAATTTCATCTCTAAAAGCATAAGTTCTAAATTTAGCAGTTCTAAATAGTCCTCTATTAACGGAATCTTCGTTGAAAATAATACTATCTTCTTGGTTATAACCCGAAAAACACCCTATTGCTACAATAGCATTTATACCATGAACCATAACATCCGTATTAAGATATTCGACATATCTTGATTTCACTATAGCTTTTTGTGGATAATGCATAATTTGTCCTTTAACATCAAATCTATCTCTATAATTTGTAGCATACATCCCCAAACATTGTTTTCCATGTGCGGATGAAAATTGATTTCTAGGTGCTTGGTTCATAGCAAGCGCTGGAACATTATTGGCCAATACACCTAAAATTAATGATGGAGATATTTCACAATAATCATAATGATCGTATTTAGATTCAAGGTCTATAGGATTTAAAGCGATTAATGATGTATTAGATTCTTCCGAATCAATATATTCAATTATTCCCTGTAATGATTCATACCTATCTAATTCATTATCATAGATATTATAATATTGACCATCTGTATCATCGAAAGGAATTTTATTTGAAGTATTACTGAATCCACCTACAAGATGGTTCCAATTAATATTATTATCTTGGTCTTTTATATTATTTAATAGTTCTCTAGTAAGATTAATATTATTATTTTTTACTATAAATACTGGACGAATACCTCTTCCTGAATCAGTTGAAACTTTAATTATGTTATCAGATTTATACCAAGCAATAGACGTGTAAATATTTATTAATGCGTTTCTTTTATGAATTTTCAATTTATTATATAGAAAGTTAGGCTCAAATGTGTAACCAATAAGTCTCTCATTAAGGAATACTTTTGTTCCTTTGTTTTTATTAGGATCTATTTGTTTAATATCCATAACATTAGATGTAAATAATAGACGTTCTAGAACTTTAGAACTCGTACCAAAACTTATACTTGCTACAGTTGATAAATTCTTCCTTACCCCGATATTTGCACCATCAGGAGTTTCGGAAGGACACATTATTCCCCAAGAAGAACCATGTAGAGAGTGAGGAGCTCTTACTTTAGCACTACTTGAAAGAGGAGTGTTTATTCTTCTAAGATGTGAAATGAATCCTAAATAACTAATACGGTTTATATCTTGAACGATACCTTCTTTACATGGAGCATCTTTTAAACCCCAGCAATTTTTGAAAGCATACATAAAACCGTCATCTACTATAGTTCTATCTATAATATTTTTAACGTCTAATATACCTTCATTACTCTCTCTAATGAAATTAATAATATTATATTTACCATTTGAATTTCTATCTAACCAATAATTAACTACAGTAGTAGAGTCTATATTTCCAGTAGCCTGTGCTTTTGAATATGCCACATTCAAAATTTCTATCATTTTATTTTTAACTCTGAAATATAAATCTCTAAAAATAGATGATATCAGAAATCCTGATAAATCGACTCTTTTATATAAGAAACTATCTCTATCAGTTGATGGTCTTAAATTGTTATTAACATCAAAGATTTCTTTTACCATGTGCGATAAGAAAAATGCCTTATCTAAAAGATTAGTTCCAGCATGAGGAATGAAATGATTTCTAAGAATTTCTAGTGTAAAATCTATACGTTCTTTTTCACTACTGTCTTTTAAAAATGTTCTAGATATTTTATAAGATAAATAATCAATCGCATCTTGAGTATTATTAATAATAGAACCCTCAATAACTGATGGTCTCAAAAAATCTAGTACAAGTTTAGTATATTTATTTTTTTCAGAAATATCAGTAATTGTGTTAAGAATATCATAATCCGAAATGATACCGAGTGCTCTATATACAACGAATAATGGAACTTCTCCATTAATTTGTGGTATAATTACTCTAAGCGTATTTTCATTAATGATTACCTTTTCTCTTTGTTTTTTTTCCTTTAGTAAAACTGTCTTTGTTATTCTAGCAGGTTGAAATTTATCTTCTGGAGCAGAACGTATTTCAGATATAATTTTATATCTAGGATCTTTGGGTTTAACATTGGTATAGAGTTTATTTTCGATTTGTCTTTCTTGGGCGACTATAACTTTTTCTTTACCATCTATAAGAAAATATCCACCTTGGTCATACTCGCATTCTCCTGCTGCTCTAAGAGCATTACTATTAAGTAGATTTGTAGAACATATATTTGATCTCAACATAATAGGTATATTACCTAAAGGAATTTTTGAGAAAAATATTGGTTCGTGTTGTTCGTAGTCTTCTTCATTAACATTTATTTCAACTATAATATCCATCTTAATTTCAGTTTTATAGGTTAAATTTTTAAGTCTGGCTTCATTTGGAAATAGCGCTTTTTGTTTTATAAATGACTCCCCAGATTCAGTATCTGTTTCTAATTCTTGAATTACAGGTTTTCCAATATAGATACCTTTTCCTGAATTAATAACTTCTCCATCTAATAATTCTCCTCCCAAAGTAATTTTAATATCGAATTTATAGCTGTCTTCATCTAATTGTTCATATGGCAGTTCTATAGGATTAAATTGCCTAATAGTTTTAGGTATATTATCTTTAAGAAAAGTGTTATAGGAATCAATTTGATGCTTGGACAAGTAATTGGGAGTGTTTTTAAAATAAGAATCTATTACATTCCATACCTCATTATTCCAATCAATTTTACTCATAATTATAATATATAAATATAGAATATTTTTAAATAGTATTTTTACTATAAATTTACTTCAACTAACTGATATATAATAAATTATCATTTATTCTTTTTATTTAAAGCATTATTAGATTTTATAAATAATGATTAAAATAATTTTTAATTTTATTAGAAGTATGTATCATAAATATAACAATTTTAATCCGTATATTGTTATATATCTAATGGAATTGGATACAACTCTTGTCGAATATCTAGATTTAGGGTCACTATTTGAATTGAAGACAGTTTGTAGAGATACACAATCAAATAAGTTTCTGCACAATGAGATCATAAATAAATATAGAGTATCTTTTTTTGACAATACATTTATACCTATTGATATAATCAGAGGTTTACCATATTTAACTTATAAAAGGTCATTTAATAGTGGAACAGATTATATAGATTCAATTTATAGTAAAGATATGGAGTTTCCAGTAATGATAGGGATAGACGAACATAAAAGACCCTTCATTACAATAAAATACAAATTTGATGGAAGTGATAAGTTTAATGGTAGAATAACAGTATTTCAACGATTTATTAATAATAAAAATAAATGGGTAAAAGGTGGATACGAGGGACCATTATTAACTTTGGGTTCAATTATGTTAGATAAACACGATAAACTACTATTTATAGAGAATTTATCAAGATTATTATCAGGTGAAAAGGTTTTAATTAAAAACTTTAATAAATATTATTTGGGAGATTATGATTATAATCATAATTTAAGTGATATGGATGAGATGAAATGTGATATTTATTAATTATAATAAGATTATTACTCCAATATTAGTTTAAATATTTTAATGAAATTAAGGTATCTATTTAACTGGAAAATATCTACTTTAATCCTAAGATATTATATACTTCTGCTTGTTTTTCATCTGTTAAATTATTAGTTATATAATCTAACCATTGTAATTTGATATTATTATCAAAATTATCTTTTGGATGTTTAAGAGGATCAAATCTTTCAATTCTATTAATTAGTATGTCCTTAAAATCTCTAAGTTTTGTATTATAACTTATAGATATTTCTTCGTTATTACTACCATTCATATATCGTTTAAGTTTTTTAGTATTAGCAAGTAAATCTAAGCCCATATTATTGGTAGGATTTTTATCAATATATTTATCCATATTAAATTAAATATATATTGTATTTTAGAATAAAAAACGATAGAAAGATTTATTTCTTTATATAACTTATATGGAATTAGATAATAAAAAACTTACAACTATACTAATTGTATTATGTATAATAGTAGTAATACACATGAGTTTTACCACATGGTCATATTTACAACTGAGGAATAAACAAGGACCTGACGGTCCACCAGGACCTAGAGGAGCTAGAGGTCCTCCCGGGAGAAGCTAGAATTATTCATAAATAACAATGTAAAAAAAGGTAACATTTTTTTCATAGTATCTATATATTCATTATGTTCATCGAGTTCTTTTTGAAGGTATGGTTCAATTTCTTTATTATGCTGAGTATTTATAATATTCAGAATACTATCTTTTATTTCTTCTATTTTATTGTTTAGAAGTAATATACCAGCAACATTATTATTAGTTAGTTCAAAATCTATATCTATTAAATTCCTATATTTTTTTAAAAATTCAATAGTATCATCAATATCTCTAATATGATTAGTCAATAAATTATTCATATTTATATAAATACCAATAATTAAAAATAAATAAAAACGAATTATTTATTTAGTGTTATATAATCTTTAATCATCATGACAATATGGATATTGTTATTATTTACTCCATCTATAAGGTATGTTTTAAATTCATTATTATCTTTTAAATAGGAGTTAATAACTTTTATTAATAGTTGTTTATTTAAAATAGCTTTTCTATTGACTACTTCATTTGAAATCATATCGATTTTATCAGACATTGTAGTATATATAATATTATACAATATTTATACTTAAAATTATAATGAATATTTAGATTAAGTAATGGATAAGAAATTTAATCCTATTTTTTTTAACGAGTTCATATTCCATAATGATATTATAAATAGACTGTCTCGATATAAAGACGATAAAATAAGCAATACAATATTTTTTGGTGTTAATAATTCTGGTAAGAAGACATTAGTAAACGCGTTATTAAACCATATGTTCAAAACAGATGTTGGAAAACAGACCTGTGTTCAGTCCACTGATATTAAGATTTCTAATAATACAGTTAAGGTAGAATATTTAAGTTCGCCTTATCATTTTGAAATAAATTTATATGAATTTGGTTATTATGATAGAAATATTATCACGGATTTTATACAAGATATACTAAGTTATAAGAACATAAATATAGGAGTAATGAAAATAATTGTTATAAACCATTTTGATAAAATAAGTAAAGGAGCTCAATTATCATTAAGAAGGATAATAGAGAAAACATGTGATAATGGTAGATTTATATTAATTTGTGAAAACATATCATCAGTTGATAATGCTATATTATCTAGATTTTCCCTAGTAAGAGTGCCTAAACCTAAAATTGAAGAAATACATAATTATGTAAAGATAAAATTGAATGAATACAATATAAAAAATACTAAAACTGATATTGAAGAATTTGTTGATAGTTGTGAAAAGGACCTTTATAAAATTAATCTTCAATTGGAATATGTTATAAAACAAGGGTCTATTAATCAAACAATTGATAATGGTAATACATCATACTTATCTACCTTGATACCCTATATAGAGAAAAAAGATCTTAAATCGATGAATTTATTACGTGAAAATATATATAAACTATTACTTATTAATATAGAACCTCCTGAATTACTAAAATTAATAATAATGCATTATTTAAAATCGCCAGTTTTGAATGACGAACAAAAGAGTCAAATAATTAAAATTGGTGGAGAATGTGATGTAAAAATACATATTGTAGATTATAATATCATTGTATTAGAATATTTTATTTTAAAACTTAAAAAAATCATGATTTATAAAAATTAATTCCTTTTGTAATATTAAACTTTAATGATATCTGTAAAGTTAGGTTGTGCGTTTCTTATGATGTGTCGTACTCACTTCACACCAAGAAATAGTAATAGAATACATACTTTTAGACAGTCGCATCATTATAAAATAGAACAATATGGTTTACCAACAGATGAAAATCTTCATTATTTTAAAAGATTTGTATCTAGTGTAAATTATGATAAAAAAATACCAAATTGGGTTTTACAGTATAATAATAAAGAAGAGCTGACTGACATCGTTGTTTCAAAACGTCCAGGATTTAGTAATTTAAATAATGATTACTGGGTTCCGAAAAAACACAGTTACGGTGAATATTCAAGAGGACATCTGGTTCCCGCAGGAGATTATAGAGGTGGTTGTAAAAAGGACACATTTTTTCTAGAGACTAATATAGTTCCCCAACAACTTCAAAATAATCAAGGGATTTGGAATAAACTGGAGATGAGGGTTAGAAATAATCTTATAAATAATTTTGAGGAAGTATGGGTATTATCAGGTCCATTATTTATACCATATAGATATAGTGGTAAAAAATATATAAAATATGAGATAGTTGGTGATTGTAATATAGCAGTTCCAAATTCTCTATTTAAATCAATTATATACAAGGATATTGATAGTTTATATACAGATTCATATATAATACCTAATAAAGAAATAAATTCCAAAGAACTTAATAAGTATAAAGTAACGATGGAAGATATTGAGAAGGATTTTAAACATCCTATATTTTCATTATTAGATAGAAAAAGTATAAAATCTATTTAATTTTACTGATGATTTTATCATAATGCTCTTTATCAACAGTTATGATAGTACTAAAACAATTATCATAATAATTAATTGTTTTCCCAGGTCCTCTTCCCCATCTACCTAACGAAGGAGGTTGTGTATTTGAATTATTAAGGAAAGGTCCTATTATTGGTATATCGGACGTCGCAATTTGAAGTAAATTAGACATTCTTTTACTGATGCTACGTATCATAATTATGAGATGATAATCTTTTTTTTTGATAAAATATTTTATTCAAATTTAATAAAATATTTTAAGAATAATACTTAAAGTTAAAATTTAAATATATCTTAGTTGAATGAATTATTATGAAGTTTTGGGTATTACTAAAGATGCTACTTCAGCACAAATAAAGAAAGCTTATAGAAAAATGGCTCTCAAATATCATCCCGATAAAAATCCCAATAATAAATCAGCAGAAGAAACGTTTAAAAAAGTTTCGGAGGCCTACCAAACATTATCAGATTCAAAATTAAAAACGAATTATGATACTTTTGGTAAAGTTCCTGATGATTTTATGACACCTGAAGAGATTTTTACGCAGATATTTTCAAAAATGGATCCTATTATTGGTACATTTTTAACAAAGACATTATCTTCATTTACAAATAATTTAATGGATGAAAATAAGTCATTATCTCAAGTATTTAACGATTTTAATACAGAAGATTTAATAGATAAAGGTAGTGATGTTATGCGATATTTATTAAAAAAAAATATACAACCTACAAAAAAAAGTATAGTTAAAAATGAACATATATTTATTTTAGAATTAAATCATGATGAACTAGATGATGAAAATGATATTGATGTGGATATTGAGTTTTTGAGAAAATATACACATATAAAGTTATTCATAAAAAAAAGTGACACTGAAGATAAAACCTTTATGTTTGATTTAAATGATGTATTTTTTAGTGTAGAATATGATAATAGTATATATTATTTCGAGATAAACTATAAATTTCCCCCAGGTATTTTTCGTAAAACGAACTCTCCAAATATATATATTACATATGATGTTGATATAAATAATTATAATCAGGGTTTCAGATTTATATATCCACTTAGTAAAAAAACTCGATTAGACTATAATATCATTATCAAAGATACAAATATAGTTTGTTTTCCTAAACTTGGATTATTTTCATTTATAACCAATAGTTATGGTAATTTATATGTAACATTTAGACCAACAAATGGTTTTAAAGAAGAAGATATGGATAATTCATTACCTACATTGTATTCCATTGAATTAGACGAGTTAATTAAATAAAAAGTTGCCTTTATATAAGAGTATGCAGTTAAATTTTTTGAAGAAAGATTCTAAAAATATAATTGATAAAATAATTAATGATTTTGATTATACTTCATCTAAGATAGTAGAATTACCTAAAATAAGTATTACAGATGAATTATCATTAAATAGTATCAATTTAGATCAAAATGATATTAGAAATGAATTAATAAGTAGATTCACACCAAATAGTATATTAATAGATATACTAAATAAGTATAATAAAACTTGCGTTTTTACATTTATCTACAAAACACATCGAATAAATATACGATATTTTTTCAGAGAAGATATTGATTATTCACAAATAACAATCCTAGGTTTAAAATCTTTGGTATTTTGCGAACAAAATGGTTATAAATCTAATATCAATTTAAATTATATTCCACATACTGAGGAGAAAGTGTTAAGCTCGGACGAGGTTATTGGACCCTCAAGTGTAAATAGTGGTTTTACAACCTTTGAATATAATGGCAACAGAACTATTACTATTTTCAGAAAAGAGGAGTGTGAAAAATTACTTATTCATGAATTAGTTCATTATTTAAAATTGGATTATGCACATCAAAATATTGAACAAATAGATATTAATAAAATGTTTAGAGAAGATTTTGATATTGAAACAGATAATCATAATATAAACACATTTGAAGCATATACTGATTTTATAGCAATTTTATATAATAATGTCTACGATAGTATAATACATGATCATAATATAGAAGATAAAGTGAATAATGAGATTAGATTTGAAAAATATCAAGTTCATAAAATATTGAGAAAATATGATATGATACATCCATTAAAAAAGTTAAATAATGGAAAAAAAATTAAACAATCTACAAATGTAGTATCTTATTATATTCTAAAACTTGGATTAATGGTAAATTACAAAGATACTTTATCTAAATTTCCATTAGGTAAATCTTGGTCGGAAAATAAAATTCGCGAATTCTATAATTACACAATTTCAAAATTAGAAGAAATAGCTTTCAATCCTGCTAAAAAGTATTCAGTAGCTACGATGAGAATGAGTTATGTTTAAATAATAAATATAAATATTTAAGTTTAAAGAAATATTCATATAAAATAATCTTCGCAAATAAGTAGTATACAAATGGGTGTCAAGAGTCTCAACACTCTAATATCGAGCTATACCAGTAATGGTGAGAAAAAAATACATTTATCCAAGTTTAAAGGATATAAGTTAGCAATTGATACGAATGTTTATTTATATAAATATTTATACGGTAAAAGTAATCATATTAATGGAATATTTTTTATGATTAACAAATTAAAGAAATTTGATATAGAGCCCATATTTATTTTCGATGGAAAACCTCCAGAAGAAAAAAATGAGAAAATTATTCATAGAAAAGCTATTAGAAATAAATTACAACAAAAATTGTTAGATCTGAAATCTGATTTAACCTTGGAAGTTGATAAAGAAAACAGAAGCAAAATACTTGATGATATTGAAAATATTGAGAAAAAAATTATGTATGTAAATAGAGAAGTTATTAAAAAAACCCAAGAATTATTTGATTTAATGGGTGTAGGATATATAAATGCTGATTGTGAAGCGGAACAATACTGTTCTAAATTATGTAGATTAAATCTTGTAGATGGGGTAGTGAGTGAAGATACTGATACAATTGCGTGTGGATCTAAAATTGTATTGAGAGACTTTTCAAATAGAGATGATAATATTACATGTTTTAATTTAGATGAGATACTCTATGATTTGAACATTAATTATAATTCATTTGTAGATTTATGTATATTACTTGGTAATGACTACAATAATAGACCAAGGGGTTATACTCCTGAGAAAATTTTAGAATTAGTAAGAAGTTATGGTTCAATAGACAATATACTCAAAAATGGTCAAATTAAATACTTAAATTACGACTATAAGAATATTAGAGATATAATTAAATTAGCAAATATAAATGTAGATTTACATGAAGTATGTATTCAACTAAAAAAGAACCATAATATTGAAAAATTGTTAAAATTTTTAGATGAAAACTCAACTATTGACAAGAAAACATATCTACACCGTGTAAAATTAATGTTTAATAATTCAGGTGATATTTCTCCTAAAAGTAAATTCAAGTTACCTGAAAATCCTTATCTAAAAAATCTGAAAAATAGTTATAATCATTTCGATTTTGCGGATGTTCAGTATAATAGCACATACTAAATATTTTATATAAAATCTTATTTATATAATATATAATGACTACTAAAGAAAATAAATATTTTATTTTTGATGACTTACAAAAAGGTAATGTGTTAGATATTTCACTTGCTTTTATTGATAACTCTGTAGAGTTGGAAAAATTTTCAAAATTTTTATCAATAGAGTTAATTAATTATAGCAATGATAAGTTATACTCTGATAATGATAATATTCAAAGTTTATATAAAATCAAATCAAATAACTATCTACATTTCAAAATTGATTTAATAAATGACAAGGGATTATCAATCAATGCTGTTAATATTGATGGGATAGTTCCTACAGTATTGCTAGTTGATAATAAAACCATGTTTTTTTATAGATTAAGTAGTATTGTCGAAGATATCATAGTTCAAGGAGATGATACAATGGATACTATTAGAGAAGAAGAAGAAGAAGATTTATCTGAAGAATTAGAATTTTATGGAAAATATTTTGATTTTAAAGGTGAAGAAGATTTTAGTATTGTAAGAGAACCATTAGATATTTTAATGGGACTGGATGATAGAACGCCCATAAACGATGAAGATGGTGATTTTTTATTTACTAAAGAAGAAGTTATAACTGATATGGTAATGAATGATATTGATATAGATGCTGAACAATTAGGAAGTGGATATTCTGTTATTGTTGATCATGCTATAAATGGACAAGCTCAAATTATGGGATATGATGATTATCAACCACCAATATTTAAAGGTGAATTGACAGAACAATCTGGTTCAGGCTATTATCCTGATTTAGGTAAAGATAATGTTGGTGGACAAATGGTAATATCTTCATATGATGACAATAATCCTCCTGTTTTTCAGCAAGGTGGGGTAGATCTTAAAGTTTTGGATAAAAAAATCCTACATATTACCAATTATATTATAAAAAAAGGCGATTATAAACTCCCACAATATGTATTGAATGATTTATAAAAATTTATAAAATAATATTTTTATATTATATTATAAAGAAATGAGTGAAATAAATACAACTATTCATAATATATCATATAATGGAGAACAAATCGCTGAAATTAATATAGAAACTGAAGAAGTTTTAGATCCTATTATGTACACTACTTCTACCATAAAAGACTATTTCGATGGTATTATAGATGAAGGCGATATTGATGAAATAACTGACCCTACAATTATATTAGTGATATTAAATGATGATGGATCTAAGAGATTAGGTTTAAGCACTTGGTCGAGATTCAGATTTCCACAATTAACCAATGAAAAATATAATACAGATAAATTTGAAAAACTATATTTTAAGTGTAACAGTAATGTAGGTTGGGCACGTGCTTCTAATCAGGCTGATACAGATTTAGGATTACTTATGAGTTTAAGAATACAATTTCCACCTATGTCGGAAGGATTTGTGAAATGGGGCGATTTACATAATTATTTAATGTATTCTAATTCAGAAAAAAGCTACTTTAAGGATGGACAGACTCATGAATATTATATTGTTCCAGTAAAACAAAATCAATCACTACCTGGAGTAGTAAGTTATAGTTTTTATATTCACCAAAAAGTGTTTGAAAGAAATCCAGCATATTTAGATCATGCTAAACATTTAGGAATATATGATGAAGAGTGGAACGTAAGTGCTTCACATTGTCAGTCCGAAAATAATTACTTATATGCACCAATAATGAATGATGATATTGTGATGACTGATGCCAGTATATTTCCAATATTATCCGAAGAATTCACAAGATATATTAATACTAATCCAATAATTCTACAATCAGAAAGCGGATTGACTCAAAGTGAAGCTGATGATATTTTGGAGGCATTAAATTCAGATGATGATGACCAAGACAGTGTGAATATAGTAAGAAATTTAGCAACTGTGTTTGACGAAGCTGAAGATGATGACAATGATGACGAGCAAGATATAGATACTATAGATATATATCTCGATGATAGTATGGAATTAGTAGATGCTGTTGAGTTATATGCTAATATTAATCAAGCCGAGGCAATAGAAATATATGGAGAAGTTGAAGACTGGAGAATAGTTATGCATAATTACGAAAGACCTGCCTATATATTTAATGATGATGAAGACGACAATGAGGATGAAGAAGACGACGACGATGAAGAAACTACATTTTCAGAAGATGAAAGAGAATACGACCGAGGAGGCAACGATGAAGAAAGAGGTCCACCATTAACAATGGCTGATCTAGCTTCCGCTGAAACTGAAGAAGCACCAAGAACTCCAGATACTCGACCAGTATTAAGAACACCTACTACACCTGTTAGAGAACCAAGAGAGTCTGATGAAAGACGCTTAATGACAATTGGTGATTTTGAGGCAATGATTTTGAAGAATCGCGAAGATTGGTTAGAAGGAGAGGCCATTAATCTAGCACAAGAAACATTTAAACATCATAGAGAAAATATAACAATCGTATTAAATAATCGTGAAGAACTAAATAAAGCCTTTTTAGTTACTAGAGATATGATTAATCAAGCTAGCGAAGATAATGAGCGAATTTATGAGGGTGATATGGATGAAGAAATACATCCTTATTATATAGGAAATACTCCTTATAAATTTGACTGGGACGTATCAGGTGTGGAAGATTTCTCAAAATTAGGAAAAGATTTTTTTGATACATCGTTATTAGCTTCAGAAAGTATTCCTTTTACTGATGGTCAATATTGGCCAAAAAATCTTGAAAATTGGGATATGAGTTCTGCTGTAGATTTATCAGAAATGTTTAAGAATTGTACTAATTTTCAATTTATTTCACTTAAAAATTGGGGAGATAAACTAGGTAATGTAAGAGATGCTTCTAGTATGTTCGAAGGATGTTCTGAATATGATGATGATCTAAGTTCTTGGAATGTAAGTAGTTTTACAATGATTGATAATATGTTTAAAGATTGTTTCGCATTTGAAGGAGATCTTTCAAGATGGTTAATGCCTAATCTAATCAGCTGTAGTGGATTTATTAGAGAAAACTTTCCACAAGAAAGATTACCTGGTGAAATCTTTGATAAAGGATGTATGGAACATTCTGTTCAAAATGCTGGAGGTATAAGAGCCGGTTCAAGAATACCACCTGAACAATATTGTCAACAGGGAGGCGCTATAGATAGAAAGATAAAACATTTAGAAAATTATGTAATGTCTAAAGGTTTATACTATTTACCAGCACATATTATAGATGATGCTAGAAACTTTCATTAATTAATTATTTATTAAACCAAAAATGTCCTCTATTACATTTATAATTGAGACATTTTCCATTTGAATTGCTAGATTCATATTTAACAATATGTCCGCAGTAAATAAAGTTAACATTCTTTTTTAGTATGAATGCTAATAAAAAAAGAAATGGATCAAATGTAGAACATTGATACCCTCTTGGTGCATTCTTTTTATTATAATTTTCTATATGTGCCATATTTTCTTTAATCTGACATTCTGTAATTAATTCATTTTGCCATCTCATATTTTTGGTAGAACAATTAATAGTTTTCAGCTTATCAATAAGACTATATATATTATTTGTTTTCAATCCTAATTTTTCTCTATCCTCTTTATCGAGAGAATTTATTATCCCATCCCAGAAACAGGTCATTCTCTTATAATATATAGGTATATAATATAAAACATACCTGTAATTAAATACGGAGGTTGAGGTAATAAAATATACGAAATTTAATTATATAAATTTTTCTGAAGGTGAATAGACATGTGTTCTATGAATATCATGTATATGGCAATTTACGCCTATTTCATTTAGTTCTTTGGCAATCATTCTTACATAAAATCCAGAAGTTACCGTTATTTTGAACTTATAAATATCTACAGGCTTCATATTATAATCTTCTATACTTTCCCATGATTTGATTATATTTTCTTTATTAAATTTATCAGAGTTAAGCTTTTTAACATCTGATACTGCTAAATCTCTATAGTGTATAATTGGCATTGTAGATTCAGATAGTTTTTTAACATTAAATACAGATACATCTTTGCTAGGAATCTCATCATCATCAAGAAGACCTTCTTTAAACCAATACCATAAGGGCTTATTTTTTCCAAGTTTGTTTAATCTCTTAGCAGAAAAGTGATGAAATTGTTGAGATTTTTTGTAATATAAATTCTGCATATAATCATCAATTAAATCTTTATGTCTAATATTTGTCATAACTTTTTGAAAACCTAGAATATCGTCACTGTCAGTTGATATGCCATCTATAATGTCAAATTCATATTCTTTACATGTATTAAGATATGAGTCCATCAATTTAGTCTGATCATTCGGCAATACAGTGACTAATCCTCTGGCCATAGGATCAAGTTTTCCACATATAGCGACTTTATTCCAATTAAATTGGCTTTTAATTCTATTTGAAAAATCAGCAGTAGTTTCACCAGTTCTTTTATAACAAAGTAGAGTTGTCATTTTTTATATTATAATTCTTTTAATATATCTTTATATCAAATTTATATTTTACTTAAAAATTATGTAGATATTAAGATATTATGGAAATTTTAAATCAAATATTAGGCTGGGTTATTATAGTTGGAACATTTATTACATATGGATTTCAATACAAAAAATTATATGATAACAAGGATGTAAATGGTATAAATGATAATATGTTGTTGTTAGGATGTGCCAGTTCATTGCTTAATCTACTTGGTATTATATCAAGTAATGTAGATGATTTTAATCAGGGCAATTTATATTTTAAATTATTACCATTGATTCAGTTATTTTCGCCATGGATATGTCTTCAAATAAACTACTATATGTATTATATCTACGAGACAGATCCTAAAAAACTGTCAAAATATAAAGTTTTTAATATATTATTGATTTTATTCACAATAACTATATTCCCTATCTTAATTGTATGTTCAAATGGTTATCATGATATGTTGTCTGATTTATTAAATGTATCATCTGGCATATTAAGTGTAGCAATGTGGATACCTCAAATAAAGACTACCTATATGGAGAAACAAGAAGGTTCTTTATCATTAATTAGTGTTGGATGTCATGCGTTAGGATGTGTTATGGTTATAATTTTTCAACTTATTGAAAAAGAGAACTTTAGTGTAGTTATACCATATATAATTGCGTTATTGTGCGAAGGTTGGATAGTATGTTACTGTTTATTAAATAGGGATAATAATATCCCACTTATTGATTTAGAATATTCAAGTATTGACTCAAGTATTGATAATAGCGAGCATCATGGATTATCTGATAATGATTAAATAATAAATCTTGATTTTATTCACATAAGAATAAGTATAAATAAATAAACAAATGGAAACATTCCCACAAGATTTTCAGCGTAAAAATTTTGAAGTGGCTACACCTAGAAGTAGAGCATGTAGTCTAAGAAAAGAAATATATAATATTGTTGTTAATAATAAATCTAAATTAACTTCTGGATTAACATTGGAATTTGAAAATCAATTATCATCTGGAGATGCTCAGACAATGATCGCAGAATTAAGAGAACGAGGTTTTAAAGCCAGTGCTAACTATGACATATATAAAGGCAAGCATGTTATGAATATTAGTTAAATTTGTAATTATACGTAAATTATAAATTTAATTTATAGATTGGGTCTATAATAAAAATCACGTTTTTTATTTATCTCCTCATCATTGTAAATATTATTAGTAATTTCTTCGAATGATTTACCATTTAAAAATTCTTCTATAAAATGCATTGAATAAACTCCACATTCTGAATTTTTATATTGAAATCTATTAGTATTATAAAATAGCCTGAATGATTTATGGACAAGTTTATTAGAGTTAATATGTTGAATAGGATATTTTACCTGAATTTTATCTTTTGCGACACCTTTTACAATATTTATATCTTTTCTATTGTTTGTATCTAAATATACTACATTTCCTGTAAAAATATTTTTGGTATTATCCACTTTTATGGTATATTCATCTAATATTTTTATATCATGTGTTTCTTCATGGTCATCATCTAATTGGTCTAATTTAAGCTTACCTTTTAAAATTAATTCATTGCCTTGTTCCTTGATTCTTTTCATCAAGTCGTATATTTCTTGTTTAGGTTTATAAGCATAACTATCGAAAAAATATACACCCCCTTTCATTAAATCAGTATACATGGATACCCAATGTGACCCCCCTCTATTATGAGGATCCAGATTAAAAACTATTCCTAATTTTGTTTTTCCTTTGGATATAAGACTTTCGAGGTCGATACCACATAATTCATTAGATATACACATTCCAAAACCTATTCTTAAGTCAAAATCGATAGGAACCGGTCCTATAAACGCGAATTCATTATATTTTTGTTCATATTGTTTCATTACAACGGCAATATCGATAGTAGATAACCATGTATTTTTATTTTTTTCCCATGATTGAGGCATCTCAGGTCTAAACGTATTGTGTAGAATATCGACATCTTTAAGATTTTTAGTATATGATGTATCTAGTAAACAATAATCTTCATCACATTTAGTATATGCTTTCATAGCATCTTCGATGTTTTCCCATAGTTTTTTACGGTTATTTTTGTTAAATTTTTTTGGAATATTTATCTTTTGATTATGTTCTTTATTAAACTCTTCAGCTATTTTTACTAAAGCATCGTTAGAAAAACATGTGAAAAAATTATTAGCTTTATCTGGTGTACAATAATCTGCGCTCATTAAATATATTAAACATAATTATTTATACTTTAATTTTAATATTTATAAAACCTTAAACATATCTGATTCATATAACGAGTATAATGAGTCAATTTAATTTGAAAACAGGAGATCTTCTTTTATTCGATGATGAAAGTGGTAGTTTATTTGCTGGATTAATTAAATATTTTACTAAAAGCCAGTATACACATATAGGTATGATACTTAAAGATCCTTCATTTATTCATCCATCGTTAAAAGGTTATTATGTATGGGAATCAAGTTGGGAAGGAACACCTGATCCTCAAGATGGAAAGATAAAACTTGGTGTTCAAATTACACCATTCGACGAAATATACCAACAATACAAATCAAAGAATGGTTTTATTTATACGCGACAAGTAGAATGTGACCCTGAATTATTTAATAATGATAAATTATCTGAGATTCATGATGTAGTATATGGAAAACCATATGATATTGTCCCTAAAGACTGGATAGATGCTATAGATAGAAAAGATACTGAACCCCAAAAGACAGATAGATTTTGGTGTAGTGCATTAGTTGGATATATTTATGCTAAAGCTGGTTTAATAAAAGATGATACTGATTGGAGCATATTAAGACCCAGTGATTTTTCTCTGGAATGTAAAGATATCTTGAAATTTAATGACAAATGTTCTCTTGAGCAAAAAGAACGTCAAATTCTATAATGTTCATAATATATTTGTTAATTATGACTATTATCTAACAGTATAAATTATTTTCATCTGAAGATTTTTTTCTTTTTGGAAAATCTCTTTCTAGTATATTTCTAATCTTCTCAGTTTTTAACCATTCATAAGCCGCGTCACCTCCCCAAATAAGCCATGAAACCGCTCCTTTGTGTTTGGAGAATTCTTTATCCATAGGCATTCCAGCTTCTAACCAATCACAAAATCCAGGATATGAAGTACCATTGTTTTTAGCATCTGGACCATGTCTAGCAAACCATGTTCTCATATCTGCCAGACTACCACTATCAATATATTCATCATAAGCTAATTGATTTGCTCTATCCCATCCTGTTTGAGTGCCACCTTTAAACCCCTTATTTAACATCTTTATTCCTAATAGCGCATCATCTCTAACTCTACTGGGTATTTTTATTAAATTACCACCTGATTGTTCATTTTTTCTCTGTGTTTTAACTCTTGTTCTTGTATCTTTAGGTAAAATTATTCTGGTAGGTTTTCCATCAATCCCTTGTTCCTTAGATCTTTTAGTTTTACACATTGTATCTATTTCTTCTTGAGTTAATTCTTGAGCTGTAACTACTTGTGTACCGGGTAATTTATAGTAAGCCCTACAATAAGGATATTCTTCTGGATTGTCAATACCTTTTCCTGAACCACATATTGCAAATCCACCTGGACCATCACCTTCTTCGCATACATTAACCCATTGTTCTTTAAACCATCTTTTAAGACTATCTTTTTTACCTGATTTTTTCTTCTTGTCTAGTTTATTTAAATAATCGGAGTTAGCTTTAGTTTCTCCGTAGAAATCAGGTTTATTACCTTTACATACCTGCGATGCGTATCCATTGGCATAAGCGGATGGATATACTTCGAATGTATTCTTAGCAGTACAGTATCCTTCAGGACATAGGCTTAGTTTTCCTTTATTATACCTTTCCCCAGCCTCTTCAAGACATTGGTTATACTCAGTATTATTCTTTTGTTTTGTTTTTTTAATTGGAGACTCTTTTTTTGGTGAATTATCACATGAAATTTTTGATTGACATTCTACACCTTTGCCTCTTTTTTTCTTACATAATTTATCTTTTTTGATACAACTTCCTTTAGTTCTAGGTTCGGGCCCTACATATACATATCCATCCCAACATGGACCAGGTTCATCGCATATATTATGTTCAGCCATTTATATATTGTGAGAAATAATCTTGAAAAAAATTTGTTTGAATTAAAAATTTCTTCGGATTAGTTAAAAAAAGATGAGTTTTAATCAACAGATTCAATTAGGCTTATGCTGTATGAATACAACATTAAGAGAAGGAAAACCTTCTATATATGCGTCACGTCGTATTAATCAAAAAACTATAAGAGAAAAAGGTATTGAAGAATGTAAGCGACGCGTAATTGATAATTTAAAAGATATAATTAAAATGATTGAATGGAATGAGCAAAATGGAATCAAGGTTTTCCGATTATCTAGTGATATTTTTCCACATAAGGCAAACCCTAATGTTGAAAACTATTCTTTTGACTTTGCTAAAGATTTGCTCAAAGAGGCTGGAGATCTGGCTAAAAAATATAATCAACGTATTACTATGCATCCAGGACAGTATAATGTAGTGGGAACACCAAATGAGGATGTTTTTCATAAAACTATATTAGATTTAGATTATCAAGCTGAATTATTAGATTTAATGGGAATGGGTAAAAATTCAGTAATGGTGGTTCATGGTGGTGGTCTATATGGAGATAAGGTAGCCGCTAAAGATAGATGGTGTAAAAACTATCAACGTCTTCCTCAACGAGTAAAAAACCGTTTAGTATTAGAAAATTGTGAAAAAATATTCTCGATTGTAGATTGCTTAGAGGTATCTGAAAGGATTAATATTCCAGTAGTATTTGATACTCATCATTTTGATTGTTATCCACATTTCAACCCTGATGATGTATTTGAATCACCTGATTTTTATATGGGACCTGTTATTAGAACATGGAAAAGACGAGGAATAAAACCTAAGTTTCATGTATCTGAACAGGGAAGTGGTCGATGCGGACATCATTCTGATTATATTGAGGTTATTCCAAGTTATCTATTAGAAATACCATCTAAATTTGGTCTCAATATAGATATTATGATTGAAGCTAAAAAAAAAGAGTTAGCAATTCAAAAATTATACAAAAAGTATCCTTTTCTCAATTGTAAACCTAATGTTAGTCACACAATTAAATTATCTATTCTAAAAGACTAAATAGTTTATATTAAGAACTTTATAATTAGTATTAAAATTACTTAATAAGGTTATATAATTATAAATCAATAAATTCATAATGTTAAAAAATAATTATGAAATTTCGAGAGAAACTAAAGATAATATTATTTTTATTATGAATCCTCTCCAAATAGAAATTATAAAATCTATTAAATCAAATAATTCATATAATCCGTATTATAAATATTTAGTTATTAAACATGAACTAGACAATCTAAAAAGAATATATTTGGAAAAATCGATCAATAGATTCTATCATAAATAAAATGTAACATTGAAAAAGAGACTATAGTATGTGGGATTATAATACCTAAAGAATTTATTATGAATAATCTATTCCCAACACTGCATTATTTCCTTAAAATATTTATCATCTAATGCTAACATCAATTCGACAAATCTTCCTTGTTTCATACTTTTGAAAATTAGTTTATAATCTTCTTTGACATTGGTATAGTTGCTAATATTAAAATTGACTTCTTTGTAAAATTTAGCCAGATGTTCTCTGATAGTTAAATTACCCATACTATTCATAAAATTAAATTTAGCATTCAGAGTTCTTTTAGGTTTCATAGATGGTAATGGCATATTTTCAAGTATATCTACAATCTTTTGTATGTTTAGTTTCATTATATATATTACTCTGATTATATATTAAAAAACTCATTTAATTTCAGTAAATTTTAATTATAGCACCTTAATATACTTAAAGCTTATTATAAATATATATATATCATGAGTAATGATTTAGTTGAAATCGAGAGAAAAATTACTAATTTAGAAAGAGATTTGTTAGAATTAAAGGAACTTCGTTCAATCATACTGGCCAAAAATTTTAAGAAAAAATATGCTTGTAAATCCCCTGGAAAATATCATTGCTATCAGTGTAAAAAAGACTTTCAATCTTCGAGGTCATTAGAAAGACATGGATGGGAACAGCATCCATCTAATGATTATGAAAAAGCATGGGCAAATACAGACTGGAATAAATGGAAAGGCAGTAGTTATTACGAAGATGACCCATATTATTGATAATAATAATAAAAATATCTATTTATTATGATTATACAATCTCCTTAATTGTTCCTATTCCTTTAGTTCTACCTTCTCTGAATACAATTTCTTGACCTACCTCGATATACTCGGGCTTATACATAAATTCAAATGATACAAGAGCTGAATCGCCTGTTCTAACGAGAGGTTTATCCATTTCGGTTATTTTAGCACATTGTCTCACAGTTCCACAGTGAATGGTAGGTTGATAGTTTATCTTAATAGTTGTAGGATGGTGTAGAATTTGGATATCAGCCTTAAATTTCTTATAACTAGTAGGCTTATCTGTAATTATATGACCCTTTTTTATATCGTCAAACGATAACGTATCTTTTTTATCAAGTAATTTAATATTTAGACATCCTCCTTGACCACTATCAAGATTATTTGTAAATTGTTGAAAATTGTCATGGAGTGATTTAATAGCTATTTTCTTAAATTTACCACTGAATGGTCCTATATAACAGATTTGTTCTTTATCAAACGATCCCTCTTTAACAATGCCAGATACTACAATTCCAATACCTTTAATTCGGAATCGATCATCGATAACAAATGTGGATTTATCGCCATCAATATCTCCGAAATCCATATGAGGATTAGGTTTAAGATTACTAATAAATTTCCTTAAATTTTCAATATTAGTGCCTTTAGTATTTGATACTTTAAATACCGGAATCCTCTTATAATCAGCAGTATAATTAGATATAAGTTTATCTATATTAGTATCATCGATAAATTCAAGTAATTTTTTACCAGCAATAGGAAGTTTAAATATAGATGCTAAACGATTTTCTATATTTTCTAGCTTTCTGGACATAGCGATATCAATTTTAGTGATTACAATAAATATAGGAATTTTTAGAGCAAGAGCTATTGCTAAATGCTCTTTTGTCATACCAATAATACCTCTATCAACACCTACAGTTACCATAGCATAGTCAATAAAATACCCATTAAGTCCTGAAATAGTAGTTTTAAGATACTTTTCATGTCCTGCCAGATCTACAAATCCAATAATAGTATCATCAGTTTTAATATAATGTTGAGTTATAGACGATGTTCTTCCCGAGGTCTTCTCGTGTGGATGTTTAAGAATTAGTGATCTGGCACTTCCCTTACCATCATCCAAACAGTTGTTGGCGATAACACTAATTGTTGTAGATTTAGCAGAATCTACATTACCAATAGCAGCGATGCGAATTTCTTCCATATTATATTTAACTAATGTTATGTATTTAAGCAAATACTTAATTATGTCATCAAAATTTTGCGAATATCATTAATATAAAAGAATACGTCTTTATTTGAAACTTCAACATTCTTAAGATCGTCAATTGTAGGCAATATTACTATATCAAAATTAGCTGAATCTTCGCTAATAGATTTATTAGTTCCAAACATATTTAATTTTTTTAATGATTCAGGGATACTTGTATTTAAATGTCTAATTTCAACATCGAACTCCTTATTGATAATAAAGTTTATAACTCTATTAAAGGAGGAATCGTTATCAAAAAACGCCTTTTTTATTTTCTTATTTAAAGATGAATTTGTTTCCTCAATTTTTTTGATAAAATCTCCATCTTTAATTTCTTTAATAACTTGATAAATATTCGAGTGTTGAAATATATTCTCTTTATCTATGCTCATGTATTGTACTCTTTTACTATATTGGTCATCTAATATAATTTTTTCTATCACAAATTCAACATAATTATCATTCATACCTATATTAAATAAGAATAATTTTTGTAGTGTATTATCAGTAGTATATTTTTTAATAAAATTGTTACTATCCAGTTGTTTTTTAGTAATTATAGATACAATTATAGTATTAGAGTCTATTATTTTAGAAACTTCCAGATTATTCATTCTTTCAAAACTGCTCTGCATAATAAAACAATATTTCGAAGTTTCATAGTTATCACCAATAGTTATAGATAACTCCTTAAATTTATCTTTTAGTAATGCTAGTTCAGAACAGTCCTCCATAAAATAGACTGTATTTATCTTTTCTTGAATATTGTTATCTGCTGGTAAATATACGAATTTATTTAAAAAATATATACTATCGTCGTATTTAACAATTTTTTTATCATATAAATATTCTACCTTAGCACATGTATCTTCATCAAAATTAAATCTTAAACCATGTGATTCTTTTAAAATATTATCATATTTATCTATTTTTAATTCAATATTATTTCTATCCTTAATTGTCAATTCGAATACTGATTCTACATTGTGAAAAGGACATAAATCTGTGAAATATTTTACTAGATCAACTTTACATTTATATAAAACTCCTTCAGTTTTAGTGATTATATACATTTCATTATCAATACTTTTCAGACCAATCGGATCCTTTATTTGAAATTCATTACTCATTCCCTTAGGTTCAAGAGTTTTATATTGAAAAATCATGAATTTGTAACATCCTTCTCTAACCTTAACTAAGCATACATAATCTGTTAAAAATTTAATTATATTACCAAATATTGTTACATCTTCAATATTTTTTCCTGTATTAAATATTTGGATTAAATTTTCATTTTTGATACAATGAACTTTAAAGGGCTTGTAACTAGTAGCTATCAATATTTTATCATTATAGTAAATAGGTGAAAACATATCATAACTATTTCCAGCAAAATGAAATTTATCGTCTTGTTTTTTAATACCTTGTCCATCTATAACGTATTCTTCAAAATCTATAACTACTCCCGAATCATCTGTAAATTTATCCTTTGTTATGTGGATTTCAGGCAAATACTTATCTATTAATTCATGGGGAATAATATCAGTATCAATCCAATCTGGTAGTGAATTCATAAAATTAGCATCGTAGTATTTTTCAAAATATACTATATACTTTTTTATAAGATTATCCATATCACCAGTATAATATAGTAGATTTTGAGTAGGTTTATCAGTTGTTAACCCCGATATAAGAAAATTTTTTATAATCTCTTCTGGTGTAAAAACTTTATTAAACATGTAGTATGTGATTATAAATTCGTTATAATTTTCGATGATATCTTTCGCCAGAGATAATTTTTCTTCATTATATAAGCATTCTTCATGATTAAATAATTTAATAAATCTAGGATATATCATGTCGTCTGGTCCTGAAAAAGTGTATTCATCGTCATTTAAAAATAAATTTTCCTCTCCTAAACAGAATCTATATATAATACTATCAATATCATTTGATTCTTTGTCAAGTAAGGAATCTATGAAGTTTTTATGTACTGATGATTTACCAAATATTATATCATCTCCGTCATAATAAGTCAGTTGTAAAAATGTATCTATATCTGCTGAGTCACTATTATTATATGAAAATAAATATGGTAACGAGATATTTTCATGTTTTGTTTCTAGTAATATGAAACTGGTGTCTGTTAATTGAGATATATTCATATTATCTTCTAAAAATTTTAAATATGTGTCACATATAACAGCTATATTATCATCTACTAATCTATTATATATATTTTTACGTATTTCAAGCGTTTGAGTTGTATCTATTTTAATTTGTTCGATATTATAGTCATTTTTATCTAAATTAATAGTTTCATCGATAAAAACTAATATATCCTTTTTTTCGGGTATATTAAGCATTTTAATATATTCAATCAAGTCATTATAAAAACCGTCCTTTCGGAAGATAATAAAAGGTGTTATTTTATCCATACCAATAATATATAAAAAACTGAACACATCTTTAAATAATTTTAATATGTTCTATTATAATAAGATGAATTCAAGTTTAAAATATACCCAGTTAAACAAATTATATTCTAAACTAAAGAGATTAGGTTTTATAGATAAAAAGTCTAAAATAAATATCAACCAAATATCAAAAGATTTAGCTTATATAAATAAGTTAATGTACGATACTTATCTAATTTTTAATTCAGAAAGAACAAAGAGTCAAAAAATAACATCACTACATAATCTCAGAGATCCTAAAGGTAAAAGATTATTTACAAAAAAGATCGCAAAGAAGGTATATATCCGGTATAGTGAGCGTATAAAGACTATGGTAAATACAATCAAACAGAGGCGTATCCAAAGTATAAGTAATAATCAAACTGGTGGAAAATTAGATATAAAAAATAATAAGATTGATAAGATTTTAGATTACGTAAACAATGATCCTGGTTATAAATCACAAGTATTGAAGGTTTTGAAAGGATATACTAATTCTCCGATGTTAAGAGATATTAAGAAACAGTTAGAAAAATTAAATTTAAATACTGAAAGTGGTGAAGTGAATAGTAGTATGTGGGAATGGGTTTTTTTTCCATTATACAAATTAGAGAATTTACCACTTGTTGGATTTATGTTTGAAGTTCCACTTGATATGATATCTATAGTATTAGATAATGCAGATGTAATCATGGAAGGAATAGCACCATTAATACCATTTGCGTTAGATGTTGCTACTGATATAGGTTCTGCTGTTCCTATTCCTGGAGTTAATTCTGCTATAGCAGCAGCAGGATTAGGTGTTACATTGGCAGGAGGTCCAATGGAATGGTTACTTGCGGATGGACTAGATGTTATAGGATTATTTATAAATATTCAAAGGAAACAATGGGGATTGGCTTATTTGAGTGCTTTAGAAGTTATACCTCAAATGCCTTCATTAGTTGATGCTGCGGTAACCAATATGAGTATTGCCAATAAATACTTAGAAAAGGGTGTTGTTGTTACAGAAATGGTAAAAGATAATACATTATTAGCAAGTAGTTTAAAAGAACAGTTAATAAATGATCCTTATTCATTTATAAAGCCTGTTGAAATATGGAATAATGTCATATATCCAAATAGAGATAAAGCTAAATATTTACAAAAATTACCTATTGAGGAGATTAATAATTTCATACCGTTATTTCAATCAATTCAATCAGAAATTGAAAATTTCGATATAAATAAACTAATGGAAGATTCTTTAGATAGTAAAATCAAGATCAAAGGTAACATAACATCTAAAAATAATCTTAATAACTTAAAGATAAATAGCTAATAATATACTATTAAAATGCAGAATACTAATAGTTTATTATCATTAATAGAACAAATTATATTGATTAAAGATAAATCGAGAGAGGAGTTAGAGAAGTTAGATTCATTAAAGCTAGATAATGAAAAATTATCTTCCGAAAATGAATCTTTAATGTTACAATGTGAAAAACTTAAAAAAGAAGTTACTCATTTCAAAGAAGAAGCTGAATCATTGAAGAAGGTATCTATTATAAAAAATATGAGCAAACAAGTTCATAATTTAAAAAACGAAAATGAGATTTTAGTTCGTAAAATAAAACACTATAAATCTTTAGCAGATATTAAAACTGATAGCTCTTTATTAAGTGCCTCTAACTTTGATGGTAAAGATATTAATGATGGAGAATCTATTGAAATCGAAACGGAAGATACGACAGATCAATATGGTATTAAAGAATCTATGGCAAGACTGTTTAATATTCCTATTGAAACAAAAATGACATCTAAAGAAGCTGTAGCAAAAGTATTAGAATATATCGATACTAATAAATTATATGACCCTAAATCAAGAGTGTTAAAATATGATTATAAACTCCATCAATTTTTGAATATAAAAGAAGATCTGTCAGTAGATGAATGTGCTGAGTTATTCAAAAATTTATGTAAATTAGTTAAATTAAATGGTTTAGAAACAGGAGATGGAGTAGATAATTTAGCAGATGAAAAAAGTTCAATAAAAAAAACTATTGAAGATTATATCAGTAATGATGATAATAAATCGGTCAAATCGTCTATAGTAAATAGTGAAGAACCAGATGAATCAGAGTTTAAATGTTCCGTATGTGGATTAATTCAGAGTAATAACTGGTGTTTCAAATGCGATACTGAAAATACTTGTCAATCATGTATAGGTAATGGAGGTGATGACAATACAGAAGGACATGAAGAATGGATATGTCAAACCTGCTTTGATAAACAGTCTGAAACTATAAAAGACGATGTTGAAGCGGAAGATGAAAATGATGAAGATGTTGAAGAAGAATTAGAAGTAACTAAAATTGGCAAGAGATACTATTATGTAAGTATAGGAACTAATATTGTATATAAAGCTGTAAAACTTAAAAAGGGTGAATATGATGTAGGAAAAAGAATGGGGACATATGATGGGAAATCTATTATAAAAGATTAAATATTAATAAATTAATTAATATCTAATTAGAATAATCTAGGATACTGTTTACTTAATAGAGGAGAATTAAGAGGAGTTCTATATTGTCTTTCACATGAAAAACATTTTGAAGGTTGTGCTAAATCAGCCATTTGACCTCCATACATGTTTAATAATTGTCTTTCGCATGAAAAACATTTTGTTGGACCCCCAAGATATTTCTTACCAACTGGTAATTCTTTTTCACAAGAAAAACATTTTGTTGGTTGAGCCATGTAATAACTTACAAAATTTTCTTTAACTACTGGAAATAATATTGATATATCAATAACTGCCAATAGTAATAATATGACTAGAGTATAAAAATGGTCCATATAAATATATTTAACATTTTATTTCTCTTCTTTACTTTTTAGTAAATGTTTTCCAAAATGCTTAAAATATTTTATAAATAACCAGATAGCTAATATAGCAGTAGCAATACTCAAATCATCTAACATTTCATGCGCAACGCAAAAAACTGCGATCACTTGAACAATAGGATGAGTATAAAATGCTAACTCACTTTCAGAATATGAAAGTCCAAGATCCATAGATATAACTGCTACAGTAGCTAAAGCCGTTATAAAATGTGCAAAAC